ATCGAGGCGACCATTTCGCGCGACCAGTTCATGATGTCGTTCGAGCGGGTGCTGATGTTCGGCACGCCATTCGTATCGAGGAACACGTTCCAGATCGTGCAAGGATACTTCTGACCCAGTCGTGCAGTCCGAGCCCGAGCCTGCTTGTACTCGTGATCCCGGAAGGGCGAGTTCATGAAGACCGAGGTCGAAGCCATGATCAGCGGCACAGCGGTCGACAAAGAATCGAACGTTGCCACAAGCGGGTTCAAGTCTTCGTCCTTGGCGAAGCGATCGATGATCGACTTCAGGTCCTTGTTGGTGTCACCGTAGACGAGTAGCGGCTGGTAGCCTTCTTCCTGCAGATACTGGTCACAGCGTTTCACCACTTGCACGTACGACGTGAAGATCACCGTCTTCGACAGCGAGGCGTCGATCAGCTTAGGCAGACCCACGTACGGCACCATGTCGACGTGACACTGTGCGCGCAGCTTACCCAGCACGCGGCCGAGTGCCTCACCCTGCACCTTCAGGTCCACGTACTTCACCACGGACCGTGCATCCAGGAACGCCACTTTCAGCTCCCGTGGAAGCGTCGGCGCGATTCTGGACTTCTCGTAGTGATTACACCACGCCACCATGTCCTTCATGGTCTTCGGGTCGTAGCCTTGACGAATCGTCGAGATATAACCCTGGTACTTCTTGAAGGCGATGACGTCTTGGCCACCATGCAAGGTCTTCTGGAAGATGCTGAGCGCGTAGAAGTACGTCTTCTCGAACTCCTTGAAGTTCGCCTTGTAGAACGCCATGCGCTCTTCAATGAACTTACGCATCACGTCCTTGACGTTATCCAACGTGTAAGCTTCCCCGTTGGGCATCTTGATGTCCAGGCGCGGCTCAGCAGGCTCCATGTCCTTGACTGCATCCACCTTGTACATCATCAGACCCAGGCGGTTACGCAGGATGTCGTTCGCCCGGCTCGAGTTCTTACCGAAGATTTCCTGGAAGCGCATGCGGGCATCTTCGTCGAAGTCATCACACAGCACCGTGAGAATCGGAATCGCTTCGTTGCCGATCGCTTTAAGCGGTGTGCCCGACATCGGCAGTGTGTGCTGGCAGTTAATCGTACGGCACAGATCGATCCACAGCCCGGTACGCAGGCTCCCCAGGTCATTCAGGTTGTGGGATTCATCCACGACGATGAACGGCTTACGCATGCCGTTCTTGTTAGCCTTGAGGAACTCGGTTGCCCGCGCCAGTTGTTCGTAATGGAACACGTAGTGCTTGTAGCCCCACACGAGTGGCTTGTTCGAGGTCGAGGTCCAGAACGTGTGATCCTGCGGCTTCTTGAAGATGGTACTGAGCGTCTTGCTCCAGACTTCATCAACCGAGTTCTTCGGCACGATGTAGATCTGCACATCCGCATTCAGTGTCACGCCCAGTGCGATCGAGTTGATCGTCTTACCCGAGCCCGGTGACGCTGCCAAGACGTAGCCCTTCAGGCGCATCCTGGGAACCATCTTGTTGTAGATCTCCAGGAACGTCTGTTGGTGCGGCAGTAGCGTCAGGTTCAGCTGGTTCAGCGCACCAAAGTCGAGAATCTCGTGATGCTCGTCACTGATCGTGTCTTTCAACCAGGTATTCTCGTACATCAGGTCGATGACCTTTTGCAGTGCCCGGTTGTTGTAGTTGCGGCTACGCTGTGCCAGGATCGTCTTCAGTGTGTAGGCGATGTCCGGGGCAAAGAACGGGTTGAATGCCACGCTCGACTTGTTCATTTGCGTGAACATGAAGTTCGTGATCTTGCTTGTCGACCAGATCTTCACGATGTCGCGCGCCACCACGTCGGCAGGCAAGCCTTCGACATGGATGAGCTTGGCGTCTTGGGTAACATCGATCTTGCCGATCAGACGCTTCAGGCCTGAAAACATGGGGTCCTCTGCGATTTATTAGTAAGGGCCAAAATTGGATTCATAACTATTTCGGCGCTTTGTTTTGTAATACGGCATAAAGGCCAGCAACACCTGGGTTGGTCAGACCCAGGCGTCACCGGCAGGCACTACAGGGGAACGGGAAATTACAGTTGAAGAGGATCGTCAAGTGCTGCGAACCACGGCGTTTCGTCAGTACTGCCAATCGGACCACCACCAACCTTACGGCGAGTCGTGTCCGGACCATTGACGTCGTCCAGGATGCCCCCAATCGGTTGGAAAGGTAGCACGCAATACTGGTCGACCAACGGTGTCTGTCCCACAATCCGGTGCTTACCGCGCTGCACCGTCAACCATGACTGACCATTGACGATTTCGATGTGGATGTACAACTCCAAGTCGACTTCCTGGTCAATCTGTCGCGACCCGGCGTAGTAGCCCTTGTTCGCGATTTCCTTCACGAAGTCCATCTTGCCATCACGCACCAACTGCTTGGCTTCAGTCGAGAGCTGGTGTGGTGTGATGAACGTGATCTTGCGCGGGTTGGTGAAGTTACGCATGCGGCGGAACATGTCACGCACATCGTGACCGGCCGGACCCTGCGAGCAACCCGTGGTCGGTACCATGTAGAGGTAGTCGACGATCAGCGCATGGATTTCGTAACCATCGGCTTCGAACTCGATCAGCTTGTTGCAGATGTCCATGTACGACCACTTGGTCGGGTCCACCCGCAGCATCTCGATGTGATAGCCGTTGACGCCCATCTTCTCCTTCACGTACGCTGCGATCTCCTGCGGATCTGCACCTTCCAGTTCCTTGTCGGTCACAGCCACGCCCGTCTCGTTTTCCTTCAGAGACGTGTAGAGGAAACGCATGTTGTTGTTGATGTCGTCTTCAAACGAAATCCGCAACAGCAGAGGTTTCTTCGTGGGGTCGATCATTTCCGGCACATTGTAGAGTGCCAGGTGTTTAAAGATCGACAGCGTAAAGCCCGTCTTGTACTTGTGCTGCAGTGCGCCGATGACGACCTGCTCGCCTCGACGGAAGCCACCGCGCAGCATCCGGTTGATACCTTGCCAGCCGGTACGCAGGATCGAGTTGCCGTTGGACTCCTGCTGAATGTCCTTGAACACCTCGGCCATGCTATCGAGATTGCTGAAGGACACGTGCGAGACAATCGCTGGGTCCTTGGTCACCGCGTCTTGCTGGTACGGCTCGAGCTCTGCACAGACTTCCGCCACGAACTGTTTCATGTCCGTGATGGATTCGCGGTTGAACTTCACCGCAACGCCTGCCTTGTGCAAGATCTCCTTGACCTTTTCCTCACGGAAGTAATTCTGCAGCGTGCGCCGAATGTTCAAGCAGGTGCGCTTCAGGGAGTTCTCGACGAGATCACCCGTGACACCTTGTTCGAACGCTTCGTAAAGCGCCTGGTCTTCCCCGCAGACCACCTTCATGCGCTGCATGACCTCCATCGGCTCGTAGACGTGATCCTGAGGTGTGTCACACATGGCCAGCGCCGTGCTCTTCAAACCAGCCAGGATTTCCGTTTCCGGGTCGAGGGTCAACTGCTGCTCTGGTAGCTTGATCGTCGACACGATGTTACGCACCAGATTCGAGGAGCGCTCCATGGTCGGCGGCAGCTGACTTTCACGATAGAGCAGGGTGATCGCGTTCACCAAAAGAAGTCGGTTATTCATTTCTGCAGCGGTTGATTGATGTTGTTCTCGAGACTTACCCCGTGCTACACACATTCATCTCTATGAAAATGATTATGTTGTGGAAGAACGACTGATCTCGAGCAATGGATTCTTGCGTATGCCTGTTTGTTTGCAGGGCTCTTTTGGTCCCCTGTACATACTCTAGGCAAACGGCAACAAAATTAACACTGACACCCATACCGGGAGTGGATACCGTGGCAGAGAAGAAGATTGTGGTGATCCCCTTCTGGATCGCCGACACGGTTCATCGGAACAAGATGAGCCTGGCAGATGTGTTGGATTTCGAGAAGATCCGACGCTTCTGCTCACCGGCCGATCTGGCTGGATTTGCTGCTGTGCAGGATTGTGCTACTAATCTTGTAGGCGGTGATACACACGCAGGGTCCTGGAGTCTATACCAGGTTTGGCATGAATCACTTCGTACGGAGGATGGAAAGAGCCTATTGGCGAACACGGTAAATCCGCTGACATTCGACGAATCGTTCGTCAAGGACGCGAAAGATCGCTTGTTTGGCGAAGACAGTCGAAACGAGCGCTATAGCGAACCTTTTCATTACTATGACATAGCACCTGCCGTTGGCGCGATGGTCATTAGTCCGGGCTTCTATACAGCAATGGCGCCGGAAGAGCTTCATCTCCACACGGTGGAGGCGATTCTGAAAGCATTGTATGTGTACGCACCGCTCGACGAGGTGGCTCGATCACCTTGGTTTCGGCGCTGGCTTGAGCTGCTTTCCAAAAAGAAAGTAGCAGTTCCGGCATAAGCGTCACAAGCCCCAATAGCAACTTCGTTTAAACTCAAGGGATAGAAAATGTCCAAATTGTATCAAATCGGCAACGGTGGTCAGGACGGTACGATCAACTCGCTGGTCGCCAAGGTTCAAGGTCACTTCAACCGCGGCCCCGCCGTCGACAAGACCCTCGCTTCGCGCGTCGTCGCGATGGAATCGTTCAGCGACGGCGATGTCCGTACGCAAGAACTCGACACCTCGATCAAGGGCCTGAAGGCTGCCCTCGAAGGCATCAGCTCGACGTTCGCATCGGAAATGAACCAGAACGACGGCATCGTCGCTGGCAAGCACACGGCTGCTCAGAAGCAAGCTGGTCTCGTCGCTGCGATCGTCGCAGGCGACATGAAGGGCTTCCTGTCGGCGCCGGTCAGCCGCAAGATGTCGCTGGAAGGCTACACCTTCATCCCGGCAGTGGGCAACGGTGCGATGGACAAGCGTCAGTCGAAGGCTCTCGAAGCTTACGACGAACGCGAAACGAAGGCTGCGACCGTGTACTCGGTGGCGTACAACCTCCAGGCTGCTCGCCAGGACGAATTCGGTGAAGCGTTCTTCCCGACCGTCGTCGTGACGCCGGACCAGTACGGCTACACCGTCTCGATCCGCCTCGTGCAAGTGTACGACGAAGTTCGCCGCACCATCGACGGCGCGGTCAGCAAGAACTTCGGCAAGAAGAACATCATCCAGGCATTGATCGACCCGACGATCCTGCGCAACGACCTGTCGAAGATCATCCCGGTCTTCCGTCCGGAAGCTGCTGCAAACTTCGTGTCGCCGACCCTGGTTCCGACGCAAACGATCGACCACGAAGGCATCTCGGTCGCGACCGGCCCGCTGGCGATCAACAAGCAGTTCTCGCTGCTCGGCATCTCGCAAACCGACGCGCTGCTCGAAACCGGCATGCTGGATTCGACCGACGCGATCGACCCGGCTATCAAGCTGTCGGCTCTGTACCTCCAGGTCGGCACGGGCGGCTCGGCTGAAGTGATCAAGTTCAAGTCGGTGGCCAACATGCAATCGGGTACCTTCACGTACTCGGTGCAGAACAACTACCGCCTGATGTCGCTGAACTTCATCAGCAACGCGCTGGTGATCAACAAGAACACGACGAAGGCCGACGGTACGGCTTCGACGGCTCTGGCGTCGATCGTCACGGGCAACTACGAAGTCAAGTTGTCGATGCAAGTGTTCGGTACGGTCAACCTGGAACTGGCAGACACGCAACTGTCCGCTGGCGCTGTGTCGATCTACGAAGTGCGTGACGAAGACGGCAACCTGGTCGACACGACCACGGGTCCGGGTGCAACGATCGCGACGGCTCTGGCCAACGCGCAAGTCATCGGTTACGACCTCGACGCACGTCGCACGAACACGAACCGTCGTGAACGTGGTCAGCTGCTCGACCTGACGTTCTACAACATGGTTTACGGCGTGCCGCTCCTGTCGCCGATCACGATTCCGCGTCCGCTGACCCTGGGTGACCAGAACGATGCGTCGGACCTGGCTGCGCTGATCACGGCAACGCACATCCGTACGTCGAACGCTGCAGTTGCGAAGCTGCTCGAGGCAGAAGGCGCGCTGAAGGAACTCGTCACCAGCAATGGCGGCCTGTACCAAGGCGATCCGGAAATCCTCGGCGTGGCACGTTTCCTCGTGACGCCGTTCTACGAGAACCAGCAGTACAGCGCACCGGCTGTGGTGGACTCGATCAAGTCGCACGAACGTGCGGCCGACATCCAGGCTTCCCTGGTCAACCTGCTGCGCGACATGGTTTATCGCATGTACCGCGACTCGGGCTTCAAGGCTGCTGCTGACGCGCTGGCTGGTGGCGTCGCTGCTACGCCGACCGTGATCATCGGTACCGATCCGGTCATCGCACGTTACCTGCAAGTGACGGGCGACTTCCGCACGCTGGGCAATGACTTCAACGTCAAGATCGTCTCGACGCTGAACATCAACATGCGTGGCAAGATCCGCTTCTCGTTCGGCGAGTTCGGTGAAGGCAAGGAAGGCGTGCCGAACCCGATGCACTTCGGCAACATGGCATGGAAGCCGGAACTGACGTTGATTCTCCCGCTGCATCGCAATGGCGCGAACAGCAAGGAAATCACCGTGCAGCCTGCGTTCCTGCACGTGGTGAACCTCCCGATCATGGGCTCGATCGATGTCTCCGGCATCGAACAAGTCGTGACCGCGAAGGTCGCAGTCAACATGCACTCGGTCTGAAGGACCCGCTTGGTAGAAGTAACTGACCTGGATGGATTTAACGTCTATCCAGGTTAACCCGTTGCCAAGGGTGCAGCTGTTGGGGCTGGGGCTCCTCCTGGGGAAACCTGGGAGGAGCCTTTTATGCCGTCGGTTCAGAAGGTGAGTCGGGCCGATCAGAATTGCTGGGAGTGAATTCTTACCTGAGTTTGCTAATGTTTTGAGGAGAACCGGCAACGGAACTTCTTGAAGTGCTTCGGTAGGACGGACGTCGCCTAACCAGCTTCGTCCGCTCCTCGGTTTATGCCGTTCTTCCGAAACGACATGTGAGAAACTGCCGTCATAGCGCGAGGCCTAGGCCTCGCTTTTATGCCCTTGTATCAAAAGTAGATTCAAACATATATTACTAACTTGCGACAGTATGAAAGAGGCAGTCAGGAAATGAAGTACCTGGCTTAACGTTAGCAGTTGGAGTCCCAGTATGTCCTATTCACCACCGAACAGTCCTACGTTCTTTGGAGATGTGACGTTGGGCTCAGCAATGGGCGAGGCTTGGAGCGATCCGGTCTTCGCTACGTGTAGGGTAAGCTTCATTAATGCGACTACGTTTGCGATCACAGTTGTTCAGCGATCCGGCCTGAAGGTGACGATTCCGCCCAAACAATCGTTCCGTAGTCGTGACTTCATCATCCGTCAAGAGTTCCAAATCGCGGCAGAAGTAAAAGAAAACGTGAGGGCGGTATTAGATGTAGTCGATGACAGCTCTCCTATAGTGTTGCAAAGACTCAAAGCAGCGCTTGCTGAGGCCGACAAAACGTTCGGGCTTTATGCCCGAGCAAATTTAATACTGGACCACCCCATCACTTTGGATCAACTGAAACAGCACGGTCAGAGCGTGTATCACCACGAATCTGATACGTTGGTGTCGATGTTAAACCCTGGGTTCGTACCGTTGCATCCGTACAGCGAACAAGGGCGCAATGCCAAGATGATGGAGGACACTCCTGTTAAGGTAGGCGGGGATAGTTTCGGCTATTGCGTGGAGATTGTCGATAACACTGGCAGGTTTGGTGATCGATTTGTCAACATTGCGAACCAGGTGTATCGGATTCGCACGAAACGAGACGTAGCACGACGCGATGGGATCTATATTGGTTCGAGTGACCCCGATGAAGGCGAGCTCTTCACCGGCAGCTATTCGGTCAACCGGATTCCATTGGACGCACCAGATCACGAGAAGTACGGCGTCTTCAAGACATTCGAAGAAGCCAAGACTCTGGGCGATCTTAGCCAAGCGCAGAAGCGGCAATTGGCTGACGTTGAGTTTGCGACCACCCATCTGAAGCGGGAGTTGGAACAGGAAAAGCTCCGTCACTCGCGAGAGATGGCGGGTGTCGAGCACGACCTCAAGCTGTCTGAAGCCAGAGCGAAGGAGGCAGAACTCATTCGGGACCGACGCGAGGCGGAACTGAAGGAGGAGCGCGCGAGAGCCGAGCATCTGTTGGCAATCGAGCGACTCAGGCTGAAGGACAAGTACGAGGAAAGGTCCCTAGATAGAAAGGACCGCAGTGAGATAGTAAAAATGTTGCCGACGATCATTGTCGGTATCGGGGCGGCCATCCCGATCATCATGAAGCTCATGAAGCCAAATAGTTGATTGGAGATGAGGAAGACTGTGTAGGAACTTTTAGAGTAGACCAAAGGCAATGGCAGACCGTGAACTTTCTCGGCTAATTGATCTCCACACCCCCAAGCTAAACCCGGATCTCGCAAATGGACTTGCCCAAAAGCACATGCAGGATGCCGAAGGGTGGGTGAATAGCGTGTTCCGAGCGGTGGCGCAAGGGTTTCCTGATGGATTCACTTACGTAAAGGGGGAAAGATGTACACCGCAGGAAGAGTTCGACGAGGCAACTCGTAAGAAGAACAACAAGCGAATGTTCGACGTTGCCCGTTCGGACATTTACATGATGAAGTACCTCTTTCGCCATATCGATCCGAAGACCGGTAAGGTGGAAGAAATCAAACGGTATATGTATCTGCCGTTTGTGTCGGACGCAGGGGTGATCTATCTCGGCGGGTCGCGCTTTGTGATCTCGCCGATTCTGGCCGACCGAGTGATCTCGAAGGGGGAGTCCTCCATCTTCGTGAAGCTCATCCGGGCAAAGCTGACCTTCCAGCGCGAGCAGCAGCATTTCCTCGCGAACGATGTTACGGGGCGTGACTTCCGTGAGACCGTTCACGTGGCCTGGTCCTTGGTGTACAACAAGAACCAGAAGATGCAAAAGCTCAAGCCAGTGATCAAGGCGAACACGACGTTGGTCCATTACTTGCTGTGTAAGTATGGATTTGCGGAAATGTTCCAGCGCTTTGCGGGCACTGTACCGATCGTGGGAGATGCGAGCACCATCAGCGAGGCAGAGTATCCGCCAAGCGACTGGGTGATCGTGAAGACCAATACCCACACGCGCCCTGCTCGGACGTACACCCTGAAGTCCTATACGCCCACGACGATACGTCTGGCTATCCGCCGGAGTGAGTACACGCAGCAGGTCAAAAACCTGGTGTGTGGCTTCTACTATCTCGTCGATCACTTCCCCAATCGGGTGCTGCCGAAGTATATCGGTACCCTTGCGGAACCCAAGCCGCGTGAGCGTGCATTGTGGATGATCTTGATGGGCCATCTGCTTTTCTCGAGCAACATCAACGAGGGCAAGCTCGAGGACGATATCGCTGAACACATCCGCAGTCTGGATGAGTACATCGATGAGGTGATGAAGATCAAGTTCAAAGACATCGGCATGCCGGTGGAGGACATCTACCAGTTGTTCGGTATTGTTCTCGAGAACTTCCAAGACTGGATTCTGGCGGCTCAGGATCAGGTCTCGAGCATGTACGACAAGGAGCTGTCGGTCCTCTACTACGTGCTGGATGAAATCACCAAGCAGATCAACAAGTTCTACTTCAAGCTGAAGGCGGCTTCGAAGAAGGAACTGAACGCGAAAGAAATCACGACCATGATGAACCAGACACTCCGGACCGGTCTGGTGTATTCGATCACCAAGAAGCACGGTGAGGTTTCGACTATTTCGTGCCCCGGCGACAATAAGGCGTTCAAGACGACCGCCCAGTTGGTGCCACAAACGAGTTCCAGTCGTCAAACGGGGCGGAAGGACAACGCGGCAATCAGTGACCCGACCAAGCAGATCCACATCTCGGTGTGTGAAGTCGGTGGCTACGCGAATCTGCCGAAAAGCGATCCTTCCGGACACGCACGTCTGAATCCGCATTTGCATACCGATGCGAAAGGCGTGGTGTTACGCGATCCGGGACTCATTGAGTTGCTGGACCAAACGCAGCAGAAGTTGAAGCAGTAAGGACCTGGCTGGGCCAGCCACTCAAAACAGCAATAATCTTTCAAACTAACCTCGCGGGGACGCTCGCGGGGGAAAAAACAAGGAATCAAACGCCATGGTGAATTTACAAGGTGGTCAGCTGCCTGCAGACCCGTACAACGCGGAACGGCAGCCTCTGCAGGGTATCTCGATCGGTAATCCCCCATTCGTCCCGCAGTTCAATGCGCCGGGATTCATGGGTGATCTGATCCCTGTGATTGCTGGTGCAATTGCGACGGACATTCAGGAGAACGCGCTGCGCACGCCCGCGCGCATGTTCACGTATAACCTGGTGTCGCGCAACGCCTTCCAGAACGAAATCTTTGCAGGTCTCGTAATCGGAGTGACGGACTGGGTCTGTCTGGCGCTGGCAGATCGTAAGTTCCAGAACCCAGAACAAGCAGCGCAGGCACTCGTGCCGAAGATGGTCGAGATGTTCGTGGCCATCCAGATTCTGCAGTACCAGGAGTTGCAGAAGGACTGCCCGCCGCAAGCGCAGCAGACCGTCGAGAACCTGGGTCGGATCTGGACCGAGTTGCAAAACGAAATCCCGCAGTTCAAGGCATCCAATGTCTACGCGCAGATGATGCAAGGCGGCTTCGGCGGCGGGAATGTCGGTGGTGGTTGGGTGCAGCAACAGCAAGGCAACCGTTGGGGTGGCGGTGGTCAGGCTGGTGGTCAGTGGGGTGGAGGCGGTGGTCAGAACCAGGGTGGACGTTGGGGCTCGGGTAACCAGGGCGGTGGCTGGCAGGGCAACCGTCAAGCACCACGTCAATTCACGGGGATGAACGCCGGTAACACGGGTCTGTTCACGGGCGGTGGCGGCGGCACAGCCGAGGGTAGCAGCTCGGATCGCTTCAACACGGATCGTTTCGCGAGCCGTGGCGATGCTGCGCAACAACAGCACAAGCCGGACCCCAATTCGTCCTGGGTGCCGAAGAACGCTCCGTCGGAGAAGGTCGACAAGATGACCGTGGCGGCAACAGCGCCAGTGCAGCAGGTGGAAACGAAACCGGTGCAGAACGAGCCGGAACACATCGACACCACCAAACTGAAGTGGCGTCCGTCGTTGTCCCAGCCGTATGCGCTGGCGTACAACCCGCGTACGCAACTGATGTATCTGCAACAGCAAGCCGACGGCACTGTTCTCCAGCTCGTGAAAGAAAGGACGGAAATTCCCATGGACCGTGAAAAGCATCGCCTACCCACAACCTTCGGTAGCGCACCGAAGAACGTCGATACCAGCAAGTCTGCCGAATCGCTCCAACGCGTGAAGGCTGGCGTGAAGGAACTGACGGCAGTGGTCGGCGACGGTGAAGCGGGCGAAGAACCGCCGAAGCGTCCGTTGGTGCAGGTGATCGAAGATGCATGGGTGCTGGAAACGTCGGAAACCCTGGCGTGGCTGCAAGGTACCCTGAAGTGCATGGCAACGGTGAAGGACTCGCAAGTGCCGGACGTGTTCCGTGTGCGTGCGCAAGTGGCCGAGCCGTTCGTCGCAGCAGTGGACGAACGTGGTGCGATCCAGTCCTTTGCAGAAGCGAAGTCGTACTCGGAACTGCGCGAGATGATGTTGTCGGTGGAAGGTGCGATGTCGGCGGCGCTGTATCAGGCCGTCAACCTGCGCATGACCGATGTCATCAATCGCGTGCTGGGCCAGAGCCTGTCGATTCCGGATATCCGCATCACGTCGTTCGTCGACGACGCGGAAGATGTGGGTCCGGCGATCGAGCAGTACTACGGTGATGCGTTCTCGAATGCTTTCCTGGGCAACCAGGTGAAGAACATTCGCGCAGCGTTTGCCGAGTTCGTCACGGAAGAAGAAGAGGTGCTCCTCACGGAGAACCTGCTGATGGATCGCGAGTATTCGAAGGACAAGGGGCCGAAGATCACGTATCTCGTCGCCAACTTCACGCTCACGTATCTGAACGTGTCTGCTATCGAGCTCGAGTTGGAACTCGATCCGGCGGACAAGATTGCCTCGATGATCACGAGCGATCTGCCGGAGTTGTACGAGCTGGCCCGCAGCATCTTCGAAGCGACGGAAGGCGAGAATTTCCATCGCCATCTGATTCGCACGGCTGACGACCATCTGCTGGAAGTCACGCAAGGCCTCATTGGCCAGGACGTGTATCTGATCCGTAAGGTGAAGTAAAACGTCCAACGACGGGTCTGGGGGGTAACTCCCAGACCTTCTTTTTTTATGCCCGTGTATGCCTGAGGAGGCGTCATGAATCTCAAGGTCAATGAAGATCTGGAAGCACTGAATGTCCACGATAAGCGGATGAACGTGCTGGTGACCGGCGGTAAAGAAGATGATCGCGCTGTTATCCAGGACGTCATCTTCAACGCATTGGAAGGAGCGGGCTTTCGTAGCCTCTATTACGAGGCGAACGCTTATAGCGCTGAACCGCCGATGGAAGTCAAGTCGATTCTGGATGCCATGAAGGAACAGAATCCTGCTTTCTTCGACATGCCGATTACGATCGAGTCGGCGAATCGCATCTACGATACGGTAGGTGGGACTATTACCGAGGCGTGCGATTTCCCCGAGGAAGTCCCGAACAACGAAGCGTGGCAGCGCGTAACGGATCGTTTGAATCGCCTCCACGGCAACACCGACCGCGGTCCGCTCGAAATGGAAGTCAACGGCAATATCGTGATTCGCTTCTGAAAGACCAAGGAAACAAGGAAACCATGAAAGTCATCCCGCAGTACAGCTTGGAACACGCCGAATACTTCGTCGACGGGAAGTTCAATCATGCCGAAAACAAAACGGTCACGACAGGTCGCTCCGTTCTCAGTGCCCCGCTCGTCATCGCGAAATCGATTCCGTTTCTCGAACTGGCCAAGACAGATCTACTGCTCGAAGAAAATGTGATTGATTCGAAATGGGCGATCGATCCTGAGTACGTGCGGCTGGAATCGGTGGCCATCGAATTCCCTGGCTTGCCCAAGCTCATCAGTTCGCATATCGGTCTGAATGTCGAAGAGGCGCTCTTTCGTCCGACCGCGCAACACACACCACACCACCTGCTGATCGTCAAGAAGAAGATCCCGGTGATCGTCGGTTTGTCGGAACTGGCCGCCTGCAGCAGTTACGACGATCGTGCAGCCCATGCACCGCTGCTGCAATATGCAGCCGAGCAGAACCTGCATCTGGTTTTCTCGATGGAGATCTCGGGTTCGGTGAACATAGCGACCGGCACGGTTCGTCTTTTGTCGAACTCGTTCGATCTCGTGTCGATTCTGGACCACGCAGGCAGACTGCTTGAAGCCACGAACAGTGCAGAAATCAATAAACTGCGCGAGTACGTGAAAGACGCACATCCGCGCGGCTACTCGTTGGATGCGAACTGGCTACAGACGAACGAAGCCCAGACCTATCAGTTCGAGATGGGTGACCCGAATCCAATCGGTCGCGGCATGGCACTCCTGGTGCGCGGTTATCTGTTGTCGGCTCCTTCGGTCGGCTACGCAGCAGAGATCACCGAACCCTCGGTGAGCAAGGTCGGTGCCACCAAACTCTACCTACAGCCTGATCGTACCTCGGAACCGGAATGGTACGTGACGATCGAGGAAGGCTTTGAGTTGTCGCCGGGTGAGTGCAACATCGCGTTCCATGCTCACGGCACGGAATGGGCCAACGTACTGGACGATAACAACGAAACGATCAAGCGCTGGAAAGAGCTCGGTCGTTGGGAAAGTATCGCACCCGGCGCGTACGGTTTGTGGGTCGAAGCAATCGCGCAATTCCTGCTGGATGGCGAGGAGTATTATTTGACGAACACGTTGCCGGATACGATTCCCGAAGGTGTGGGGTATCGCGCAACTGACAACGGTTAAGTCAGAGACCATCCTGAAAGGAGTAAGTGACGCATGAGCGCCCGTAAGAACCCTGTCCTTCCCGTGACTGTTTCGATGGCTGATAACGTGCCGAATCCGTTCGGTTACGCGATCATGGGAATCCTGCAGGCTAAGCTGTTAGCAGTGCGTTCGGTATTTCCGAACATCCAGCTGAAAACTATGTACGTGTGTGAGACGCCGGATGAAATGGCCCACACCCAGTTCTGCTTCCTGGATCTGAATCGCATGGGAGACAAAATCCCCTATGTGACGATGAGTGAGTACCAGGACCCAGACGGTGAAGTCCGCTACGATCTCTGGTTACACCAGGACGGTCGAGTGGAAGAACTCTTCGTCGAGGCGATTATCGAAGAAGTAGTTGTGGCTGCCAATACCGTCTGGACGCACCTCAAACCGCAGGCGCTCTCGAAGTAAAACTTACGACCCCGAACCATCAGATGGAGAGCGCTCCGGCGTTCTCCGTCTTATGAACCCAGCGAGGAAAGATGAGTCCCGAAGACATCAACATCACCGTCGAAGCCCAAGGCGCAGAAACACGCCAACTGGTTGCGAGTTTGATCTCCAACCGTCTGACGGAGGCGGGCTTCACGAACGTCGACGTGGGTCTCGCGACCCGCGAAGACAAAACGAGCACGCCCATCGCCGCGGAAGCGATGCCGTCGTTGCTCGACGCAATCAAAGAAGCCAACCCGGCTGTGTTCGCACGTCCGGTGAGCATTCTGGCCATGCCCTTTAGCGACATCATCGACGGCGAGCGGATCGTCCACGTGGCGTTGATGAAGGATCGGTCGGATATGGAAGAAGGTCCGGAGCTGGAGCCGGGCCAAGGTCGTTTGGAAGACGGCACGATCATCGATCTGGCGACCTATGTGTCACCGGACGGAACGCGACTGGCAGAAGCTCTGATCGAAGTCGGCGCGGGTCAACACGTCTAAGGAGTACGGATGGCACAGGTATCCGAACGCTTCGCTGCCCAAAAGGAACGCATCCTGGAACGTCTTCAGGAAGGCCCCTTAACGGCATTAGAAGCCTTGGAGAATTTGGGTGTCATGCGAATGGCTGCCCGAGTTCACGATCTGCGAGCAGACGGTCATCCGATCGTTTGTGAGACTGTCGTTGTGCCTAACCGATTCTCGGAAGAAAGTCGGGTGGCACGCTACAGCTTGCAGCCCGAACAACATAATCAACCTACGAAGCAGGGAAGTAACATGAGCGAAGCACTTGACAACAATCCGACGCAAGCCGCAGGCATCATCATTGCCTCGGACAACATCAACCAGCGTCAAGCTATCTCGGTTGCCGTCAGCAAAGGTCTGAAGGACGCCGGTTTCACCAACGTCACGGTGGTGGTCGACAAGAGCGACGACCCCAGCCGGATCGACGTCACACCCGAAAATGCGGAATCGCTGCTCGGCTCGATTAAGGCCCTCAATCCCGGCCTCTTCGACGCGCCGATCAACATCCTCGCCGCAACGGGCGGTGGCGCGGGCGCAGAGCTCGTGCAGGACATCATGGCCGACGCCCAGGAAGACGGCTCGGCAGTGACCACGTTCTAAGCAGTAATCGTCACCGGCTTGCCCTGCTTCGGCAGGGCAGCTATGCCTCTTTACAACGGAAACAAGGAAAAGATCATGTCTCTGGAAGAGCACGAAGAAGCCGCAGCCAGTATTGTCATCAGTGCACGCAGCAGCGACCTTGCCCAGGCTTTGGGTAAGGTTGTTGGTCATGCGCTGACGGAAGTGGGCTTCAGCAGTGTCACTGTGACCCACAGTGACGAGGAGGGCGAAGAAGCGGTCGATCAAACCGATCTGGAGCAAGGCAAGTCTTTGCTGGAAGCCATCGCGGATGCGAACCCGGATACGTTCCGTGGTCCGATTGCGATCCACAGCTTCGGCTTGAGCGATGAGACGGATATGCTCCCGCCGGAAGAATCAGCACACCTCGCCGAGATCATTGCGGAGAACGACGAGGATTAACCCGAGGAGAGTAAGATGGAGACGCCAGTCAACATCTTGGTGGAATCACCCGATCCGCTCAAGGCGAATCTGGTTGGCAAGGCCATCGCACAGAGCCTGAGGGACAGCTATGGCTTTAACACGGTCATGCATGCCCATGTGTTGGTCGACACACCGGAGAGCCGTTCCTGGACGGTGTCGACTGCTGAGGAGCAGGAGGAGAGTATTCTGCAGGCCATGGTGAATCTCAATCCAAGCATCATGGACACGCCTGTTACTGTCCTGAGCCGCGGCAACGACGACACGTCTGAGCCTGACATCTCCAAGATCGACCAGCTGCAAGGGCATCGTGGGATTCTGCTTCAAGGCATCGGTGACGAAGCAGTAAGCTTTGATGAGCTGCGGGAAAAGGCGTGGCAGGCGGCTCAGCCCACGCTTCGGCCGATGGTCGAGAAGTTCGCCCAGGAAATGATTGACATGTTCGATAGCTCGGGCTTGTCGGCCACCGGGGTCAAGAAGTTCTAATGCAGTAGCGGGTGGAGCAATCCACCCGTCTTAAGGAGAGAAAAGATGACGAATCGCTTCAAAGCAGGCGTGCGCGTGACCATCGACGGTCACTGCCATACGGGCAAAACAATCCTGATGCAGGCTTTCGCGGCCTTTCTGGAACAATGTGGCTTTCCGGCGGAACAGATCGCTCAATTGTGCGACACGCATGAAGGCGCGCGTATGAAAGGCCAGGATGCTATCGATTACCTGAAGAAGGCGATTGCCGACGGTCTCTGGAAGGACAACCAGCTGGTCTTCCTCGAGCGCATCGTACCGCGTGCCTTCCGAGCCGATCCGGCCAAGCCGATGATTCTCGAGTGGGATGCCATGCCGGATCTGTCGCAACACGCACTGCCGCACAATCCGGCGTTTGCGCTGCCACATTCGCAGGTGGAGTTCGAGATGACGAATCGGCCTTCGAAAGCAGACGCGGTCCGTAACAGCCTGCTGGTGATGCTGAAGTTCGCGGGTGTGATGGCCGCCATCAAGAACTCGCTGCCGCAGGGTGTGACTGTTCCCACGGATGTCGAGGAATGGATCGCGAAGGCCGGGGTCTTCGCAGAACACACTGATCCGGCACGCTTGGATGCTCCGGACGTGATTGCTGAAACGAATCGCGACTACTTCAACGTGTGGGCTGCGGGTGGCGACTCAGTCGCAGGACGTGCAGCTCAAAAACGCCTCATGTTCGCCGGAATGGAAGTTCCTGAGATCAAGGGTGTGCGTTTTAAGGATTCGTCCAAGCTACTCCAGCCCAAGCGTTTCTGGCAAGCAGGTTCTCCCGGTGCACTGTTGCTCAACGAAGCAGACCCTGCTGCAGAACTGACAGCCAGTCTGTGTCGTCGTGGTTATCGCGACTTCTTCGAGGAGCACGCGATCGGTAACTTCGACGTCGTCGATCGTGAACGGGCAGGGTTCTATTACGATCGTGCCCGTGAGGAGCAGGAGCCGAACAATCCGCACCGGGCGATGATGGAAGTGAGTGTCTATCGTAAAGACAGAGTACCCCTGACGAAGGAGGCAGTCGAAACCGCTCGTCAGATGCTCTTCCAATACGATCCGCTCATCATCCTGACGGTCAAGCTGCAGAACTCCAGTCTTTCTGGTGCTCATGTCTCGGCCAGCAAGCCGTTGTTCAAGAAGCAACCGCGTGGGATGACCTCCGCCATCTTGCATTTCGATGATGCGCCGTTCCAACCGCGCCTGGAAACCTTGGCGGACATCACCAAGAACCACTTCGCAGTGCGCGCTACGGACGCTCGTCCTTTCACGCCTGAAGGTGGTTGGCCTGCAGACTTTGATGTTGCACCGTATCGCCAGCAGATTCATCCGATCACGGGTGAAACGCTGAATCAAATGGCGGATCGCGCTCAACCGTTCATCAAGACGAAGAACCTGGGCGAACATGTCGCACTGGACTACTCGGATCTTCCGGCGGATCTGATGTTTGATCCGAAGTGCGGTGTGCGCTGGAAGACGACGGCTGAAATGGCAGAAACGCAGGCTGAAGTGGATCGAATCTTCGACGCTGTGCAGGATGGAACCGCACAAATCGTTCGTGATGGTACCGGTGAAGTCATGATGGTGTTTTTGCCGACACCAGCTGATGAAGTTCGGGTTCTGAATCCGGAACCGAAGCCCGCGTACTTCAGCGGTATTACGGATGATTCTGCGCAGGCATCGGCGGACGTGAAAGACCTGTTCGCTGAAGCGCCGCCCATCAGCAAAGGCCTTCAGTTGACTCCGGAGCAGTCGCAGCAGTTCGAAGAGCGTCTAGCCAGACCAGCTCCGCCTACCGAAGCAATGAAGAACGCGCTGGACAAGCTTCGTTTCGGTGCGCCGGTAGTTAACGCAGAGCCGACGGCGTTCAGTGTTCTCGAGGGTGACAAGTCTTCTGTCCAACCAGCACCTACCAGCAACCTGACCAAGATCCACGACGGCGGTACGAACGGCAATCGCTTCTTGCCGCCTTCTGACGAGTAACAGTTTTACCATGGCTGTAGTACTTTGACGGCATAGAGCGAGGACCCTAGGGTCCTCGCCTTATGACCGTCTTTTTTTTTTGGTCTATTTAGACCGGTGAAGGTGCTGCACCCATCGCTTCCGGATCTTCGTCTTCCGGGTTCAACGGCGATTCGCTACCCGAGCCTGTACCAGCACCCGTGTCAGTCCCTCCGGCTTCATCACCGAAGTCACCGAATCCACCACCTCCGAAGTCTCCCATCCCAAAGTCGTCTGTGCCGCCACCAGAGGCCGCACCAGCGCCTCCCATGTCCATCCCGCCACCCATACCACCTGCAGCGCCACCATTCGTCTGGTCGGTCTCCTTACGCTTCTGCTCGTTCAGATTCGCCGCATCCTTGATCGGCTTGATGCCGTTCATGAAGTGGTCGAGGACCTTCGTGACGTTACCGATGTGATCCTGGAACGAATCCCAGAGGTTCAGCAACGGACGGCCGTCATCATCCAGCGTCGTGAGCTCAGCGAGTTCCGGCATGACGCCATTCTCACCCAGCCACTTACGGATAAAGTGAGCCTTAGCCACTTCCTTGATGGTGCTGATGTAGTTGCTGACGTCGCCACCCACATCGGCGGTGAACCAGTTCGACGAGATGTACGAGTCCAGTGCAGCATCGACCGTCTTGGTGTACGTGTCGAGGGCTGCCACTTGGTTCTCCAGCGTGACCGAGTTCGGCTTAGGCAAGGTGACTTCCATGCCCATCACGAAGTCGTACAGCAACTGCTGGATCACCAACTGCTTCGGCTGGCTGCCGAGGTTGGTCTTGTACGTCGGGTCGTCCTTGTGCGCTTCGTCACGTGCCTTCAGGCGTTCGATCACCTTGTCCGCATTGGCTTCGAGAATAGCACGCAGATCTCGGATGAGCTCTTCGTCATTCATCATCACCTTGCGGATGTGGTCAGCCAGTTGCGGCTCGATCACTTCCTGAATGTTCATCACACGCTTGGAGAGCAGGATGTTGTTGGTGAGCACCGAGGTCGCAAACTCCGCCTCGAACGCTGCATCCACGGACTGAGGCGTGAGACCCAGACCCATGATCGAGCGCTTACGCAGGTCGTCATCCAGCTCATTGTCGACCTTCGCGTAGTTGGTGTTCTTCTCACCGAACTCCACCGTCATGTCAGGCAGACCAGGATGGCCTTCCGGCACGAACTCGAAGCCTGCACGCTGCACCCAATCGACGATGTCCATCGGACTATTCGTACCAACCGGGAACGCCTGTTGACGCGAGCGCAGGATTTCGTGCACCACACGCTCAAAGGTCTTCTGCGGGTCAGGATCGTGCTCGTCCATCTTGATCTTGACTTCGGTCCGACCCATCGAGTTCTTGACTGCCGCCATCACGTTGGCAAACAAGAGCATCGAGCGCAGCGAGTTGATGATCTTCAGGTCGTCCAGCATCGACTTACCCATGCCGTCGCCGTTATAGCGCAGCGCGAAGTACGTCATGAACTCGATCGGCATGAAGAGCAGCTGCGTGTGTTGCTTAGCGAGTGCCCGTGCAAACATGATGCGGTACACTTCTTCACGCTTAGCCAACGCCACGCCGTTGCCGTAGACACCATTGCGCAGACGAGCCAACAGATCTTGCTCGATCATCTCACCGTAGACGCGTGCCGAGTAATCCAAGTGCGCGTTGTTGGTGTTATCGAACCCCTGCATGTTCGCCTTGACCTTCTGCAACATCGCAGACGGGAACGAACCGCCGGAATTCATCCGAGCATTCAGTTGCTGGTAGTAGTCAACGTCCGCAATGCGCTGGATCGGGTGACCGTCTTCATCGATCAGGATGAAGAAGCCCACGTGCTGTTCGATGTTACCCGGCACGAACACCGGGATCACGGCTTCCGACGGCAAGTGCATGATCAGCGGGCTGCCTACAGCACGGCGATTCAACTGCTCTTGCGTCTTGAGCGTCGTGATCGGCTTGTACTGATAGTTGCGATCCCGATAAATCAGGTTCGACAACTCGCGGTCATTGATCTTCTCCTTGCGCAGGCTGCCGCCAATCTCATGCACCATGGTCGTACCGTGACCATCGGCCCCGTAGGCTTCCATAGCGCGCATGCCGCGCGAACCCATCAAATCCATGATCCGTTGTTCACGAATCTTCTGGTTGACCTGCGGGATCTTGAGCAGCGAGTAGTTATCCGTCACCGTCGTGAAGGTTTCCTGACCCTGGCCTTCGAACGCCAGCTGCAGTCCCATCTGGGTGTCGTATGCCGTATCGAAGCGATAATCCTGCATCGATTCAAACGAGATCGACGAGCCCTTACGCTCTTCGCGCGGCTTGTTCTTGATGACCGGACCGAGCAGACCGAGCGGCTTGATCTTGCCCTCGCGATCGAAATGCTCCGTGAGTGACTCCATCGTCACCTTGCGCGGACCATTGATCACGTCGTCGATTGCATTCTCCGGAATCACTGCAACCGGATAGCTCCCAGTCTCGAACAGAACGTCACGCAGCAGGCGAGGCAAGACCTGCTTTATTTTATAGTTCTGTTCAAAATGGACGCGAACACGATTGGTCATTGCCGTGTTCACTTCCGGTGTGACCAAGTTCTCCGGGGCTTTATAAACCAGCTCCACAGTCATCATGTCTTTGGGCGAAAGCACCGAGGACACGAGAATCTGTGCAGCCAGTTCCAACTCCGGAAGCGTCTGCATCACGGTCTGAGCATCAGAGATGTTCTGAACCGTATTGTCCGAAACGTTCTTCAACGCCTGGATCGACGGATTGTCCGTCGTCATGTTCCCGGTGCTGTCGTAGCGGGGAGGCGTTTTGCCGTGCACAAGCTTGCTAACAGTGGCGGCCATGCCAGGGTCCGATCGGACCAGCGACATGGCTGAGTAGCGTTTACCACTGCCAGCCAGCGCAATGGCTTCCTTCAACGCTTTGGACATTTGAACCTCAACGAATGGAGAGCCCTTTGAAACAGCGAGGGCATGTGTAATAAATAGGGGTGCCGCATGGCCACGACTTCGAACCAGTACCAGGTCTACTTGGACAGCGTACTTGCTCTGGCCCGCTACATTGTTATCAAGTCGTCGGACACGGCCGATGCGATTAACAACTATGTTAGTACTAGCCTCGGTCTACCGGTGGATTCCACCGACCCGACGAGCTGGCGCTACTATATGAATTTAGCGGGCCAGTATCATGCTGCTGACCAACCGATGTATGTCGTCTCGATGGACACGCTGGAAACCATCGAGTTTACCGTTGCAAATCTGAAGCTGCACCGGGCGACCGCTAAGGCGTATCAGTTCGGACAGCGTGACTATCTGGCGCTGGTGGCGCAGTATCCGTTGCAGGTAACACTCATCAACGGGATCTTGAATCCCGTGGACGTGCATGCCGCAATCGCTGCCGCCGATGGACAGATCCTGACGTACCCGAGCGTGCTCGTCGAGTTTAACGAGTACAGCCTGGTGGATAAGTTGCAGCGCTGGATCTACGGCTACAAGACGCGCTGGGTCAACCGAGCTTACACAGTCTCGGACAACATGTACGTGCCCTTCACCATGGGGATCATGTACGCGCTGTTGCCCCAGGTGATCCTGAGTCTGCGTCTGGAAGCCTGTAAGACGAACGAGGCACACAGCTTCCACGTGCGTCAGTACCTGCTCAGTCACGGTTTGCTGGACGTGTATCTGGACCAGCTCACCACCAAACAAAGTCTCGAGCTATATCGGAACATCAACTACCTGGAGCGTAACGCCGGGCAGTCGGAGATCTTCGATTGGCTCGTGGACCATATCATGACCGAGCGGAACCTGCCGCTGGCTAAGTACACGATGAAGCATGACGTGTCGCAGTTGCCAGCCCAGCAGTATCCGACCATCACGTTCACACGTGACCCGGTCAACCTCGGCTACAACACGGACAACATCAACCAGATCACTCTGGACCAGATGTTGCAGAAAGAGTGGCCGTTGGCTCGGGACAATGAAGCGTTCCAAAGCGAGTTCGAACCTGAGATTCAGGAGAAGATGGAGAACTCGCTGTACAACAAGTTGTCGACCAAGGCGCTCGATTCGTCGATGGTCGACTACACGGGTAGCGTACGGTATCCGCTGGATGAGACGCTCATCAATAACTGGTTGTGGTTGAGTAGTTTGGGCTACTACGCAGCAGCAATCCAGTTCACGAATCCGGCCACGGGTGAGACTGTGCCGATGTTTGTGAAGGATGCGTTTTGTTTGGCCTGGTACGCACTCAATGCTTCAATCGGGATTACGCTAGATCAGATCCCGCCGATGTACGCCAAGCGTGTGCCGCGTCTTCCTGTGCCGAGCGTGCAGGACATGGCAGCGCTGTGTGACATGACGCTGGTCGACACCACTACGCTTCAGGAGATTCACGACCTGATGCCGGTGATTCAACCGCCGTCGACGTTTCTCTCGACCGAAGCGTTCTACGAATTGTGCGTAGACATCTACTCCGCCGCCAATGAGCAAGATGGCATGGTGTCGCTGCAAGAACACATGGAGACGCGTGGCTACGTGAAGAACGCCACGAATCTGCTGTGGAGCGATAACCTCTGTCTTGTTGCGGATGCGGGGGATAACTACACGAACTGGTTTGCTGAACGCAACCTGGACGTGGCAGCGTGGACCGAGTCGCAATGGGGTGAGTTGTACAATCAGATTGTGGCTGCGGCTACGGGGCAAGATCTGATCACGACGCCCAGTGTTGCGAACATCCAGAAAGCGATGATCGGGATGATGCAGCAGCTCTCGAGCTACTCCATCCAGTTCATGCAGGAGATCAATAACTCGACGATTGTGCCTAGCGATTGGGCTGCGATCCGAGTCGGCGATAACCAGAATGCTCACCAGTCCAATCATGACGAAGCAACGGACCTGGGCATTCGCGCACTGGATCAACATCCTCACTTTTACAACAGTGAGGACAATAAGGTCACGAAGTACACGCCGCTGCATGATCAGCACGTTTCGATGCATGCGCACACCAAGTGGCGCTTGCGCAAGCTCTTCCACGAGACGACGAGCAACCTCCAGCACAGCTTCTTTAATGCTGGTCGGGTGCGTTTTCGGATCGAGGACTGCAGCTGTGATCTGCCTAATCCGCTGGGTGCAGTACCAGTACCAGGTCTGTGTGACTGGCTGGGTCTGCCGCCTGCGCAGCAGCAACAGATCACTGACATTTGGGGGAGTGACTTCCAGCCGAATGTGCCAGGCGCGGTCGAACTGTCGACAGTAATCATGTTCACGGGGCTCGTGTACGTGCCTAACTCGTAATCGCCAATAGTGTGATTAAAAACGATTTCCTTTACGGAGTATCTGGTGGATAACATCGTACGTACTGTGTATGGTAGCTATCTGCAATCGTGCCAGCTTTTGGGCTTGCCGTTTGCGCTGGCTGCCAATAGCACGCTCAATGAGAAATTTGGTGTGCAAGCCGGGGTCCCGCCTAATAGCGGGGTGCTGCCCAACTGCCGATATTTCGCGATCGGCAATGGCGGCCACAAGCTGTCGGTAACGAACGGCTTGTACATTCCTGAACCGATTCAGCACATGACGACGGATGCGGCGCTGTTCAACCATCTGCCGTTTGTGCTGCGTGAGCCGAGCAACGATCTGACAGCAACCCAGCGCGCGAACTACGCGCTGCGCGTGGCGGAAGTGCACAACGGGATCAACTACGTTGCGTACTACCTGAAACGCATCGACTTCACCAACGTGGCTGCTTCGATGCAGTACAAGACGGTGGCGTCCGATGGTTCGGTGACGACCACGCCGTTTGTGCCGACCACGGCCAACCTCAACCCGACGCCGCAAACGCTCTCGACCACAGGCGTGAACGTGGTGACGGGCGACTACGTGATGGCGTCGGCTCCCGTGCCCATTACGCTCACCGCAGATGACGTCGCAGAAATTTTGAACGTTGCGAATATCATCTATGGTGATCCGAATGCCGCTATCGTCTCGGAGATCGCACTGGTGTCTGGGTGCGACAAGGTGATTGCAGCAGGCGGGTCGGGTTCGACGACGTTCAACTTCAACGAAGTGATCGCTGCACAAGTCGATTCGTTCATCAATACGTTCTACGCGCTGAACTTCAGCCAAGACGGGGTGGACAACATCGTCGACTGCGGTGCGGTCGAGCCGCTCTACAAACTCGCCGCAGGGTCGGGTACGACTACGGGCATGACGACGGGCAGCTAAGCATGTTAGTAATACCGGAAGGTGCATCCCCTGTGGGGTGCATCGCTGGTATCGATCCGGGCTCCGAGACCTTGGGTTTCGGTGCTCTGAAGGTAGACGTGGTGTCACTCGAAATCATTGAGTCCACTGCGTCTACCTTCGTCGGTTCGAAACTGGCGGACAGTGAAGGATGGTTTGGTGATGTCCACGGGGCTCGGGCATCGCGTATTCAAGCCCATGCGGATAACCTGGTTCAGGTGTTCCGTTTTTACCAGCCCAATATGGTGGCTTCTGAATCTCCGTTTTACAGTCAATTTCGACCTCAGGCATACGGCGCATTGACAGAGACTGTCGATGCGATCCGGAGTGCCCTATGGCGCTATGACTGTTGGCTCAGCCTGTTCATGATCGATCCACCGACCGTGAAGAAGGCAGTTGGGGCGAGCTCTCATGCGAAGAAGGATGAAGTCAAGGCAGCACTGATGGCGCTACCTGATTTGAACTATAACGGACCAACGCCTATCGAAATGCTGGATGAACACTCGGTCGATGCACTCGCAGTAGCGTACTGCCGACTGAGGATCTTACGGGAGCAGCACAGATGAATCAAATCTCGCTGGAGATAAAGGCGGCGATTGCCGCTGCAGTCCTTGTCGTCTTTGCTTTGGTTGCTTGGTTTGGCTGGCATGAGTACAAAGCTCATCTGGCGGACCAGTCCACCATGGGGCAGCAAACGCAAGTGATTGCGGATCAGCACAACACGATCCAAACGCAGGCCTCGTCAGCGGCCGTCACCGATACCGTGGTGGCGTCTTCCGTTCAAGCCGATCAGGCTGCGCAGGCTACCTCTTCCAAGATCGACGCGTGGATCGCTACTCAGACCTCGCAGATCAACAGCAAGTACGCCAATGGTCCGACCTCGGTGGTAGCACCGACTCCGGCAAGCGGCACGGCTGTCGCTACGAAACCCGTAGCCCCTGCACCTGCCACCGTTTCGGCAGACCAAGCAGGCGATGTCGTACCGACCGGTAAGGAAGCGGAAATCAGCGCAGTTCAGCTCACCGGTAGCTGGATGAAGTACTGTGCTGCCATCGGCGATGCGGACCCGAAGTGCGCTTCGGTGCCTCAGGCACAATAAAGCGAAGGAAAGACCATGAAGAAGATTCTGATGGCGGCGGTGATCGCCACGGTGTTGGCGGGGTGTGGTGCTCAGCAATGCGTACCGGACATCAAGAACAACTATATCGGCCCGCCTGATGCGTTGCTCACGAAAGCGCCGGTCGAAGCTCCTCCTGACCAGTCGAGCTATAACACGTTGAGCTGGAAGGATCGCAGCACCGTGTGGCAAAGTAAGTACGACTCCCAGACGGCGAACGTGGCGACAGCCAACCGGCGACTGGGCTCCCTGGAAGACTGGAAGCAGCAGAACAACGCGGTGTTTGCTACTGCGCCGCAGGGGGCGAGCAATGCTAGTGCAGCGCGTCCTTAAGGGGATTAGCGACACACGAGCAGTATCGGATCACAAGCCGGGTCGTCTTCCTCTGGATGACCTGGTGGATGAATACAACGAGAAGAGTGCTCACGTCGCCGAACTCCCCACTATCGAGCCAACCTCAACCGGCAAGGAACTGAAGGAGTCCATTGAGAAGATGGACCCGGAGGACCAAGTCTGGCTGCTGTACCGCTATCTGCAGCGCTGCGATGATCTACCCAAGGATCACGCCCCCAAGGAAGTCAAGACGCTTGATGAGGAAGAAGAAGCCGACCTCGAGCCGCGTGACTTTGCCCGGCTGAAGATCTGGTTGATCAAGGGTATTTTCCTCGTCTCAGCGGCAGTAGTGTTGATTGTTGTCGGTGCCACGGCGATGGTTGCCTGGCGTGAAGGTCACGCAACTGACAACCCTGCCATGGTCGCCCTTTGGCATACCGCTAAAGAGATCCTCGGCGTGCTTGTCGGGGGCGGTGAAGAATGAAGTAATAACGTGGAGTGAACAAACATGCGCCGTCATTTGATGCGACTGGCCCTCGAGAATGCATTCGTCGACGTGAGCAAGCCGTCACCCGAAGACGCTCTGATCATGTCGTTCCGCAAGGAGTTCGGTCATCTGTATCCGACTCCGCCTGTGGTGATCGAACACAACCCGATTGCACGGCCGTATCTGGTGATGGAAGAAGTCGCCAACGGCCAACCAGTGAAGGAAATCGAGCACACGATCTACGCCAAGGTCGTGAGCCCGTCGGAGTTGGAGCGCGCTGCTTCCAAGGAGAATCAGGAGCAGTGGGAAATCCGGGTTCCCAAGAGCGATCAGAATGCTGGTAAGGGTTCGATTCGTGTGCGCAAGACCTGGCAGAACGGTAAGGAAGAAGAAGCCACTTTCGTTCAGACGTTCAAGATTTCGATGAACGAGAATGGGGACAAGATTGAAATCCCCATGCCGTCGAACAAGGACATGTTCACCGCCTTTAAGTTCCTGGGTGGTGCAGGCATGCGCAAGGACCGCTTCACGTTCCCGATCATCGGTACGGACCTGAAATGGGAAGTCGACATGTTCCCGAAGGCCGACGGTAGCGGCTATCATGAATGGTGCAAGATCGACCTGGAAGTACGGGATCGCAGTCAACCGATTCCTGAATTCCCGATCGCGTTGACCGACGTGATTCTGCCCGAAGGCTACGGTCGTCCCCAAGGCGGTAACGAAGAAGGCGCGGTGCGTGATCTGTACGATCAGTTCTTCCTGTTGAAGAACCAGTTCCTGCAAAAGCCCTCGACGGAACCTGCGGTCGGTGCGCAGCAGCAAGAGAACGGCGGATTGAATACGTCGGAACAAGCTGCCCTGCCGAATGATCCGGGTGCAGCTGACACGAGCATGGGTAAGCCCGCGCTGGTGCAGAACAACAGCGACGAGCCGCCTGCCCAAGGCGTGAGTGAAACCCCGGCTGCACAGTCTTCATCGACGACACCGGACGAGCAACCCGAGCACGAGAAGCTTAACCAGGCACTCACCGAGGGCACACCGGAAAACTTGAACCTGCCGCCGCAATCGGATCAAGGTCAGGGTGAAGCCGAGAACCCGACGGACGATCACGGCAACGCGATCCCTGACGAGCCGAACGGTGCTTCGCCTAACGGTGATGGTGCCACGACGCCGGAGCAAGACGCAGGTAACCAGCAAGACCCTGGTCTCGCTACCAACCCGCAGCAAGGCACCCCGGATCAAGCGGCTCAGCCCGAACAAGGCGATCAGTCCACTCCGCCTGACGAGCAACAGCAAGCGGATGCCTCGCAGCCTTCGAACGACGACTCGGTAGATGCAACGGGTCCGGCTGAGAACGAAACGGGCGAGAACGACGAATCCGAAGCTGAGCAGGAAATCGAAGCGAACCAACAGCAGCAAGAAGCCCAGCAGAAACAGACGCTGGACCAAACGCAGCTGAAGGTCGACCAGATTCAGAAGGAAAAGCAAGCCGAAGCCCTCAGCCAAGGTAAGCCTGATCCGACTGAAGGTGGTAAGGTGCCGGTGGACCTGCTCGATAACCCACAAGGTGATCCGTCTGTCGCGCCGGAGCCGGGTTCGGAAGATCAGTCGACAGACGCCGGTGAAGAAACCACCAATGGCGGTGACTCCACCGGTGCAACGGACGGAACCAATCCGGATGACAACGCTGCAGGCACGGGCGATGGTCTCGGTGGTGATCTGGCAGACGGTGCAGGTACCACGGGTACTGACGACGGCATGGGCGATGGTCAATTGCCTGATACGACAGCTGATGGTGAGGCTGGTGTCACGGGTGGTGATCAAGCACAAGCCGAAGGCGCTAATGCCGAAGGGACGGACAACGCTGAAGTGAATGGTGAAGATGCAGCAACAGCCGCCGCTCCTGAAAAGGCTGCGCCGGACGAGTTGCCAGCTGAGAACCAGGACCAGCGTCCGAAGAAAGACGAGCAACAGCAGCAGTAACGCGTTTAGAGCCTCTGTAGCGGCCTCGTAGAACGGCATAGGGCCCTTTCCCTACCCCTCGGAAACGAAGGGCGGGAAAGGCCTCTATGACGCTTTTAAGACGGCTCGTAAGGCGTGAAGCCACTGAGGTCTGGATTGGTGAGCACAACGTCCAACTCCGGACCTACAAAGTTCGGAGCCAGACTACCGATATAGCACAGCGCAGTGTCCGCAGCAGCAATCGTGATCGGACCCGACAGACTCTGGTAGGTCACATTCACGACGTCGCTCGGCTGTAACTGAATCTGGTACGCAGCGTTGATCGCAGCCAGCAAGTCCGTTGTTTGAAACGGCAGCGTAGGCAAGACAATCGGGTCAGTCGAAGTCGGCACCAACTCACTGAGGGGAAGTCGCCGGTAAGCAATCTTGGTCGAGCCCGTATACAACTCGGACTCCATCAGATTGTCGGTGATCTCCACTACAGTGTTAGCCGCCCATGGGGGCGGATTGTCGATAGCCTTAGGCACACCAAAGTCTAGTGTGTCGTACTCGAATGAAATCCCATTGCTGCGCCAGATCAGATCGATGATGATCTGCGTGGCGGGTTTATTGAGATCGAGACTCATCACGCCCCCTTACGGAATAGCCGTGATAAGCACATTGACCCCAACATCGGACGCACCACCCCAAGGGTTGTCATCGTTGTAGATGATACACGTCCAGTCATTCCCTGCGTTCGGCGCTTGCTGCAACGTGACGTTAGAACGTCCCGCGTACTTCTGCGGTGTACAGCTCACGTTACGGTACTGGGCAATGCGGTCAATCGGAGACATCTGTGCGGTGTACCATTCCAAGTGCGGGCCGTGGTCACCATTGAAGCCGTACGCATTGTAAGCGCCGGTACGGAAGTTGATACTGATGTAGCCGTTTCGGTCGATGTACATCGCGTACTGTGCGAACAGTGCGTTGTTGTACGTCGGCAGATTCGACTTCCCATACCAGTAGCTCCATGCATACGTCTGACCCGAGCCCACACCAGCCAGTTGCGACAGCGTAGGATCACCAGCATCCCACCTCTGTTGTGCGATATTGCATTCCGCCATCGCTTGAACCATGGAGATCGGACCACTCGATTGCATGGTCATGGCTTAGCCCTCCAGCTGGAGCAGACGCTGTTCGTGATCCTGCGTTTGCTGATCCAGAGCCTTGATGCCTTCGATGAGCAACGCCACGAGCTTGTCGTACTGAATCGTGATGTAGAACTCACCCGACTTCGACACACCCGGAATCACTCGACCTTTCTCATCACGTACCTGATCGAACGGAGCCGGACCAACCAGTTGCGGACACACAGCGAAGACCTGCTGAGCCAGCAGACCCATGTGTTCGATTTCGGTGTCGCAGCCCGTGAGCTCCGCAGCCAGCTGGTTGTGGGTGTACAGAATACCCATCAACTGGCGGATCTTCTCCAGCGGCAATTCGATCGCACGGATGTTCTCTTTCAGACGTTCGTCGGACCAGAAGGCCCAAATGTCGTGCGCCGAATAGATAGTTCCGCCAGCCGTAATGTCACCGAAGGATACTGACTGACCGATGCCCGTGTAAGCAATCGTGTTACCGATCACCACGCGCGCATTGATCTGGTTCTGGAGATTGTTGACGTTGGTCGCCATCTCGTTGTACGTCACCATCCCGCCCAAGTCGCTCGAGTCGACTTGCAGACGTAGACGCGAGCCGTCCCAGCCCAGATAGATCTTGTTCGTGCCTTGATTGGCCCCGCCGCCTTGCTGCACCGGCGTGAACGGAATCCGCACTGCAGCCACAGCCGTCGCGATCTTCGAATCGATGGTCGGACCATCGTACGTATTCAACTGAGCAACCGTCACTTGGTGAGGATTACTCTTATTGGCCACGTGATTCGTCAACGTAGTGTTGATCGGTCCGGTGATCGCATCCGACTGCTGGGTGGTGTAGGCACCAACCTGCTGCGCGGTCGTGCGGTGCGGATTACCGAAGTCAGACAAGTGGGCATTCAGTGCGCCGTTACCCGAATCGATCTCGGCTTGCAGCGTGCTCTGGACGTGATCGATGTAGGCGTAGATCTGGTCGTACTGCGCCGTGTCACCCACTTCGATCGCATCGCGCACCCGGTCAATGGCGTGGACCAGATACTCGAAGCCATACACGTCGCCGATGTCATGCAAGTGGAAGGCAGGCGGGAATTCGCTCGGTCGATCCAGGATGTCACCCCAGGCAACCGGACGATCGTCCAGACCCAGGTTTGCAATCTGCTGAATGATCGCTTGCGCGCTCGTGCTGTACGGGCCACCCAAGGCCTGATACTGCAGCGAGACTTGATTGCTCACGGTCGGATCGGTGACCAGGATGACTGCACAGATCTCTTGACCGTAGCGTGCCGAGGGGAGCTCGTAGAGTTCCGCGGCGTAATACTGGGTACCCGGTGTGAGCACCTGATTGGTGGCGGTGTCCGTCACAATCAGACTGGCCGTATAGAACGCACCGTACATCGGCGCAATCGCCCGTACGTTCCGGTTAGCCGTCAGATTCTGGATTTCCCCCGTCACCAAGTTATTGGTGCTCGTACCCGTCGGATCGAGCGGGTAGCGAATGACAAGTGGCGTCGACATTTGTTACTAACTCCTCACACTGAGGTCACGTATTCGTTATACTGACGACACAAACGCCTCCAACGGGTAGTCCCCGAAGGAGGCGTCTATGATCGTGGCTTAGCTGCCGCTGATCTGCGTAGCGAGCGCATTGAAGGCAGTGGTGAGCGTCTGGATCGCCGCCGTCACTTCCGATTCAAGCGCGAAACGATCGGTCGTCGCGTACGTGATTCCGGCCGGAGCCACAGCCACGCTGGCGGTACCGGTGATCGTGCCCGAGTCTTGCGACAGACGCGTGATCGACAAAGCGTTCAGGTTTGCACCGCGCTTCATCCACAGGCGAATCGTCGGGACCGACGTACCACCGCCATTTACGACGTTTTCGATGGTGTAGCCGAACTGCTCACCCGGATCAGTGACCACGAAGTTCGTGATCGACAGCGCGACTTGAGCGTTGGACGGGCCACGGACATTCACGTTCATCAGGTACAGACCTGACGTCAGCTGGTTGTTCGAATCACCGCCCGAGATCACCCAGTTCGTATCGTTGTACTGGCTGAGTTCCGGATCGCTTTCCGAAGGCAGCGGGATCTGGCCGAGTTCCGTCCAGTAAGTCGTGCCTGCTGATTCACCACTGGTCGGATTGACCAGTTTCTGCGGTGCGAAAGCCGTACCCACGCCCGACGAAGCCTGTGCGATCACTTGCTGCAACGTGTAACCGCCCAGCTCGTTCGAGTTCGCTGCCGGACCGTTGTTGTTCAACACCCACGCCGCAAAATCAGCAGGCGTCATGTTGTTCAACTTACTGGCGTTCGACGCCGTGCCATTGGCCAGCACCCATGCTGCGTACGTCGGTGCATCCATGCCATTGAATTCGAACGTGTCCGCGGCCTTACCCGAGAGCGCATCCGAAATCACCTGAGCATACGTACGACCACCCAGTTCGTTGGAGTTTGCAGCCGTACCACCCAACACCGAGGCCGTGAAAGCCGCAGGCGTCTGACCACCAAACTCCAGCGAGTTGGAAGCCACGCCCGTCGAGAGCGCCCAGTCGCGGTAGGTCGGCGCATCCATGCCGTTAAACAACAGGGTATTGGCTGCTGCGCCACCGGCAGGCGTATAGCCTGCGAGCAACTGGTCGATTTCCGCTTGCGTGTACGTGCCGACTTCATGGGCCGTCGTCGCGTGCGGGTTGTCGGTCCGTGCCGCGTGAGCATTGATGGCAGCAGTCGGACCCGCGTTCATCATCGTCGTGACACCACCCGGCGTCATGTACGTGGTATTGCTCACACCCGAAGCCAGATCAGCAGCTTGAGCGATGCCGAAGTTCTGCACCAGACCCAGACCCACTTGAGTTGCTGTCACGCGGTGCGGGTTCGTGAAGTCCGCCAAGTGAGCTGCCAGGCCTGTCGAGCCCGTCTGACGCAGCATGTCTTCAATGCCACCGAGTGCCGTGACGATGTCCGATGCACCCACGAGATCCACGAGATCCCATTCGTGATCGATCACCGGGAACATGACCGGCTGATCCACCACTTGTTCCCAGGCACTGATCCGTGGATTCGCCAGTCGATCGGCCAACAGAGCCGAGATCGCCGTCGTATCGAGCGTCCAGATGCCGCCCAGCGTTTGATACTGCAGTTTGATCACGCCCGACAACAGCGGGTTGATAAACTGCACGCCACCCCAAATCGGTTTGGCACACGCACGAGAGGCCGAGATAAACTCGAAACACGCGTAGTAGTCTTCCCCCTCGACCAGCGTACGTGTGTTGCCCTGCGTGTCCGTCAGCGTCACCACCAGACTGTCGTAGAAGAACGGCGCCCAGCGTGGCACGATAAATTGATAATCGGTCCAATTCACCGCCGTGAGGATCTGCTGCTCCCCGGTGATGAGGTTTGACGCCAGCGAACCCGTGGGGTCGAACGGGTAGGCCAGGTCATTCAAATTCAAAGGCATTCTTATCTCCCAGCGGGTGAAGGCGATATTCTATAGGTTTTAGTCTGTATCTAAGACTACAACAAGCTACAATCATAGTATTCAGAAAGACTTTTCCCGGAGCCACGGCATGTATACGCTAGTTTCAGCCATCGGTAAATCGTTCGCCAGTGAAGGCCGCTGGGTAGATGTGGACATCGGCGCTATGCCCCTGTACCAGATTTACGCGACATACGTGAAGGTCTACGCAGTTCTCACCAATCCATTCGTCGAAGGACAGGTGAGTTTGGACCTCTCACAGATCCAAGCAACCGACGGTGGTCTGTCGATCACCTTCAACGACTTCCTCGCTCAGAACGGGGATACCGTGTTGCCGACTTCGACCACGGTCCCGACTCTCAGCGCCCGCTACGCTGAGTACAAGGATGCCTTCCGGGCGGGTTACAAGGTCCAGCCAGTCAACGCCACTGCTGCCCCGGATGCCCAACTGCCCCTGTCGGACAAGACCTGGCTCTATCTGACCAAGACAGACCCGCAAGGTAAGTCGATTGACTTTGACCTCTGGTACAAGTCGATGATGGTCACGGTCAATGGTTTCTTCCACCGCATCGATGCGACACCCACAGGTGGTTACGTGGTCGATGGGATGCTGAGTAACTTCAAGTGCCATCAGAATCAGATTGGTCTGTTGAACTTCCAGAACCTGGGCAGCCTCACTTACGTGCCGATTACCGCCGGGATGATCTACAAGCAGTCCAGTGATCAGCTCTATCGCAACCAGATGTACGTGAACCTCGGTCAGGACATCACGAACAAGACGGTGCTGCTTTCGCTGGGTGGTTATCTGACGGTGCTGGATGGCAAGACGATGGCGCGCGTCGGAACCGATACGGTCGCGATCAACTTCAACAACCTGTCAGTCATCGAGCGCTTTCACGAATCGCTGCCCTATCTGGACTTCTCGGCGCTGCCGTATCAGAAGGACCCGAATGATCCGAGTCTGATTGTGGTAGCGGACTTCCTCTCGGATGCGAACCTGGTGGCGTATGCGACCATGAGCCAGTCGTTCTTCGTGATCCTGGACAACTCGGAAATCTTCCTCGACTACGAGTATCCGCGCATTGGCGGGATCACCAACAAGCTGACCTCGTTCCTGGAGCCGAAGTACCCGCTCATCAACGGTATCGGTAAGGTGGCAGACTACTGGTCGGTCTACGAAGACAAGCAGTGGGCTATCTCGGTGTACGACAACCGGTATCACAACCGGACCTACGACACGATAGATCTGAAGAACTCGATAATGGTCAACAGTGCCCGTCAATCGCAACAGATCGTGCGGCCTGGTCGCGCTTACTTCCTGAAGATCGGCACGGACTTCGATAGTTCGTCGACCTAACGGCATAAACCCCCAACCTACCCAAGACATCGGGCGGGTTGGGGGTTATGACGCCGAAGCGTTAAGCAGGGGTGTCGCCAGCAGCACGAACGAACGCGAGGAACTGGGCGTGAGCCATGCCCCAGACCAGTGCGAGTTGATCTTGCGAGAGCGTACGGATGTCAGCGCGCGATTCGAACGGAGCGAACGAAACGTAGATCGGACCATCGCCATGCGGCAGGTTGGTGACGATCACTTGCGCCTTGCTGTTACGCAGGAACAGTTGACCCAGACGCGTCGATTCGTCGCGGTAGAAACCATTCGGCCACTGGTTCACTTCCAGATCGCGCGGCGACATCGTGGTGATGTCTTGCGTGTACTGCTTCAGGCCTGCGTATTCCGGTGCCACGAAGCCACGGCCTTGACCGAACACGGTCGGCGAGAGGAACTTCGCGAAGATCGAACCCGTGCCGAAGAAGTGACCGAAGTAGTCGACATCGCTCGGGGCGGCGAGCGGAGCACCAGCAGCCGGAGCCGCACCTTCCACGGTCGGCTTGTTGCGTTGCACACCTGCGTGGATGCCCGAAGCCGACACCGGTGCTTGCGGACGGCTTGCCGAGACGGCGGCCGTGTGCGACTTCATTTCTTCGAGCAACGGCAGCACTGCCGCGCTGGCGGCAGCAGCAGCTTGTTCGATCGGCGAGATCCGCTTTGCGGGCAGATTCGCTTGACCCACGTCAGCCACCTTAGCGATGGTCGGTGCCGTGCGTGCCGGAGCACTCGCGTGCGATGCAGCCTGACGTTCGACAGGCAGATGCGCTTCGATCGCTTCGATGATCGACAGCGAGTACGAGATGTCGGCCATCACGGCCGACACCAGATTCTGCGTGAGGTTCAGCAGGTTGTGCAGGGCCGCTTGTTGCTTGCCCAGACGATGCTTGAGCAGATCCAGCGGATTGAGCGTGGCTTCAGCCGGATCGACTTGTGCGTGTTCGTGACTCATAGTCCTTCTTTCCTTTCAGGCGTTAATGAATGGTAACGTGTTCGTTGTACTTCGCCGGAACAGTGATGTTCTTGGCATCCAGCACGCAAGTCTGCGCATTCGTAAATGAGCCGTAACCACTTTCGTAGTGCGAGATCATGTACAACTGCGAAAAGCTCTGCGTATCCATCAGGTTCTTGATACAGTTCGATGCCGCGGTGCGGTGCTCCAGGTCAAAGCTCGCGCCAAACTCATCCAGGAGCAATGGTGCTTCACCTAAACCCAGATACTTCATGGCGACGACCTTGAAGGCCAGATCCACCACCTCTTGCATCCCACTGCTGCCGTTCTTGACGTCATCCACAATGTTCGCACGGGACTGCACCATGAGCGGGAACTTGTAGTCCAGCTCTGCCCCACGGTCCGTTGCAACGCCACACGGTTGAATCTCCAGCGGGTACGTCCAGATCTTCTTGATGAGCAGGTTCATCTGCTTGACAAAGCGACGAATGAAACCCAACAAGCCTTCTGCGATCAGTCCATCGGTCGGTGACATTTCCTTGACCATCAACTTCAAGGTCTGTTCCCGCAATGCATACTGACGGATCGTATTTTCTAGCTCGGCGATGATGCCCTTCTGAAGCTTCATTTCCTGCAAGGCTTCACTCTTACGAGCGAGGCTCAGCTGCAACGCATTGATGCAGTTCTGGATCGCCTCACGCCGAATCATCTCCACCAGTTCTTTGGTACAGTCTTCGGCTTTGTCGATCAGCGCTTCGATCTTCTTACCGGTTTCCTGCACATCCGACATCTGACGTCGATACGCGCTTTTAGAATTGAGGTAGGTGTTCAACCGCTGCAACTTAACGGTCAGGTCTTCCACTGTCTTGGTGGTTTCCACCAGCCGCTCGGTCACTTCGTTCAGGTTCGCATCACCCAGCTGTTCAGCCTGCTTGATGAGTTCCTTGATCTCCGTGATCTCGCCCTCGTACTTGTGGGCTTCAAGCTCCAGCATCAGGTCTTTCTTCAGCTGGTCCAGTTTCATCAAAGCGATCCGCGGTGCACGCACCACCATCTCTTCGTCGAGCAGGTAATCCCAGAACGGTTGCAGCGCAGGCCAGTTCTTCACACAGCGACTGAAGTCCATGTAGAGGTTCACGTACTGGGTGAAGGTCTCCACTTCGTCTTCGAGCAGCTTGATCGCTTCCTGCACTTTGGTGATCTCATCAGTACGTTCCGTAATCGCTGTCTCGTACTTCTTGATCACTTCCGGATCGTAACCAATCTTCCACAGGTGGTGACAGTTCGGACACTCGACATTACCGTCGTCCTTGTGCGATTCCATGTGCTGCTTCTTGCCACTGAAGAAGTTGATCTCCTTTTGCTTCTGGAGGATCACATCCTTCTGCTGCAGGATCTTGGCCTTGGTCTCGTTGTTCCTCGCCTGACTAAAGCGTCGGTCCTCATTCTGCGGGATGGCGGAGAACGTTGCGAAGAGCAATTCAAAGATCGACTCCAGCGCATTGTTGGCATTGACTGGATGAAAGCCTTCCAGACCCAAGGTGCGTTGGCCCAAGACCTGATTGCGTTTCTCCTGAGCCAGATGCAAACGACGCAACAGTGCATCGACACCTTGCGCACCGGTTTTCTTCAGGAGCTCATGCTTCTCAGTGAGCTTGCCGTGTTCTTCCGCAGACTTGGCCAAGAGCGCCTGCGTGGCCGCAATCTCCTGCTTGGTCTGATCGATGTCTTCGCTGATCTGTTCGACCGAGTCATAGCCCTTCCAGCCAAAGAAGGCCGAGCGATGACGCAACAGGTTGTTAGAGATCGTGTAGAGCTCGTCCAGGACCTCTTCTTGCTCGGTCATGAAGGTAGATACCGGACGAGGCAAAGGCGCCCGCTGGCGCTGCAACTGCTCGATCTCTACGTACAGTTGCTCCACTTCCTTGCCGAGTTTCTTTTCCTCTTCCTCGGTCGTGAGCTTACCCATCTCGGACACCAGCTTATTCTTCGCCAACTTCAAAGCGTGCGTCGAACCGCTGGCCGCTTCCTTCAGGCGCATGTAGAGCCCGATCGCGTAGGTGAAGTCCGAGTCCGACAGCATCGTGAGCCACTTGCGACGATCCGTTGGTCCCATCGAGTGGAACTTCACCAGATTGCGCAGCAGCTCATGAATGTCGTCAGTAATGCCAAATTCGGTTTGGACCAGCTTGCGCTGAACCGTGATGGTGTGACCATCATTGAGTTCGGTACCGTTCTTGATGAAGCTGTGCTTGTTGCCTTCGCTGAACCAGCTTTTCAGAACGTAGGTGCTGCCACGGTGTGTAATCGTTATGGTTTTCGAGCCATCTTTACTGTATTCTTTCGGCTCAGCAGGAAGAGGCGTCAATTCCTTCATCATCGAGGATTTGCCGCTACCATTCGTGCCGAGGATGAGTTGGATGCGTTCGGCGGGTCGGATGACAAAGCGCGTATGGCCGTTCAAGGCGATGCGCTTGTACCCAATCAGCTCAAGTGAAGTTATTAGCATTTCTACTCGTTTTCCACAGCGTGATTCTGTCGTCAGACGATGGAATGGCTGTGTGATTTTTACCAGGACTGAAAATGGAAGAACTTGTCAAAGCTCTCCAGGGGCATGGCTCGCCTGAAGCGAGCATGAGTAAGCTGCAAGTTTACACGTACGGGACAGCGGCAGAGAACTTGGCGCTTAATTCATACGAGCTGGAAATCACCCCGCTTGAACACACGCCGATGGCGGACGGGGAACTGACCACCAACGCTCAGACTTCCACGACGCAAGGTATCGATCTCACAGGGGTCCAGTATCAGACCCAGATGACGTCCTCAGGTACGATTCGAGCCACTTGGTTACCGTTGGGTCAACCTAACCGCATGACGCCGCCTAACGTGCGTCGGGGTGAAGAAGTGGTGGTGTATCGCTTCGGGGATGTGGATAAGTTCTACTGGAATACGGCGCGCAATGACCTGATGTTCCGGCGACTGGAAACCGTGGTGTGGGCAATCAGTGGCGAAGTCATCGAAGGCAAGAAGGTCGATCAGACCAACTCGTACTTTGTGGAATTCAGCTCGCACAAGAAAACCATCACGATTTCGACCAGTACGGGTAAAGCCAACGGTGAGAAGGTCTCGTACCAGGTCCTGCTTGATCCGGGTAATGGGATCTTCTCGATCAAGGACGATCTGGATAACTCGATGTTCTTGGACTCTACTCAGAACCAGTGGCATATCCAGAACGGCGATGGGTCGTTTCTCGACATCACCAAGAAAGCCATGTCAGGGATGGCGGCGGATTCGATCAGCTGGAAGACCAAAGCCTGGTCGATCGATGCGTCCGACACCATCAGCGAGCAGACCACTGCACGCACGATGAAGGCGACCACGGAAACCGTGACGGCCACCACTACCCACAACGGGGACACGATCCACGAAGGCAACATCGGCCTGAATGGTGACCTGACCACCGCACCGGGTAATGATGGTTCGGGTAAGATCAGCATCAAGGGTGAAGCCGAACTGCTGGGCGATCTGGACGTCAAGGGCAATCTCACTGCAGTGACGATTGAGGCCACTGAGTCGATCACGGCGCCGAACCTGCAGTACAACTAAAAAAGTAGGGACATAGTGGGGAGGCCTGAGCCTCCCCTTATGCCCTCGATTTACGAGGCCGTGTTCCACGGATTGAAGCCCGACGGAATAGCATTGACCCACGCGGTAGCACCAGCGTTGATTGTCAACTCATCGGTGACCGCATCCAGCGAGACGCCCAGATAGACTGCTTGTGCTACGCCTGCAGCGACGGCCAGCAACGACAGCGTAATGCCGCCTACACCCGTTGCCGGATTCTGGTTGGCTACCACATCCCCGTTCCATTGCTGGGTGACAGGATTGTAGAACCAAGCCAGCTTCGCATTCAGATCGATCGCGACCCCAACGGTCTGGCCTGCTGCCGGTGAGACACCCAGGTCCTGTGCAATCGCACCGTTGTAGCGTACCCCCGCATCCGCCCCACTAGGCAAGGCTTGGATCGAGATGCCATTGGTGTCACCACCCAACTCACTGGAGGTAAGTTGATTGGCGTTGCAGACACCGAAAGCGACCGAACCAACCAGCGTGTTGATGGTGGCTTCTGCATAGTACTTACCTGAGGTGTGCTCCACCGTACCACGAACCGATTCCCAACCTGCTGCCGTACTGGTGGCCGTGAGGTTAGCGTTCGACAGCGTGATGCCTGCCGGAACCAAGCTGGCGTCCAGTTGATCCGTCGGATTGGCCGGAGGCGTGGTACCGCTCAGCTTGTCGATATTGTCCTGCACGAACTGCTCGAGCGTTGCGTAGGCTTGCTGCACACTTTGCAATTGCTTGGTGAGCGCAATGACCTGTGCTTCGGGTGTCACCGTATTGGTGATATTCGCCTTACGGGCCGCCTCAGCAAGATTGTGATCCGACTGAGACACATTCGTCGTCGGGGACACAATCACCGTCGTGATCGCCACTTGCGTGAGACCAACCGTCGTCTTCACGAGGTTAGCCAGCTGCTGTTTCAGGAACGTGAGGTCCACGTACTCGGGCAACACCCCGATGTCGATCGCCAGCATCAGTGCCTGATACGGGATACCGCCTGAAGCCGGAAAGCTGGCAATGAAGGTGGTCGGTACATAGACCACCGCGCCAGAGCTTGACTGCAGCGTGACGATACAGACACCCGCACCCAGGTCAGCTGTGTACTGATCTTTGAGCGAGCCCGCGTTCTGGCCTTCTTGCGGCACGTAGTACAGGGAGTAAGGATCACCCCCTGCTGCGATAATGCCCTGCAACTGACGGACTTCCAAACACTTGTACGACGCGGTCGCGGAGATCAACGCATCGTACGGTGCTGTCAGGCTCCAGACACCGGTGGTACCGACATCTGGAACCAGGCTAGTTGTAATAACAGCCATGAGGTGCTCCTATTACGACCCGAACTGCGTGTTCGACTTGGCAGCGACCAGGTAGTCGATCGTGTTGTAGTTGTAGACGATGTACAGGATGCCATTACGCAGGAGCTTGGTGTAGCCCAACGGAATGCTCGAGTACTGTGTCATCGTCTCAGCCACCTGGATCATCACAGCCAGCGCTTGCAAGAACGTCTGCGTAGCCTGACTCATGCGGGCGAAGTCCGTCGAGGTCGACGACACGGCGATCAAATCCGGGAAGATCTGTTGCAGTTCAAACAGGTTGTTGCGGTTCTGATCCGAGCAGATCACACCAATTTGCAACGACTTATACGGGTGAGCCATCACCGTGCCGTGAGCATTGATATGAGCAGAAGGATAACTAGCGAACTGGGGAAGCAGCGCAAGCGTTGCCGACAGGTTCGCAATGGGGCTGTATACCGCCGACGCATCGCTGGAGCCACTAGCCCGGCCCGCAATGGCGACGTTCTGCCACAAAGGGACCATCGTGACCTCCGAACGCTTGAAGATGTCCGGGAAGATCGCGACCCACTCATCACGGGTGTGCGAGCTGTTGGCCAGAATGTAGGCTTCCAGCGCGTCACTGATCGAGTCGACGTTATCGCCCGCCATCCCGTAGAGGATGATGGTCCAGTTCGTCGGGATCAGATTAGCAGCATTGTTCGGATCGTTCCAGTCGTACACCATCGTGATGATGTCCGACTCGGGATGACCTGCCTTGGCCGTGTTGACGTTCACCATCAACTGCGGCACCGTCACAGCGTTGACTTCAGCGAGCACCGACGAAGCAGCCTTAAAGAAATCGTCGAGCGGGGTAATCGGCGGCACGATGACGATCGTGAACTCGTCGTACTGGGACTGGAAACTGCCATCTGCCAACCAGATGCGGATGAAGGAACCCGGCGTGGCGAGATCCGTCCAGCTCACCCATTCGGGCACCCAGTGTGTCCCGTCAGTCACCATGGCGCCCGACTGGAACGTGTTGGCAATCGTCTGGAACTGGGTCAGTGCACCAGCAAGCAACTGATCCGCGTACAGCTGGCCAGCGTTTTGCAGGGTCTGGTTGTAGAACCAGGCACAGATCTTCAGTACACGAGTCGCTAGATCGGAATCGACCACTTGGGCCGTTCCATCCGTGGCGCTCAAAAATGAGAGCAGCGTCAGATTCGGCGCGTTGGTTTGGTCAACGTATTCCCCGACGTCCTGGGAGTACGTGCGCGAGATCGTCGAGATTTCACCAATCGCATTGGTGGTGCCCGGCGTATTGTTTGCGAACAGGCCATGCGTCGCAAAACCTTTCAGAGTGTACATCGAGGTCTCTCCAGCAAATCACAGGTCGTTGACACAGTGCGTGACAATGTGTCGGAAATCGATTAGAATAAAACTAAGCATAAAATGAAGCAATAGGGGTTATCATGCTGGCATGGAAAACTGTTACCCTCTTGTGGCCGTTTCTAAAGGAGCTTTTTCTGGGGAAGAAGACGCTCCGGGAAGCCCTCAAGACAAACAAAGGGCGAGTCTTTGTGATCCTTGGGATCATTGGCTCGGTGATCTTGAACGTTTGGCTGGTCCCCAACATTGTCCGCATCTCCGCAGACTACGTAGACCTGAAGCACAGATACGATGACTTGAAGAAGTCTGACGATACTAAGCAGCCTGCGCCGCCAACGCCTCCGACCAAGGTGAAGACGGACATCGCCGCTGCCAAAGTTACTGACTCACTGCCCGCTGGCTATCGCTCTCCGGCAAGTGCGCCGGAAGTTCCCACGGCGACGGTGCAGCAGTGGTCCAGTTACGACGACACGCTGTCGCGGTTTAGTGCGATTGCTCAGCGTGAGCGGCATCAACGGTAGGTAGAAGAACATGAGATTTCTCAAATACGCTGTAGTGCTGGCCATCGGCCTTACGGGGTGCAATAGCTTTAACACGTACGATCAGGCCGCTCAACACCAGGGGCAGGTGAAGAGCACTAAGGATGACAAGGGCTTCTGGAATAAGATCTTCGGCAGCGATGAGGCTGCCAGCGATCCGACCGTGGTCGAAACTGTCAACCCCAACCCCCTGGTCGCTACACGGGATGAGCGGGGGCAAACGCTGTGTCCGACGGCTAAGCTGGCAGCAGTCCCTGGGCTGCCGCCTTTGCCAGACGATCAGCTGAAGCAACTCAGCCCGAAAGACAAGGATGCGATCATCGCACTGCTGACCAATCACATCGACGAGCTGCGTTCTTACGCCAGCAAAATCCGTGATCAGAAGAACGGTGAACGTGCCCGCTACATGGCTGATTGCCGCCGCTGGATCATGCAGCATCAGCAGTAAAAAAATGCTTTTTTGACGGGGTAGGGTCATGTTCTGCGACAGACCCGCCCCTTAAACATGACGACTTCTACCATTCAAGATTGGCTTCAATCCAATCTATCGCTTTATGTCCATGGGGATTTACGCAAGCGTATTCCTTTGCCGGGTGTGTATGCGATTTATTTCCCTTTGACTGATGAAGTCTTCTTCGGGCAGACCAAGCACCTGTACCGAGGTCGTCTTAAACACCTACGTGCTTTGAAACGGGGTGTAGCCGAAAACAAGGGTTTGCAACGAGCATTTAAGGAAGGTAAGCGAGCCTTTGATTTCTACTACATCAACCTCCCTCAGCAGGTCTCGAAGGAGGTAGCGCAGGACTACATTGGCCTGCACCACGATCAACCTTACCTACTGAATGAGGCGAGGGCCGAACGGACTCACAAAGTACATTCTACTGCGCTGGCGGATAGTCTGACGAGTCCGAACAAGTCTGATTCGGTAAGATTAGAAAAGAAAGGATTACAGCGTATGGCTAGTATCGTTACAGCACAACCGGAAGTTATTCCGGTGATCATCCCCGCGGTCTCAGACGAAGAAGCCCCCACGGCTAAAGTCATCAAACAGACACAGATGCTCACGGATGCGCCGTTGGGTGTCGTGTACCACACGGATGGTGGTGCGCGTCCCAATCCGGGTCCTGGAGGCTGGGGCATCCACGGCTATCTGTACCGTGCCGTGAAACCGAAGAAGGGTTCGGGTAATCCGGACCATGTGTTGACCGTCGACGGGTATCACGCCAAGGCGGATTACAACAAGCAGAAGGAACTCGACTGGGGTCCGGAAGATTTCCAATACTGGCTCGACAATCCGTTGGGTCGCAAGAAGTATCTGGAAGTCATGCCGGTCAACTACGTGGATGGTTACGGCTGGTTTGCCGAACCGGTCACGAACAACATCGCGGAACTGGTCGCTGCGACTGCAGCACTGGAACACGCGGCGCAGTTCGACGTAAAGGTGGTCCAGATTCGAGCGGACAGCCAATACGTCTGCAAGGGCTTGGCTGAGTATGTCCCGGCTTGGATTCGTAACAACTGGATCAAGGTCGATGGCTTTCCGGTCAAGAACAGCGAGTACTGGAAGAAGCTGGTAAGTGCTCGTGATGTGCTGGTGAATCGGGGCGTGGTAGTTCGTGTCGACTGGATCAAAGGTCACAATGACCATCTCGGCAACGAGTTGGCCGATCAGGCAGCAACGATCGGTGTGATGAAGGCCCAGCAGTTGCTCTTTGGTAAGCCGTGGCAGTTCAATCCCGATGGTCCCGCAGTCGTGGCCTATTCGGATCTCACCACGGACGAAGCCGAGGGCTATTGGAAGTACGACACGGAGAAACATCCGTTCATTTCCATGCCGCGGATGTATTTCAACACCTGTGAGGAGTATTGTCTTCCGGGTGTGTACTATCTCGGCAATGGCAAGGAAGAAGAACATCCGGGTAAGCGAATCTCTGACGGTGCATTCGCTGTGATTAAACTCGCGGAACCGGACAGAGTGCTCGAACTGGTTCGCCGGTATCAGAGCAAACTGGCCGATAACGTTATGGCTCTCGCCCAAGCGCGTCTGGACTTTATCTATCGTCCGGACATCCACAAGAAGCTGATCGATCATGGTCCGCTCGTGATGGTTCAAAACGACCCGTCGCGACTGGATACCTACGATCTACACAGCCTCGACAAGGACAAGCAGAAGGAGCCGATCACTCGTGAGTTGAGACCGCCGCACTTGGCCATGCGCGCGGTAGAGAACGTTGAGCTGCTCACACAGAAGCTCAATCAGTATCTGTCGAAGGACCCGGACGTCGTTGTCACGGATCTCACTGACATACTTTATGAGAAGAGTCAAAAAGTCGTCAAGAAAGAGACGGTCGACATCTGCACGCTAAATCCGAAATACAACGTCGGGTTTGCGGCACTCGAAGTCAATGCCAATTATAAGACGGACGAGGGTATTTCGTCTGCGCCAGTGATCCTGACACTTGGCATTGACCTCATCGATCGGAACGCTCTGAAGCGGCTCGAGACGTCTCATCCGAAAGTCAGCCTTATCAGCTGGCTGGAGGCCCCGCACATTTTCCGTTACGCTTCGGTCATTGAGATCGACGGTTGTGTCGGTATCTGGGCGGGACTGTATTCCAACGTGCGAATTGTGACACCGCAATCCCGCTAACCTATGAGGGCTGCATCTTTTTACCGTCAAGTGTAGCTCTATTGGAGTTCTGCCCTATGCAACGGTTAACTGCACGTCTGAAGTCCGGCGTCGCAAGTCTCCTGGAATCGTCACTGCCTGGTCGTACCAAGCGACTGATCCTGTTCACGTCGCTCGCGGCGCGGGCCAAGGAGACTCAAGACCTGGACGTCACGACACTTCGCAAGCTCAACAGTCTTATGGATCTGGCGGGCTCGGAGGATGCGATGAAGTGGCCAGCATCGCTTTCTCGCGCGATTTGGGACGGCAAGCGCTCGGTCGACGCCATTGAAATGCTTGGCAAGGGGGGTCCGCTCCCTGAAGCCACGATCAGAGATCTTGTCCAACAGATCAAAGCCTGCATTCCTCGCTGTTTGCGTTACGGCCGAGAAGGTGATCTGGATGCAGATCTCGAGAAGTTCGTGCATCACAAGTCGGAAGTGCTGGGTTAATCCTGGCATCGCGAAGAAGGTCATAACCCACTAGCCCGCCCGAACGATTGGGAGAGCTAGTGGGTTTATGCCGTTACTTCAGGATCTCGGTGATCTTGTCGACACTGGCGTTCACTGCCGTAGCGTAGGCGAGTACACGGTAGTAGATGACGGAGAAGAACTCGAGCTCGCTGGCGATCTGGAACGCACCTTCGGCGAGTTCCTGGGCGACTTCGGGTGCGCTCGATTCCAGCTTGCCATCCTTGAGCAGGCTGATGACCTTGTCCATCAACTGACCGGCTTCCTTGACCTTGTGGTTCAGGGCCGTACGGTCAACGGAGTTCATCTGCTTGGACAGTGCGTCGACTTCGCCGAAGACGATTTCCCAGTCCTTGTTGCGCGAGACGACGTCGCCGTACTTGCGCTTGGTCTCGTGGCTGCCAGGTTTGAAGAGCGCGCCCATTTCCTTCAGGATCTGGTCACGTTCCGTTTGCATGCCCTGGTACACCTGGACGCTGTTCTTCGTCTCGAAGCGCTGGAACTCATTGGTGATGAGCATGGCCAGATACGTGGTGTACGTATTCAGGAGGTCGCGCACCTTCAGCGCATGGTCAGCGGCTTGATGCAGCACGTTGCCGAGTACGACGAAGTCAGCGTCGAAGCCTTCGGGCACCACCACGGCGAGCGGGCTGATGTCGACGAAGTTGTGTTTCTCGACAAGCTTGATGAAGTTGCGTTGATCGCGCGAGAGCGGGATCGGTTTGTCGTTGGCCGAGAAGCGCGCCACGAAGTTGCTGAAATGCGATTTGATGTCCGGCATGACCTTCTTGAGCATGCTGGTGACATCGAGAGTCTGGACGCTGAAAGTCTCCAGCGCCACGACGTCACGATGGTGACGCAGAGTTTGAAGCGAGTCCATAGGTGTCCTTCAGTGTGAAAGAGAACGTGTTTGCCATAACATGCGCGCACGACTTACGCGAGAGTAGTAAATTTCACCGTCAAACGCCATCATTTGTAAGGCTCTGTTTCCCGTCTCTCTAACAAAAGTCAACGCAATGGAATTTCTCCAACCTAAAATTACTGCTGCGCCGCCGGTCAAGCTGATGATCAACATCGGGGCGTTGATGGACATCCCGACCGGGACGTATATCGAAGGCCGTCGGGGTGAGCACATCCTGAATGGCGGTCTGGCAACGCTCACGGGGGTCGTGGGTATCGGTAACAACTTCAAGTCGACGGTGATGCACTACCAGATGCTCACGGCGATGTCACGCTTCGAACGGGGTTCGGCCAGCACGTACGACACCGAAGTCAACATTCAGGAATGGCACTTGGCGGAAATGATCCGTCGCGTCGAAGGCCTGCACGAAGAAGACGTGCTGCAAACCGGTCGCTGGATTATCACCGACAAGACGATGCACACCGGCGATGACTGGTACGCCAAGCAACGCGAGTTCCTGGAAGACAAAGCCAAGAACGCCGCGAAGTGGTCGGTCGATACGCCGTTCTGGAATCGCGATCGTTCGGGACCACTCAAGATGATCATCCCGACGTTCAACGAGATCGACTCCTTCACGGAATTCGAAACCTCGGACGTGATGGACATGCAGGACAAGAACGATCTGGGCGAGTCGGGTGGTAACACCATCCACATGCGTCAAGGTCTGGCCAAGCTGCGCCTGCTGATGGAAGCACCGCGCTTGAATGGCCAAGCGAACAACTACTCGCTGATGACGGCGCACATCGGCAAGGAATCGACGATGCAGAATGCGGGCCCAGCAGGCTCGGTTCCGATCGTCAAGCTCAAGCACTTGAAGAACGGCGACAAGATCAAGGGCACCACCGACAAGTTCACCTTCATCACGCACAACTGCTGGCATGCGTACAACGCCAGTCCGTTGATCGCCGCAGACAAGAACGGTCCGGAATACCCGCGTGACTCGGACGACAAGATGAAGCTCGACACGGACTTGAACACGGTCCAGTTGCGCAACCTGCGTTCGAAGTCGGGTCCCTCTGGCATGGCGATCACCCTGATCGTCTCGCAGACCGAAGGCGTGTTGCCGTCATTGACCGAATTCCATCACATCCGTGAACAGGACTACTACGGTCTGGTCGGCAGCAAGATCAACTACGCACTCGCTATCTACCCGGACGTCAAGCTGGGTCGGACCACGGTACGTTCGAAGATCGACGAAGATCCGAAGCTGCGTCGTGCGTTGAACATCACATCGGAACTGTGCCAGATGTCGTACATGTGGCATCACCTCGACGACCTGATGTGCACGCCGGAAGAACTATACAACGACCTGAAGGCGAAGGGTTACGACTGGGACACGCTGCTCAATACGCGCGGCTGGTGGACCACGGATGAAAACCATCCGCTGCCGTTCCTCTCGACCATGGATCTCTTGCGCATGCGCAAGGGTCTGTACCATCCGTACTGGTACCCGGTCGCCGTAGATGCACTGAAGGCTGCTGCGTAATGGCACGCCTGACGCGCTGGATCAAAGAAGCGCTTTGCAAGCACTCGAAACGCACGATGGTGAAGACCGATCTGGTTCTCGCTCAGCACGTGTGTGACGAGTGCGGCAAGCGGATCGTCGAACCTTACAATGGCTTCAAAGCCCTGGGTCAGTATGAGCGAAAATAAGCAAGAAATTCCTGTGGTGTCGCCGGTCAAGTTCATGATCAATGACGTGGTCGAGCACATCAAGTCTGGCGGCATCTACGTGGTCGCTGGATTGCCGACGGAATACGTGATCGAGGCGACCCGTGAACCGGCCTACGCCTACCGCATGAAAGACGGTCGCGTCTGTATTCGCTGTCAGAGCGAGTTCGAAGACGGCCGTTTCGAATATCGTGGCCGGGCCGACGGCTCGACCTATCCCAGAGAAATCATCCGCGGGATTCATCCCCGCGTGTAGGAGCACCAACATGAATACCGGCATTGCCCTGAATCCCGAACAAGCTGCACAAGAAGCACAAGCACCTGCAGCGCCCACGCTCGAAGCCAACCTGGTCGATTACGTTACCAACCGTCTGAGCGAGAGCGGTCACCCGAATCCGAGCTACTGGCAAGGCGGCCTGCATCCCGATGCGTTTACGACGCACGAGTTTGGCATTCACCGCTTTCTCGTGAACCGTCAACTGCGTCTGGTCCTGGGCAACCTCCAAGCCAACACGACCCAGGAGCGTTTCTGCCTGGTCGACGGCGGTACGGCCGATGACTGGAAGCGCCTCTTCGAGGACAAGATCCTGCCGTGCCTGATCAAAAACGCACCCCAATCGGCTGCCGCGAACTAAGGCATCCGCGACTGACGTACGACGGCAGTGCTGGATGGCAGATTAGTCGAGAGTCCTGCACCACTGACATCTACGATGCGATCATCATCGTAACCGGCAGCTGGAACTTTAACGATTACGATTTGTTCTGTGATTGTTTAGAGCGACGGCTGCTCCGAGATGATCTCGTCGACCTGCCTCTGATTTGTTTTGTGTCCTGTAAGGCCAGCAAGGGCGCTGATGATATGATTATCCGCTGGTGCCAAGAGAACGGCTTCCCGTGGGCAGAGTTTCCTGCCGACCGGAATCAAGGCCGTAGCGCAGAGTTTGCGTGTAATGCTCAAACGGCACAAGTGGGAACCCATCTCATCGCCTACTGGGACGGAGTGTCACCTGTAACTCGCCATATGTTCAAGCTCTGTGAAAGTCAGGGCTTAGCTGTGAGCGTGAACCTGGTGGACCCGGACCTGGACTGGCAAGAAAGGACCACGACATCATGGCAGGCAACCGCAAGGCCGCAGAGGCTGTAATTCTCGAATGGATCGAGAAATTGATCCCGGACTCGGGTAACCGAGATCTGTACGCGAACCTCTTCGCGGGAATGGATGACGCAGCGTTTGCTGTGTGGATGGAAAAGCTCGAGCGACAGGAGATTCGGCTGGCAGTGGTTGCGCCGAACCTGGCGAAGTCGTCGCTGGACATCGATCGGAACCTGAAGCTGGCTGACGAACTGGGCCATAACTTCTTCGAACGGATTCTGATCGACAATGGCAACGATATTCCGCCGTATCTCTCACCGGTTCGCTACTTGGTGGTTGATCTCCCCCTGCGCCGTCAAGCGCAGCTCCTGGTCAAGAAGATCTCGATTCCTGAGGACACTAAGTCCGTGGATGACTTTACCGGCCAGCCGACCGGCAAGTCCAAGGGCTCGAAGATCTCCTATCCAGAGACCCAGATCATGGCTGCACTTAATCTGGATGCCAACCTCACCGAGATGCTTAAGTATCGCGGCGGCGACGAGAAGGGCTTTGACGCCCTCAACTCCTCCATCAGTAAAACTGGTGGTGTGTCGCTGCAATCGATCGAGAAGCTCGGCACCCAAGTGAAGTCGACGCAGACTCTGTCCATCATCCTCACTTGCATGCACCTTGAGAACACGTTGTGATGGAAGAAGATCCGAACTCTCCGTGGTATGAGGATTCATGCGACCGGGATGATCTGTTTCTCGTCTGTCTGATCCTCGAGGTCATTCTCATCGGGCTACTGAAAGCCTGGTCTTAGGAGCAAAGATGTCCGAAGTTCATAAACGCGTGATGGCACAGATCCGTGCATGGAAACTCATGTACGACTCCCAGCCCTGTCGCGTCATCGTTACACCGAAACAGCAATGAACATCAATGTCGCGTTTGTCGACAAATGGATCACGCTCGAACTGGCCGCAGTGCTCTCAGCAGAGCCTGCGCCAGTTCAGCCTCTTGATCCACCCAGGAAGGAAATGGGTTTTTATGCCCTGCATTTTCCGGAACATGATTACGTGTACTTTGGCGAGGCTGGTGACTTGGCTTTTGCTAAAGCGAATCACCTGTACAAGCTCAGATGCAATAAACATGATCAGCCGGAACTACAACAGGCTTATAACGACGATCCGCAGGGCAAGGTCCTCTTCTTCACGATTCCTACGCAAACTCGTGAAACAGGACGGCGGATTCTCGAGCAATTTCTGAAAGCCTACGAAGGGCAAGAGAAGCTTTTGAATGGGGGTATGAAGTGAATGGATTAGCACGTAGTCAACGTGAGCAACCGGTGGACCCGACGGTGTTCGTCAATGACGACATGGAAACCGTAGCAGGGGCTTTCCAGGAAGCATTCAAGACAGTACTGGCACAGTACCTGAATGAGGAGCAGCTAGTCGCTGTCAAGACCTTTGTGACTAAGGTCGTGGTGGAAGAGAAGCCCTGGATGTGGTCTTCTCCGGAAGGCGTAGAACACTTGCTGGACCTGGTGATGGTCGACGAGCTGATCCGCGACTTTGTGATGACCTTGGCCTTCACGTTTTTCGCACGCTGGGGCGAGGCAAGTGTTAAATTTACTGGGTTGACTGATGCATTGAGCTGGGGTACGTCAGCAGACAATGACAACGGTGATGATCGACAGCTGGTTCTCATGCCAGACGTCATCAATTCTCGTTTGACCCAGCAAGCTGATGTGAAAAAATACCTAGCCGCTAATAAGTGGGTAGTGACTCTTCTGTTGATCAAGTTGTTCGTCATACCACCAGGACCGGACGAACCGCCTGCTCGCAAGAAACAGCCAACCATAACAGGTTTTCAACAACAGTAACCGGGGGTCCAGCCGAATCCGCTAATGGCTGGGCTTGATGAATGAGTCAGAAAGCAGTTGCCGTAGTCTACGCCGAGCTAGACGCTTTGCTAGACACGCGTGCAGGAACACTGGCTCGCTTGAGCCAGGAAGTAGCAGCTGAAGTCTTACGCGGTAACTACCACAAACGTGAATCCGACCAATTCGCGGGTGTGGACATGAAGGCCTACCGGGTCCTTTATGCGAAACGGGATGTCGAAACGCTTAAAGCGTCACGTCCTACCAAGGCGCTGCTCCTCATGAGCGCACTTGTCCGGTATTTGAAGGAACAGGCGACTGTACGTCCGTACCATGAGACTACGAAAGTCGTCGTCAACACGTTCCCGTACAAGCTGGACAGAGATGAAGAAGCTGAGTTGGGCACGGTCATTGCGACCTGGATTTCAGGGCTCGCGCCGGTTGAGCTCGTACATATGCGCCCACATGAGCTTACTCCTCTGTACATCAAACAGCAGTCGTATTCGAGTATGTTGATGTACGAGTACGATGAATGGATGAGTCTGCATTACGCAGCCGACAATAAGCACGCAAAGCCTATCCAAGATGTTGCTATATTCGCACCAGCGATATACTTCGCGGAAAAGCCCAGCGATGAAGAAGTTCAGCAAGCGATCGACATTGCAGCCCATCCACTGCAAGCTGTTGAAATCTTGGCGAGATCCCTCGTGGGTCTCAACTTGATTGATGTCGAATACTTCAGCATCATTCGACCTTCCGGACCGACACAAGGCCCCGTACACTAGACCCCACTTGTGAGCGGTCTAGTGTATGGAGCACCGTATAGGTCAACGGATCGGGTTTCAGCTGGTTGCGTTCTCTTCGGGAGCGAACTGAGCGTGGAACGAATCGAAGTCTTGCTGAGCGGGGTTGGTAGCAACCTCGCCTTCGACGAGTACAGGATCAGGCACATCGCTTCCAAGCGCAGGTACCTCCCTCGGGACAGGTACAGGAGCTTGGAAGGTATTGCCGCCAGAGCCCATTTGACGCAGGAGCTCGGCGATGTTCGCCGCCATGCCTTCCTGGTTTTGAGTCTGTTGTTCTTCCACGCGGATCTTCATCTTGCCCAAGGCCTGACGATCCATGCCGTCGAGCGTTTGGTTCAGCGTGTTGATGACCTTCGGGTCCTGCAGATTCTCCAGATCCTTTACCAGCGAAGTGACGATCTGTTTACGAATCCCTTGGGTGTAGTCGAGGACGGCTTCGTCAGCATCCTGACGCCCGACCACTTCGACTTCTGTTTGTTGAGACATGATCGAGTCCTCAGAATAAAAATAGACATATATTACCAACTAAGAAGAATGGTAAATCTGTCCTTATCAGATGCCCCACAAAACGGGGGCGGTGTCATAGTATCCGGTAAGAATCCACGCACATACGACGTTTTACAACAAGAGGAAACCATGAAGTTGCTCGATTGGTTGTTGGCGCTCTTTGAAGAGAAGGGCGTACTTGGTCCAAAAGAACACTACGCTGCACTGCAGCTGAAGTATCAGGACCAATCCGTGTTCAAGCCTAACCGCAAGCAATGCGCGGAATTGCTAGGGTTGCTTGATCCACAACAGTATCTGAATTACGATCCGCATTACGGGCGTTCGATCACGCTCAGTGCGGAGACCCCTAATCTCGAAGCCTTCACCAAGAAGCTTCAAGATGCCTCGGCGATGGTGATCCGTGAATACCGGATTCCCAATGACTGGGTGCGCACGGATGAAGTCGTCGTACCGTTTGACAAGCTGTTCATCGGCGTGGATGGTTGTTACATCACCGACTTCACACAGGCTGTCGCGAAGTTCAAGACAGCAGCCTCTCGACTGTGTGATTTGATGGAAGCCTCGGACGATGCAACGCACGGCATCCACGAGCACAACCTGCGCATGCTTTCTCGACTCTTTGTCCAGATGCGCGACTTGACGACCTCGATGTTGGAGGTCTCTTTACAACAGTAGTTTACAACTAGCAGTTACAACAGTTACAAGCGAGGCTACAATGGCTAAAAACCAGATGGCGAATATTCTCGCCAAGACAGACAAGGACATTGGCAACACGTCCATGGCGAACGGGGTCCTCTCGCGTCTGTTCCGTAAGATGCTGATGACGATGAATGTCAACGAGAATCGTTGGAACCTGCTGATGCATGCGTTCCTCAACGATGCGCGTAACGGTATTCCTCAGACTCGCAAGGATCAGACTAGCATGCGAGGTAACCTCACCAAGGAGTTTGCGCGGCCGCAGATGACTTGGAAGGTATTTTGCAAGGCCATGATGTTCATGCAGTTTACGCGATTCGAGGTGTGTATCATTGCCCGCACTGCTTCTGGTAAAGAAGTGGCGTTCAGCACTGAGGTGAACCTCGGCGACCGGAGCAGCGGCAACCTTCAATCCCTGGCCGAGCCCGAGAAAGGAGACAAGGACGAGTGAATACTTGACCGGCTCCTTATTTCCCGAGCTGCTGGACTCGGGTGACTAATTTATCGCGAGGAAAGCGAGATGTTGAATGATCGCGAAAAGAAGTTGCGCACGCGTCGCCGCATGGTTAGTGAACAGCACCAGCTGGACATTGAGCACGCCCATCCGCGCGAACGCACGAACACTACAACAAAGTCGGGCGCGAAGCCCGCGGAGAAATCCATGAATGCAGTGATTGAGACCAAAGACCAGCTTGTGCATGCCCCGACTCACCCCTTGGTCCTGGAAGACGGTGTCAAGCACATTAACATCGACACCTACGCCAAGACGGAACTAGGGAAGATGTTGGTCCATAAGTACCCGGCACGTTTTGAGCATCCCAAGTTCGGCCGCTTCCGTTCGGTCGAAGGTTTCTGGGGCTTTATTCGTACGGGGGCCCGTGAAGATCGTTGGCGTTATCTGTCCGGCATGCCTGCCAAGCGCGAAACTCGCAACTTGGACAAGCGCTGGATCAAGAATTTTCACCAGATCATTATGGAGGCCAACTTCCACAAGGTGAGTCAGAACGAAGAGATCAAGAAGTTGATGTTGGCTTCAGCGCTCCCGTTTGATCACTACTACATCTTCCGCAGTGAGCAGATGAAACCGGATGACCCCGGCCTACCGACCCGTCCGCAGATCGCGAGCTGGCTGTGTGAAGGTTTCGAGGAAATCCGTCGCCTGCTGCGCGAAGGTAAGCAACCCGTAGTCCCTGACTACGAGGATGTGTACCTGGGCGATAACGAAGTCATTAATCGCTAAACGATGTAGTGCGACGCGGGGGGCCTTCGGGCTCCCCGTATGCTCTCTTCTCTTTTTTTTTGCTTTCGAGGTCGATATGCCGTCAATTACCGATGCTGTACAGAGCGCGACGAACGCAGCGGCCGCCGCATCCAGCGCGGCGTTGACTGGTGTCAGCGGGTCCGTACAGGCTGCACAAGCCGCTCTCGCACCTAACGTGTGGGTTGGTGCCGCTGATAACAAACTGGCCACTGCAGACCCGTATAACCCCCCTAATGCGCCGTCTGTTATCACGGATGTCCAGAACCTATTTCAGAAGTTCGACTTCACGATCACGGACGTGCTGCGCGGTGGTAAGTACATCGCTGCCCAGGCGATCGGGATTGCGCGTGATGTGAAGATGCTCACCTCGGGTGACATCACTGCACGTATTCTGGGCGCATCGCTCTTAACCAAGAGTGCACTCAATGCGCTGGGTGCGGTAGGACTTGGCAATGTGGTGGATTCCGTCAATAGCGGTATCTCGATGGCCGAGGGAGCGATTGGCGATGCAGTCGGAACAGTCGCGAGTGAGGTCTACGCTGATCTGAATGGCGTGGTCCAGCAGGTTTCGTCTGCAGCTGCTCAAGGTCTCTCGGCAGTGGGAGCCTGTATCAATGAGCTCGGCGTGAATGCGTCGTTCTCCATTGCAGACAGTGGAGCGAAGATCGGTCTGTTCGCAGGATTGATTCAGTCGTCGTGTGGTTACGGCATGCAGGGTTCGTTCGGTAGCCTGATGGCCAGTGTGACAGATCGCAACATTCTGGGTGCCGTGACGATGCGGGTGATTCCGTCGATCGTGCAAGGCTCCGATGTGAAGAGCCTGCTGCAGATTGGTCTGACGTTGGGTTCGCGACAAGCCTACGCCTATTCACCGAATATCCTGGCGAACTTCAGCTCGCAGTATTCAACCCCGCTCGGTACCGGTGCCTCGGGTAACGTGGATTACTCGGGTGCGTTCCAGGACACCATGGCTGCATACAGCGCAGTTGATCCGGACTGGGCCACGTTGAATCGTCAGACGACGATCACGGACGAGAATGGCAATGACCTTACGCAAACCGATGCGGCGTTCAATCTGAATGCTGTTGCGAATGGTTCGCAAGACTTCCAGACCATGGTTCAGCAAGGTGCCATGGCGTCGACCGATCCGAATGACAAGCTGATGTTGCTGGCGAACCAGGTACAGCAGACCACCGTGGCGAGCAAGCTGGCCAGTCAGTTCCCGAAGACGGTGTTTGACGGTAATAGCCAGATTACGTCGGACACGCAAGATCCGCAAGTCATCGCACTGGGCACCACGACCCCGACTGCACCGTCGGGTTACTCGAAGGTGGCACCGAACAACAACCAGCCGGTGAACTACGATATCCAGGCCGACGGTATCCACGACATCAAGGACGCCAAGCTGGAGAATGGCATCTATGTGTGGCCGGACGGTTACTTCCAGGTTGGGGCAACTCACCAGGGTTCCGACGGCGGAGGTTACGTCTCGAAGGGCATCACGTTCAACTAAGGTTTCAACTAAGGTCATAGACGCCCAGGGTCACCCCTGGGCGCTATGCCGTCATTACTGACGTACGGTACCGCGGAAGATTGCCGAGACCACATGGCCTGGCAACGTATCGCCCATGAAGGAAGCGAAGTGTGATGTGCTATACCACGTCTTCCAGGTCGTCATGGCGCGCGTCAAGTTGAGCTTGAACTTGTTCGCAGAGTAGATCTGATCCGTTAGACCCATCCCCGAGAGCACCGCCATGTAATCCGTGAACGTGTTGTCATCATCAAACATCGAACCGATGGTCGCCGCTGCATTGCTCGCAGCATCGGCTACGGAACCCAGCGCACCACCCACTGCGGCACCAGCAGCGGCACCACCGACTGCCGTCACCGGACCACCGCCTGCGCCCACTACTGCGCCTGCGATACCACCGATCTCGGAACCGGTCGCTGCACCATTGCTGGTAAAGCCTTGGCTAATCGGCATGGCCAACACGGTCGACATATCGGCGAACGAGATGCTCACCTCAATGCCCATTGCGTGACCTTCGCGGTTCCAGCCGGTGTTACCCGTGCCACGCGAGATGGAGATCGACTCCACCATGGCGAGACGTGACTGACAACGACCCCGGTCAAAGATTTCGCACAGGAACGGACTGGTGTACGACTGCTTACCGGTTGCAATCGGCAAGGACATCGCCAACAGCATCGCGAGTGGCACGTACAGGTTCAACAGCTGCGAGACGCGATTGCCATACGGGCTGATCAGGTTGATCGTGTACGTCATGCGCGGCAACGACGCTACTGAGTCCTGCCAGTTCCGCGGGATGTCCACAAAAGCCGAACCCCCCAACGCCGCCAGACCCGAGAGCGACACTGAATCCAGCGCACCCTTGACCAGATCCCCGACTGCTCCGATTGCAGCGCCCAAGGTCTGACCGGCAACACCGCCCAGGATGTTGCCGTTAGCCAGATCGAATTCAGCCGAGCGAGCCTGCGAGGAGATGCCGTTGATCTTCTGCTTGATCTCCGAATCCTGGAACGAATTGGAGAAGCTCTCACCGACCTGACCCGTTGCATTGACCCGGAACGACACGAAGGCCGAACCGTCATCCATCTCTGCGCCGAGGAAGTCAAAGAAGCCCGCGTCGTACGCCTGACTCGGCTGTGTGGTTCCGTTGGAATCGTTGTTCAGGGATTCCGTGGTGGAGCTACTACCATCCGAACCAGACGCTTGGGTTTTCGATTGCGAAGAGCCCAGCCACTTTTGCAAGTAGTTGGTCCAGCCACCACCGCCCGTATCCGTCAGCTGTTGGGTATAAGCCCGTTGAATCGCTTGCGAGAGGTTCAGGTTGTCCGAGTTGTAGACCTGTTCCAGATTCGCATGATGCAGACGATTCAAACGCTGAGCCCGGTTGGCCATCGCATAGACGTCGATCGAGCCACCCTGGTTGATGATGTCCGGCAACAGCTGATGCAACTGCGTTTGCGCAGCCGAATCAAACTGGTAGCCATTGGTCAGGGTCTGGGCCAAGGACGTACCGCCAATCCGAGGCACCACGCCCATGTTCACCGCAATCTGGTTCACGATGGTTTGCACCGCGTTCCAATAGAGCGGCATGGCGGGCTTCGAGTAGTAGAACTTGCTCGACGGTTTCTGCAGGAAGAAACGCGCGGCATTACCCAGCAGCGTCACAGCCAGCAGTTTCCACGAGAGGATCGATACCACAAACCCAGCTGCCCGGCCGAGTTCGTAGAATGCCGACGGTGCCCGACCTGTACGCGCCAGTGTCCCTGCACTCGTGTTGTAGAAACCCGAGAAGAAGGTGGTCAGCGAATTGAAGGACGGTACACCACAACGAATGTTGATGACCTGGGAGTGAGCCTCGATAGCTTCCCCGTAGTAGCGGCCAATACCCACGTTCCCGGCGCGGTTCTTACCGCCGGTGTCGACCCCGTACGCACTGCGCGGTTTCAGGTCAGCATAGCGGGTGAATTGCGGAGGCGGGTTAATACAGAGACTACCGCCTGGTGCGGTATCGGTAAAACTAAAACTCACCGGAGTGAAGGTGCGGTTCTCCTGATCGACCGTTTGCAGGTCTTTTACTTGAACCAGGAAAGACTGTCGCACCCAACTGGAGTCTTTGTTGAGGTTGTTGACATTATTCTGGGAGCTCACGTCTACTCCTGTAGCGAAATAAGAAGGGGACCCGAAGGCCCCCTCCAGTTAGACCATTTTGCTCATCGACACCGGAGGCGTCGGCATGGACGTCGGGTTCTTGCGTTGCATAGCATCAGGCGAGGCACTGCCGCCAGTCGGTGCAGGTGTGTTGCTAGGCTTCTGGCCAGATTGGCCGACGCCCATCTTCACGAGCTGCTGCAAGGCTTGAAGCATGCCCTGCTGGACTGTCAACGATTGCTTCAGCACATCGGTCACCGGACCCAGCGACTTGGCCAGGCTTTCGGCCTGGTAGTCCCCTTGTGCTGCCAGATCCTTGTTGCGAGTCTGGAAGCCTGTCACGGAAGCCGTTTGCGAGGCAATCGAATCTGGCTGTGCATTCACTGCAGCCGAGGCATCGCTCGAAGCCGAAGGTGTCGGGGTCGTGCCCTTGGTGGCCGGAGCCGGTCCAGGGGTTTGATCCGCTACCTTCATCATGCCACCACCGCTCGGCGCAGCACCACCAGCTGACGGAGCAGCACCCGGTGCACCCGTTGCATCAGCTTGCTGCGCAGCATTCGGATCAGGCTTACCACCCAATGCACCGCTGGCTGCCTGGGACAGGTACGTCTGGAATTTAGCTGCCCGGTCTTGCAAGCCGTTGTAGCCGCCATTGATGGCCTTCGTGACTGCTGCCACGTCACCATTCTTAGCTGCCGCTGAGCTCACTCGACTCTTCCAGTACGCAATGGCAATCTTGGCCGCATTGACAGGATCACTTGCGAGGTCCGGGTTATTCACCAGGTCCAAGCCAGTCAGCTTGCCAAACTTGATGTAGTTGTCCTTACCGGTCAACTGCACCACACCGCGACCACGATACTTCCAACCATCGCCCGGATCTTTGTTCCCCATGCGACCACCGTAAATCCGGTTAGCGATTGCTTCCGGACCTTCCGAGGCCACCTGTTGAGCATCCTGAGCACCACTGAAGTGTCCCTTGAAGAGACTCATCAGCACCGATGGTCGATAGTTCAGATTTTCCGAGAGCGACTTGAAGCCACCGCTCTCATGGTCCATCTGCGCCATGAACATGGCCTGCTCCTTCGGGTCACTGATCCCGGCCGTCTTCATCGCAGTGATGAGGGCGTTCTTGATCGCACCTGCCGAAGCTGAGATCGTTGCACCGATCCGGCCTGCTGCTCCCTTGGCTGCGTTATAGCCCGACTTCAGGGCATCTCCCGCACCCGACACGACACTCCCCACGGCACTGCCGACTGCCACCCCGGCGTTGACAATCCCGTTGCCGACTGCCGAAGCTGCCGACTTGGTCGCATCCCAAGCTTTGCCTGCAAACGCCTTCGTAGCATCCCACGCATTGGACACGCCAGACTTCAGCTTATCCAACCAGCTCGGTTGAGCTGCCGGTTGACCATCCTGACTCGTGTTCTTCGAGTCGTTGGCTGCAGAGGTCTTCTTTTGGAAGGCCGCCTGCTCAGGCAAAGCCGGGGCTTTCTGCGCTTGCTTCAGGCTCGCCATGTTGCCATCAGTCGACGCCGACTCCTTATTCAACTCGTAGTTTTCCCACGGTGAAGTCGGAATCTGCCAGACCGACGTTGCCATCCCGTACGCAGTCGTCGATGCACTGACGACTTGTTTAGCGGCGTTGAGCAGATCGTCCGGTTTGATAGCCTTCATCGCACTGGTCGGATCTTGCTGGTTCGTCACCGAGCACACAGCAGACACGTAGGTCAGGTAGGTCGGCAAGAAACGCTTATGGAACCAGGCCATCCAATCGTACGCGCGGTTGCTCCGGTTGCCCGAGAAGCCAAACTGCGGTGCAATCTTGGCGGTCAGATCCGAGACATCGCCACCCCAGTCGGCTTTACCCTTGGAGACTTTGACGTCCTTTTGTACGAGCGTTTCCAGTTGACGCAAGGAATGGACCTTATCGGTATCCATGTCCTTAAGACCATACGTCTTGAAACGAATGGCCTCCATCGCGCCCACTTGAGCGTTGTTCATCGCCGTGATGGCAGCGCCTACAGACGCACCAGCTGCAGCCAATCCACCGCCCCCAACCTTCGGCATCTGCGGCTGATTCGCCGTGGCTTGCTGGTTAAGCGCAGCAACGGCTGCCCCAGCTGCGGCACCGGCAGCTACCGCCGTACCTGCACCCAACTTGGGACCCGTCGCATCCGCAGCCTTACTCAGTGCATCGGTCGGCTTCTTGTCCTTGTCGTCCTTGGCATCCTTATCGATCGACTTCTTTGCGTCATCAATCGCTGCCTTGACGTCATCCGGACCGGCTGAGAGCTTACCGCCCGGCACCGGTGAGACCATCACGTTGTACGGATCAGACGGCATCTGAATACCGCTCAGGTACTTCTGCTTCTCCTGAGCATTCAGCTTGCTATCTACATCCCCCAACGACACGCCTTGCTTGATCCCGTTCAGGACCGTGAGGTGTGTGATGAACACCGGTTTGAAGCGCTTCAGATACCACGTCGTAAACGCCGCCACCTGGTCCTGGTCGTGCAGATCCACGCCAAAGCTTTCGACTGCCTTCTTCAGATCCACCTTCTTGGGGTCGATCTGTGCCATGCCGCCTTGGTAGACGACACCCGGCATCAGCGTGCTTTCCAGACCAAAGACTTTGCTTACGTAGTCGTTATCGTCCGCCTTCCAGCCGTACTGCGCGTAACGGATCTTCGAGAGATCATCCAGCTTGTTACGCGTCAGAAACTTGTAGCCACCGTACAGAGCCGCAGCCCCTGCTGCCAGACCCAATGCAGGCAGGAGAACAGGTGAAGCAATGATCGCCCCAAGTCCAGAAAGGAGCGCCCCTCCTGCAGCCCCTGCAAGGCCCAGTGCTCCACCCTCAATACCGAGTAGACCAGCAGCCCCAGAAGCAACAGACCAGCCAGTTGCAGCGTCACCCGCATAATCCAGCCCCTTGCCAATCGTCGTGTGGCCCGTCGCGTTCGCAAGTGATCCTGCTGCACCGAGTGCCAAACCCGCACCCAGTCCCTTGCCCCACTTCAGACCGCCCAGCAACCGGCTCCCAATGCCTCGCTTTGCAGCGCCAGCCACTGCACCTTCTGCAGCTGCGGCACCCCCCTTGCCAAAGAGACGGCCCAGACCAGGTATCTTGCGCAGGTACTTACCGCCCGGAATCTTCCCGAGGATGCGTTCCCCAATCGCCTGACCGACACCCGACTCGATGTCGTCCACGATCCCGCCCTTGCCATCACCTTCGTCATCCTTCTTTTTCTTCTTGCCAAAGAGACCCGAAAGCAGGCTGAGAATCCCGCCCCGCTTCTTGTCCCCCTGATCACCATCCTTGCTACCCTTACGGGCTTCGTCTTCGGCTTCCTTACGCGCCCGATGTTGATCTTCAATCGAGCCCTTACGGATGTTGTGCGGCTTGGGTAGGCGTTCCTTCAGCAGGTCACGAATCTCACCCACGGTGTCCATCAGCTTCTTGCCACCACCGAAGAAGATTCCGTGACGACCAAACATGCCGGAGAGTCCCGAGAGGAAACCCTTGCCCAGACCGAAAGCATTGCCGACGCCTTGGTTGATGCCACCCGCCAACCACTTGAGTGCACCCACACCAGCGCCCGCAATCTTGCCCACACCCGACAGCAGTCGACTCACGCCCGTCTTCAGGGGGTCCCCGTTCTTGCTGTAGAGCCCCATCTTGAATTCGTCATCCGTGAGGACTTCGACACCCTTGTAATTGACAACTGCGCCGTCAATGTCCTTGGGGTTCTTGATAGGGTGATCATTCACAGCCGACTTGTAACCACCTGCGCGCATGGTGCGTGCATCGAGTGCTTTGCGAAGCTTCTTCGGATTGCTGGCGTCATGCACATACACGTCTTGCGGACCGTTCATGTACGAAGTGGCAGCCTTGAGCACCATCCCGCCGACACCGGAGACCATCTTCCAGCCACGCGGCAACGCATTGAATATACTGCCTCCAATGCCATTACCGATCTTCGCAGCAGTCTTGACGATCGCGCCCATCCCACGCAGAGCCTTCTTGCCCAAGCCTTCACGCACATAGGCAGTCGCGGCTTGCTCATCCGTCATGACGATGCCGGACTCATCAGCCACGGCGCCCTGAATGTCCTTCCACGTCTTGATCGGCTTGCCGGTCTTGACATCGAAGTACTCACCCGCTTTCAGGCGTTGACCGTAGAGCAGCACCTTACGACCGGTCCCTTCCGAGTACACGTCCTTAAAGCCACGCATCTTGTCAGCGGCTCGACCGAGCTGCCCGCCAATCAGACCGGCACCGAAACGTGCGACACCAAACGACGAACGGATACCACCGCCCACGAGCCAGTTAGCGAATTGGCCGCTCTTACGAGCTGCGCCCCACATCCCGCCACCGATGCCCTTTGCGGCATCCTTGATCGAACGGTTCCACCACCAGCCCTTACTCTTCTTGCCGTTGTCAACTGCGGCCGCCGGGATGTTGCCATCTGCGACATTACCGACCACCATCGTCGGCAGACCCTTTTCCATGCGCTCAGCCATCTCGTTGAGCTTATCCAGCATCTTCGAGAAAACAGACGGCTTTTGCTCCGGCGAGAACATCATGTCGGAGATATGCATGGTGTTGCGGTCGATGTGCATCGTATCGACGTGGATCGCACCCAGCATCTTTGCATTCAGGCTGTCGCCCACACCACCCTGACCCGACTTGCCACCCATGAACGGTTGCTTAGACGGACGAGCAGCGCTACGGCGCGGACCGCGACGCTGACGGGAGCCCTTCAGGCCCATCGGCTGGCCAGTGAAGGTGTGATGACCCGGCGCAGCCGGATTACCACCAGGGTTGTATTCGCTACCGTAGTAATACTCGAAGAACTTCTCGAGATTGACGCCGTCACCCTTCTCGTTCAGAATGCCCGACTCTTGCAGGAAGTCATTCATCCCCAGGTTGGAGAAGTCCTGCACCGAATCACGCGAAGCCGATGCGTACTGACCCAGTGAGTTGTACGCATTGGCAAAGCTGTGCTTCTTGGACGAGTCGTGGTCGTTCCTGAAGTAGTCACGGAAGAGTTGCGAGAACTGACCCGCATGCTGCTGAGCATCCCCGTCGTAACGCTGCGTCTTGCCCAACACTTCCACACCACCCAGTCGACCCCGTACGTTATTACGCAGGAGCTGCTGACCCAAGATCCGACGCTGATCCGGTGAGAGGGTCTTCTTGCCATCCACCTCATCGAGCAGCTTCTCAACCTGATCCTTGGTCCACTCTTTCTGGTCCTTATCGACCAGCGAGCCAAAGGCATTCTTCTTCACGTTCGAATGCGTATCGAAACGATTCTTGGTGAAGTCGTAATGGACCATCTCCGTCTTGTGGTCACCCGTGCGGATGATCTGCAATTCCTGGAGCATCCGAGCCAGATAGCCCGGAATGATTTCGTTGAGAGTCTTCGCGCTTTGACGGCTGAAGTACGACGGCTCGTTCATGCCCTGAACCGTGTCCTTCATCACGCCGGTTTGCAACTTGGAAGCGGAGCGAACGTTCGCCTTCAGGAAACGAATCAGTCCATCACTCATACCGCCCGTTTCGTGCTTGTTCGAGCGGGCCCATTGATCCAGGATCTGCGGCAGATTCTCAGCCCCGTACTGAAGCTTGTTGCCCGTTTTCTTGATACCGGGGATCTTGTCCAGATGCGGCTTGAGCTTGCCCGCGAGCCAATCCCCCAGTACTGAGGTACCGAGTGCCCCGCCAATCACGCCACCCGTATGGTACGGGTCGGTCTTCATGCCCATGGCTTCAGCCAAGTCCATGTCGTCCAGACGTGCATTCACATCTTGCAGCGCACCGCGACCAAAGCCGACGGTGCTCTTCACACGACCCACAGCCGTCTTCTTCAAATTCCCCATGAGGGTATTGAGAAAATCGTTGGAGCGACCAAAGATCGTGTTGCCAATCACCGAGCCGATCTGCTTCTTGGCCATGTCCTTAAACGTGTCCGAAGCACGGAGCTTGACTTGCTCCGGCAGGGCCGTGTTGTGGACGATGGCTGCAAGCGCCGCCTTCATTTCTGCATTGGCGCGCTTGGATTCCTCCAGCGCGTCTACAGCAACAAAGTAATGGCGGTACTGGAGCTCGAGCGACTTGCGATGGTAGTTACTGGTAACGTTGGCTTGGTAATCAGCAAGCTGAATAATACCAAGACGCATTTGGTCAAGCTGCTTAAGCTTGTCCCGATGGCGGACTTGTTCAAGGCCTTCACGGAGTCGATCCTTTTGATCGTTATCTTCGCTTTGCTTTTGTTGCAGCAAAGCAGTGGCTTTCACCATCCCGGCGAGCTGTGCACTGATCTCAGCTTCACGCGGGTCGTAATTGGGCGAACTCGGGTTTGCGTCAGCCGTCGCAGTCCAGTCCTTGACCATCTGCGCGACCTTCTTCGGCATCGCCTCTTCCACTTTCGGAAGCAGACGAGCCGTGGTGCGCTTCAGGTCATTCATGAACGGCCGGATCTCTCGGGCTGTGTCATCGTATAGACTCTTCAGGTTTGACGCAGACTTTTCGGTGATGTCATACACCGAACCGAACCCTTTGGGCAACGCCTTCTTGACCATGTCCCGCGCAAAGTCGTTGCTCAGGGCAACGGCTGAGAAGCCGGTCTTCAAGCCAGACGCCACCTTCATGATCGGTTTGCGGTTGTCCTTGGGTGGCTTGATGTCGAAATCGAAATCAGGCACATCCAGGTTCTTGTCGAACGAGAAATCGTCCAACGTAAACTTCTGCTGTTTGGCCATAAATCACAGGCTCCAGTTATTCGGGCGTCTTGTACTCCCTCATAATTTCAGTCTAAAAATCCGCAGGATAAGATATGCCTCAAAAATCCGACGTGCCATTTAACGTAAGCATCTTACAGCTTACGGAGAAAAAGCTCGTAGGGGTGAAGCCTGTTACCAAGCAGGACATCTTCGATGGCGCGACGCGCAACTTCGATGAGAGCGGTCTTTTCTCTGTTTCCATCTTCGGCAAAGTCGGGGATGAGAAACGTTCCCGACGCTTTTCTTTCATCGACATCAAGGCCCCGATCTTTCACCCAGTGATCTATCGCGCACTGGTGGCCATGAAGCGCCTTTATGCCGGTATCATGGCGGGTAGCGAATACGCCATCTGGAATCCGGAAATCAAGGACTTCGAACGTTCCAACGCTGTGGTCGGACGCACGGGCTTTGCGTTCTTCCTCGAGTACTGGAAGTTCATCGAGTACGGTGAGACCAAATCGGTCACCCGCGACCAGAACCAGCAACTGATTAAGAAGTTCGCTGACGTGGCGATCACCAGCAAAGTGATCGTGATGCCTGCCGGGATGCGTGACGTGGAACTCGACGGTGGTCGGGTGCAGATGGACGAGATCAATGGCTTCTATCGGAAGCTGCTCGCCATTGCCAACACCATTCCCGAGAGCGCGGTGAAGTCCTCGCCGGAAGTGATCAATACAGCACGCTTTAATCTGCAGCTCTCCTTCAATCAGCTCTACGAGCTGTTGGAGAACATGGTGCAGGGTAAGAAGAAGCTGCTGCTTGGTAAGTGGGCCTCGCGTCGGATTCAGGACGGTACGCGAAACGTGATTACGGCGATGGATACGTCCAACCCGTATCTCGGCGCACCGGATGCCGTGGGCTTTAACAACACCGTGATCGGTTTGTACCAGCTGCTCAAAGCCGCGCGACCGATTGCGATGTACCACATCCGCAATGGCTTTCTCTCGAAGGTGTTCTTCGAAGTGGGTCGACCGGTCAAGCTCATCGACAAGAAGACGCTGCGCCCGGTGGAAGTGACGCTTAAGCCCCAGTCGTACGATCGCTGGATGACCAACGAAGGGATTGAAAAGGTCATCACCAGCTTTAGCGACGAGAACATGCGCCACAAGCCGCTGGAGATCGAAGGCTACTATCTGGGTCTGATGTATAAGGGCCCGGACGGTACGTACAAGATCTTCCAGGACATCGGCGATGTGCCCATTGATCGCAGTCGCAAGGACGTCACACCGCTCACCTTCGTCGAGCTGCTCTATTTGTCTACGTTCCCCTACATCAACAACCTGCCGCTCTTTGTGACGCGGTACCCGGTGACCGGTGTGGGCTCGATCTATCCGTCGATGTCGTATGTGAAGACGACCATCATTGCGGAAGTGCGTAAGGAACTCAATGATAACTGGCAGCTCGGTTCCGAGTCTAAGATTGCGTACCAGTTCCCGATTGCGGGAGGTGCGTTCATCAACTCGCTCGTGCCCCACTCGGCCAAGCTCGGTAAGCTCGGCGCTGACTTCGATGGCGACACGGCCTCGGCTAACGTGACGTATTCGGACGAGTCGATTCAAGAGGTGAAGACTCACCTTACGAAGAAACGCGCCTACGTCGGTACCGACGGTTCGTTCATCTCCAGTATCGATGTCGCGACCGTGGCACTGGTCATGCACAATCTGACAGGTTACGATTCATGATTTTCTTTAACAACTTCTTTCGGAGTTTTGGTGTCCGCACGGCGGGACAGCTGACCAATCCCCCGATGCCGAAAGTTGACAAGCTGGAACTCCCACGTAACTCGATGTACCACTACGTGAGCGAATCCGCGGTTGACATCGGTCCTCGGTCGGATGAGTTTCTGTTCCGTCATGTGGCACGCCCGATTCCGATGTCGCACGTGATCGAGTTGCTCTCCGACAAAGGCATGCCCCGTCGAGTCGCGCATCCGATCGAAACCGAGATCCGGAAGTACCATCAGCATCACCGCCGTTATCGGCGTCAGCTGAATCTGCAAGCAGGCCTGCGGGACCAGAATGTTCCGTTCGTGATGAACTACGGCTTTCTCACTGGCCTGTACCGATATCAGCGCTCGATGTTCACCGAGTACAACCGCTGGTACAACATCGCCTCGACGGTGTGGCAGAACATCGGTAAGCTCGCGGCACAAACGGATCGTCATCAGTTCATTCAGATCCGCTTGCCGCGGGTGTTGCCGGGTCTGACGGATCTGCGCATTGCCTCGGAATCGCTGGTGGACGGTGAAGTCCTGAACTACGCGACCGAAGGCATGAAGCTCGCTATCGAGTCAGCGGATGCAGGCTGGCTGCAGTCGATGGACGTCTATCCGAACATGGTAGATAACGTCGCGATGGAAGCGATGAATCAGCGTACGCTGCGCGTGTTCCACACGCCGGAAACGCTGATGATGCTTGAGCTGTGGAAGTGGGCTGGTCCGAACCGTCACGCATCGGTGATCTCTCACGTCGATGACAAGTACCTGGATCGTATCAACCTGCTCTTCGTAGAGTCGGGTCGGTGGTTCGTGGTGAACCTGGGTGTGATCAACCGTTGGCGCATCGCAACGGAAGAAGAACTCGCCGCGAACCCGCAAGCGAACACCAAGGGTCTCGAGCCGGTGCAGCTGCAACGTCGCTTGCTGCGTATGTCGATGTCGCTCTTCCAGGTGCGTACCGACGTGGGTCCGGAAGTCCAGCTGGCAACCAATGCTGAAGAGCCGGTGCAAAATGCCGATCAACAGGTGGAGCAAAGCGAGCAGGAAGAAGGCCACCCGAATACGCCGGATTCTATTTACGAGGAAGGTGATCCGGGCGAGCAGTTTGACGCTCAGAAGGGCGATGAGGAAGAGGAGCACAACGGCGTCGTCATGCTGCCTGCGACGAATCCGAAGGTCGATCCCAAAACGGGTGAGACGCTGCTCAAGCCTGATACCATCAAGTCGTACGACGAAACGTTCGACGATGGCAAGGCGTTGGTGGAAACGGAACTCGCCGAAGACTTCAAGTTCGACCCGAACGAAGACGCACAGATTGAAAAGGATCTGGCGGAACTCGATCGCCTGTCGCGCCATGTGCACGATCAGCAGGAGAAGGTCGAGACGACGGACATCAACGACATTGCACAGCCCGAAGACGGCGTGATTGCGATGCTCAACCGCCTGGCTGATGAAGGCATGGTGTCCGCGGCGGAATACCGGCGTCTGTCGCAACTGGCGCAAGCCCCGAAGTCGATCACGTCACCGGACAACAAGACTAACCTGGCGGACTTCGTGGTCATCCAGCCGCACCAAACGGTGATCACTGAATCGAAGTCGATCAAGGACATCCCGACGGTGCTGGATAAGACGATGCTGAAGTCATCGCTCCTGGAGTTCGATCAGCGTTACATCGAAGAGCTGCTGGAGAAGGACGTAGCAGCGATGGTGCTGGCGTTGCAAAACGCTGGGATCTGCGTGACGGCTTATGACCGGGAAGAAGTACACGACGTGATGGGTTCGTACGTTATGTACCACATCCGTGTCGTACCTGTCCAGGGCACTGCGTCGACGCTGCACTTTAAGTTGCCGCTGCTGTCCGAGGATGGCACCTACATGGCTAACGGTACGCGTTATCGCATCCGTAAGCAAAAGGGTGACATGCCGATCCGCAAGATCGCACCGGACCGTGTGGCACTGACCTCTTACTACGGTAAGCTCTTTGTGAGCCGCAGTGAGAAGCGGGTGAACGACAAGGCAGCGTGGTTGCGTAATGCGATCATGGCCATGGGGCTCGATAACGAGAACACCACGGTCGTGAATCTGCATCCGGGCGACATGTTCGATAACCTCTTCGAATGCCCGCGATTGTATTCGACGATGGCGATGGGCTTCCGGGGTTTCACGATTGACTCGGCTCACTTCCCGAAGAAGCTGAACTTCCTCTTCGATCACTCGAAGCGTGAAGCGCTTTACGGGGATGCCGTCATCAAGCGCCTGGAGCACAACGGTAGCATCATCTGCGGTCAGGCCGAAGGTGGTGAGTACATCGTGATGGACAAGAACGGCACGATGGCACTCGTGACGCCGCGTGACGACGGTCAGGTCAACAATGGCGACATTGTGCCGGACTTCGAGAAGCTGCTCGATCTGGAGATGAAGAAAGCCCCGGTCGAGTTCTGTGAGCTGAAGGTGCTGGGTCGGACCATTCCGCTGGGGGTGATCCTCGGGTACCAACTGGGCTTGGAAAAGCTCATGAAGGCCCTGAAGGTGACCGCTCGTCGGGTGCATGCTGGTCAGCGCCTGAATCTGGAAGACTTCGAGTACGCGATTCAGTTCGCGGACGAAACGCTGATCTTCGATCGTCGGGACACGTTCGCCTCGATGATCCTCGCAGGCTTCAATGAGTATCACCGCGGCATCCGGAACTACAGCGTCTACGAGTTTGACCGTCGGGGTGTGTATCTGAACATCCTCGAAGCAGGTGGTCGCAGTGAGCGGTACCTGCGTGAGATCGACTTGATGTACCAGATGTTTGTCGATCCGATCACGAAGGAACTCTTGCTGTCGATGCACGAGCCGGTCAAGTTCCAAGGTCTGCTGTTGCGCTCGGTGCAGATGCTGCTCTCGGATCACCATCCGGATGAACTCGATTCGAAGTACATGCGGATCAAGGGCTACGAGCGGATGGCAGGTGCCGTGTACGCTGAACTGATTCGCTCGATCCGGATTCACAACGGTCGTCCGGGGAAGAACAAGCATCCGATCGATCTGAACCCGTACGCAGTCTGGACGGCGATTCAGACCGACCCGGCCAAGAACCAGGTGTCAGACATCAACCCGGTGGAAAACCTGAAAGACGTGGAAGCTGTCACGTTCTCGGGCACTGGGGGTCGGGGTTCACGCTCGATGACCAAACGGACGCGTGTGTACCATCGCAACGACATGGGGACGATCTCCGAGTCGACGAAGGACAGCTCGGACGTGGCCATCAATACGTATCTGTCGGCTGACCCGCAATTCGATTCACTGCGCGGGACCAGTAAGGGCTATGTGGTAGGGGAAACGGGGGCGACGGCACTTCTGTCTACTGCGGCACTTCTGTCACCGGCCTCGGACAAGGACGATGCAAAGCGGGTGAACTTCGTGGGGATTCAGCACTCGCACGGGATTGCGTGTGAAGGCTACACCCAGGCACCGGTACGCACAGGCTACGAGCAGATTCTGGCTCACCGTACGTCAGATCTCTACGCCTTCACGGCGAAGAAGGACGGCAAGGTGATCAGCGTCACGGACACGGGCATGGTCGTGGAATACGCGGATGGTACGCGTAAGGGGATTGACCTGGGTCGTCGCTACGGTAACGCAGCAGGACTCACGGTTGCTCACATGGTCGTGGCGGATGTTACGGAAGGGCAAGAGTTCAAGGCAGGAGATTTGCTCTGCCACAACACTGGGTTCTTCGAGCGGGATACGTTGAATCCGAATGGCGTGGTGTGGAAAGCAGGGGCGATCGTTAAGACCGTTCTGATGGAGTCAACTGACACACTGGAAGACTCCTCGGCGATTAGCAAGCGGGTCTCGGGGCTGCTCATGACGAAGACCACCAAGGTTCGCAAGATCGTGGTGAACTTCGAGCAGTCGGTTCGGCGGCTGGTAAAGCTGGGCCAAACCGTGGCAAGCGAGGACATCTTATGCATAATCGAGGACGCGGTCACCGCGAACAACAACCTCTTCGATGAAGAGTCGCTGGACACTCTGCGTTTGTTGTCTGCGCAGGCTCCGCAATCAAAGTCGAAGGGTGTGGTTGAGCGCATCGAAGTCTTCTATCATGGCGACAAAGAAGACATGTCGGAATCGCTTCGACAACTGGCAAATACGTCGGATCGTGAATTGGCTAAACGTCACCGTTCTGCGGGACGCAAGAGCTTTACGGGGAGCACCGATGAGGGCTTCCGGGTAGATGGGGAACCCTTGGCGTTGGATACCATGGCCATCCAGATCTACATCACGACGGACGTCGGAGCCGGTGTGGGCGATAAGGGCGTGTTTGCCAACCAGCTGAAGACGGTGTTCGGCAAGGTGATGGAGCGTGAACTGAAGACGGAGTCCGGTGTGACCATCGACTGTATCTTCGGTTACAAGAGTGTCTACGATCGCATTGTGAATAGCCCTGTGATCATCGGCACCACCACCACCCTGCTGGATGTGATTGCGAAGCGAGCAGTCGCTGCCTACAAGAGCTAACGAAAGCGGGCTGCTGGGGTGAATGCCCCAGCGGTCTACTTTGCCTTTATTCACGTCCTTTCAATTCCGTCCACTAGATAGGAAAAATCATGCAATTGCAAGATTCGCATCGGACTGTCTGCACCTTCGGCAACGGTGCCGAACTGGTAGCGGCCATTGTCCTGGGAGTCGTCGGCAACGACGTAGCGGACACCATCAACGGCTCGCCTCTCACGCGCAGCACCATTTACAATCTCGCGCAGCTGAAGTTCCAGGAAGCTGCGGGCAAGTACCTCGGGGGCGAATAACATGTTGACGATCGAAGCACTCCAAAGCGCACTGCCGCTGGCCGAGCGTCTGGACCAGCGCGGCTTCGTCGCACTGCCCCGTCCGGATACCCCGCTCGAAATGCTGTGCGCTCGTACGCGTAGCGGCGAAGAAGTCGTGTCGGCCACCGATGGCGTGACTATCAAGGTCGACGTGCAGCAAATGGCACTGTCCGCAGCCGCCAAGGACCCCGTGTTCGGTGAGAGCCAGCACGACCAGGCACTGGACGACATCGCTGGGGTTTGCATTCCGGCGGTGCAAGGCCACATCAAGCACGCACGTGAAGTCGTGGCCCCTGCGGTCGACGAACTCGTCACTCGCACCACGGAACTGCTCTCGCACCAGACCACGGCCAAGCTGCTCGGCATGGAAGTCACGGTCGAGGAAGTCCCGGCGCCGCTGACCAATTCGTCGTTCGACACGATGGTCCGCAAGTACGAAGAGACGCCGCTCAATAGCCCGGCTCTCACGTTCGACCTGCCGGATCAAACCGGCGCGGAAATCGTCGAACTGATGAAGACTGGCTCGGGTTCGCTCGATAGCGAAATCGAACAGTTTGCCTCGACCTTGGGTGATGGTTGCCTGATGGGTATCTGGCGTGATCTGTTCCAGCAATCGCAAGCCGACATCGTCGACACGCGCGCCAAGCGCTTCATCGACTATCTGCAAGATTCGGAATGCGGTCTGGACAACGCGCTGGTGATCTTCCTGCTCGCGCGCAAGCTCGTGGACAACCCGCTCGACGGGATCACGATGAGCCTGCAGTCGTACGAAACGCTGATGGCCGACTTCCGTGACCAGGCAGCAGCACATCTGTGCCGCGAACTGGATGCGATCGACCAGGCTGAGCGTAACGGCGCGCTGGTGGTCAAGTTCACGAACAACAACATCGTCGTGAACGATGCGCTGTATCGCAAGTGGCTGGAAGACGGCGGCGATAACGACGTGCTGTTCGGCAACCTGCTGCAAAGCAATCCGTACGTGATGCTCGCGGACATCGAAGAGAACGCTCAGCAGCTCAAGCGTGCCTGGGCGAATCATTCGGCGCTGGTCGGTACGGTCGAGCAGAACAAGCGCTTTGCCCGGACCAAGGAAGCCCTCGCGTCGGTGTTCCGTACGCAGATGCGCGACATGGCTGACGATGAGCGCGCCAACATCGACGTCGAGAAAGCGATCAACCGTTTCGACGTGTTGCTCGACGACGTGGTGGAGTCGGAACTGGACTGCCTGTACACGATCGCGTTGCGTCTGGTGTGCCGTTCACGTTTCATTCGCACCGAAGCCGAACGTATCCTCGGCGGCATCGACCGGATCAAGAAGAAGAATCCGGAACTCGACATCCGTGAAGCAGCTGAAATCTCGGTGATCGAGTACGTGGCCTGGTGGGTGGCCACGCAGGTGTACGTCGTCGACGCGAAGACCATGAAAATGAAGGAGCAGCAAAGCGCTCCTGTAGTGGTCGCTGGCTAAGCCGGAGGTAAGTCATGGACGTCAGTAAACTGATTCGCGATCCCAAGCGTGTCCAGGCTTACCTCGAAGAACTTCCCGATGGGAGCCTCGTTTGTAAGAAGCCGGTGAAGATTTATATCCCCGCCCGCTTTGAAGAACGAGCGCTCGCGCAGATTGGCATCGACACCTACATTGTGGGTGTTTATGCCATCGTCGTAGAGGACACGTATTATGGCGTTTCGCTGGTGAACGCCATGTTGCCGATCGAACCGACTTCGACCCTGAAGATTCAGATTGAAGGCGACGATTACTACGAGTTCAGTTTTGATGCCGGTAGCGTGGTTTGTCCCAGTGTGGATCTGGTGAAGAACGACGTGCTGGTGTACAAAATCTACGACGAGATCATCTCGAAGGGCCGAGTGCCTTGGTACCTTGGTTACCTCGAACTCGCGAAAATCTTCGACACGGCCAAGTACCACGCCGGTGCGAATATCGGTGCGAACCAGGAAGTCACGGAGCTGATCATTTCGATGATCGCGCGAGATGAGAAGGATCGGAATAAGAACTACCGAACGACGATCACGGCCCTGGATCAACTCCAGACCAATCGTCCGGCCTTTATCCCGCTGCGCTCCGTCCAGTTTGCAGCGACCAATACGACCAACAAGCTCGCCGGGTCGTACTTCAGTGATGCGTTGGTCAGTGCGCTGGTGAACCCAAGTGATCGGGTCGAGCGGATTGAATCACTGTTGAGAGCGTGAGCAGGACCAACGAACGAGAACCAGTATGAGCAATCAAATTCGATTCGCGTGTACGTCGCTCGCTGCATCGAACAAAGCAGGAGTCTTGAAGAAGGACGACGCTGGCTACTACGAAATGGTGGTCGGGGCGTTGAACATCTTCAACTCGGTCGGCCAGTACTATGTGTACGAGCAGGCCCGCGATCTGTTCGAGAGCTCGAGCACTTTCATGCGACGTGTGAAGCGCGGCGTGCTGCGCGGTGAGTTGGGTCACCCCAAGCCACTGCCTGGCATGAGCGAGGAGCAGTTCGCCCAGCGCGTGATGTCGATCTACGAAGACAACGTGTGCTGCCACCACAAGGAAGTCTACCTGGACTTCGATCGAGTGAAGGATGAACACGGCCAGCCCGTGATCGCCATCATCTCGAAGGTGTACCCGTCGGGTCCCCATGGTGAGCAGCTCAAGCGTTCGTTGGAGAATCCGAATGAGAACGTCTGTTTCTCGATTCGGGCCTTCACCGATGACTTCATGGATCGTGGAACGTGCAAGCGGATTCTGCGCACGATCGTGACGTGGGATCAGGTGCTGGAACCCGGTCTGGCGGTGGCTGAGAAGTTCAAGGCCCCGGCACTGGAAAGCAATCCGATCATGGCTCCGGTAGGCGATTACGATCACCTCTTTAGCCGTGGCACGCTGGAGCGCTCCATGCGTCAGAGTTCGCGCTTTGCGATGGAGTCTGCGGCCGTGCTCACCGGTCAAGAACTGTTCCAGTCGATGGGCTGGGATCTGTCCGAGACCAAGGGCATGAAGAAGCCTGCCTTCCTCGAGTGGTAAACCACTTGCGTAGCCCCAGGGGGAAACCTCTGGGGTCTATGCCCGAAATTCGCACGATTCAAAGATTTGATAGACATATATCACTAACCAGAGCTGAATACAAAACCGGGTCAAACACGTAAAATAATTACGTGCGTACCTACTGCTATGCGATAGCTATATCGCGCTTTTAAACGAGGAAACTTTCGAGGCAACATGGAAAACATCATCCTGACATTCAAGGATCAGCAGTACCCGCTCGCTAAGGTGGCAGCCAAAGGCAAGTCGGGTCCTCCCGTGGAAGTCAAGTTGTCGGAGCTTAAAGACTTCAACGATGCGCTGTTTGACCTGGTCAAGTTGTCCAAGGATTCGCCGGAGTACGACAACGGCGCGATCATCTTCTTCAAGCACGAAGGCAAGTACATTCTCTTTGGTGGTAAAGAGAATGCGCTGAGCCAACTCGCCAAGGGCAAGGTCGTGCTCAAGGGTCACCTGCTCACCAGCTTTGCGCTCAAGAGCGTGCGGATCGAAAAGCCGATTGCGGAATCGGTGAAGGTCCAGGCAGTCGAGCAGTTGGCCAACAAGTTTAACTCGTCGCCGCGCCCGGCTCCCCGGACGTACGACAACAAGACGCCGCGGACTTACGGAAGCAATGACCGTAGTGCTCCGCGACAAGCTTCGGGAAACACGCTGCATGCCCGAAGTGGTGGTAACCGCAGCGGTTCTTGAGCTCAAGGACTTTTGTAGCAAACCTCACGCAGTACAAGCCATTCTCTAAACTGATAAACAAGGAAGCATCATGAGCGACATCAAGCAAGCAACGACCGACCTGGCAGCCAAGATCAAGAAAGAAATCAAGATCGACGCGAAGACCGGCCAGGCAACCGTGCCCGACGAACTGTACGTGACCCTGCTGCCGGAAGGCGTGACGAAGGAAGTCGTGCAAGCCATCGACGATCACAACACGCTGTTCGGCGCGGCGGCCTTCCTGGCCCTGGGCGAAGCAGCCCTGCCGCAGATCAAGAAGCACAAAGATCTGAACGAAGTCAACATCTCGATCCCGACAGTCGGCAAGTCGGCGTTCAAGGGCGTGTTCGAACGCTCGTCGCAAGTGCGCGCACCGGGTGCGACCGAATCGACCACGAAGTACGGCACGGGCGCGATGAAGCTGGACTTCTACGGCGGCGCTCAGCACCGCGGCGAATTCAAGAAGGTGCGCGATCACCTGACCGACCAAGCTGCATCGCTGCTGGCTGACTAAACGTTCGGCCGCTGGCTGAAGGCAGTTGAAGCACTCCTGGGGCCTTCGGGTCCCAGGAGGTTATATTCCTTTTTTTCCGTCGTTACAGAGAACAGCCGTGGAAACTCGTAAAGAAAACGTACAGTTGATCGTCACTTTGAATCAGAAGGGCCAGCCGGTTTACGTAAATGGTGCTCCGGCGCTTTTAGAGGCCTCTCTACGCCGTTTGCGGAACATCCTGAAGGGTCAGGTGCTCCATTGCGAGGACGAGGCGTATAGCCTCTGTAAATCGTTCCATGCTGCGCCGCACCTGCTCGACATGAATGGCAGCCACATCGACGACATCTCGAAGCTCTATCGTGAAGACAACTGGAGCTACATGCACGACGAAGGTGGTCTGGAGATCGGGCACTTCATGGTCGACTACGCAGGCAGCATCATCAACCTGTACGGCATGAAGTCGATGTTCATCGCCCGTGGTTTCGTGAGCCGGATTCACATCGCTCAGTACCATGACGAGAAGGCACCGCCGACACAAGCCGAACTGTCGGAACATACGCCGCCTGACAGCGTGCCGCTCACCCCGGTGTTCCTGGAACATAACGGCTACAAGCTCGAATCATCCGACTGGGAAACCTTGCCTCATCGTGCTGGAGGACCGACCTGTGCAAAAATCCGACACACTGTCTGGCGACACAAATCCGCCGGAACGCCCGTTCCACTTTTTCTTGTGGACAATACAACTTGGCCAGTGGCGTCTGCTAAACGCGACATCGCTCGACGCGGACAAGAACTCAACATCCCCCAACCCAAACCCGCCGCTGAACCCAAGCGAGGCAGCAGCACAGAACAGCTCGACGAAATCACCGGCTACCGCCGACCCGTCTGGGGCTGATCGTCTGGCAGGTCGGGACGTCGATCACATCAAGCTGATCGATACCACGGCAAAGTCTGGGGTGGCTGCGTTTGCACCGGACTGGGAGAACGTGAAGGCGTACAAGGAAGGACGGCTCAATGAGCAGTCTTATACCGAACTGTACGAAGACAAGATGGTGGAGTCACGTGACATGCATCGCGCAGTGTGGGATCGGCTCTCGATCTATCCCTACTCGGCGTATGCGTGTTACTGTGCTGCGGGTGTCTTTTGCCACCGACATCTTTTCGTGCAGCATGCCAAGACGCATCTGGAATCCATGGGCTGGCGGGTCCGACTCATGGGTGAGATCACCAAAGACCACTTCGAAAAACCTTAGAGAAAAACAATGCCGTTCGTAAAAGAAGAAACGCGGGCACTGGCCCGGATCGTGACCATCGACGAAATCAAGCCGATCAAGAAAGCCGACCGCCTCGAGATTGCTGTCGTGGGTGGTTGGGAATGTGTGGTCGCCAAAGACTTGTACAGGGTTGGTGATCTCGCTGTCTACTTCGAGATCGATGCAGCTGTTCCGCTTGATAGTCCGGTCTGGGGTGACTTCGATAAGAAGTACCTGCTGGTGAAGAAGGACATGGAAAACGGCGAGAAGGAATACGCCGTGATCAAGACACTCAAGCTGCGCTCAACGCTCTCGCAGGGTCTGCTTATGCAGATCAAGAACCTGGACTACCTGGGTAGCAAGATGGCGGCGCTTTCGCCCGACATGGATATCACGCGCGATCTCGACGTCATGAAGTACGTGAATCCGGTCGAGTACAAGCAATACCTGCGTCGACTCGCTGAAGAGTCGGGTGCCAACGGTGGTCGCAACACCAACAGCTGGTGGTGGAAGCTGCGCATGCGTTTGATCAAGGGTATCCTGGTCGACGGTCTGCAAGACTTCCCGCGCGGTCACGTGAAGTCCGATGAAGAGCGTGTGCAGAACCTGAACAAGGAATACGCACGGCTGGTGGAAGAAGGTGACGACTGGGAAGGTTCGGTCAAGCTCGATGGCGAGTCGGCGATGGCCTATCAGGATCTGGACAACGGCTCCATCGGTCTGGCTCAGCGCAACTTCTCGCTGCGTACGGAATCCGTGCCTTACACGCGCAAGGAATCGTTCCGCGTCTACCTGTCAGACTGGATGCGTTTCGTACCGCGTCGTCTGCGTGGTGGTGCCTGTCCGGTGCCGACCTGGAAGACCGAGTACGATCCGAAGTGTGTGCCGCTCGTGCGCTGGATGATCAACAACGACATCCCCATCAAGCTGAAGGCGCTCAACAAAGCGCTGATGATGGACGTGTCGGTTGCCAAGGGTATCGGGTTGGAATTCGCCCATGGCAAGATCGTCGCAATCCAAGGCGAAATGGTTGGTCCGAGCTTTAACGGTGACGCAGAGGGTTTTCCGGTCAATCAGTTCTTTGTGTACCGCGCCTACGGCAATGGTACCTACCGGTTCACGCCGGATGAAACCAAAGCGATTGCCAAGTACCTGGAGCTAACCTACATCCCGGTTGATCCGAAGCTCGAACGCGTGAAGTTGCCTGCGGAGATGAAGGAACTGCTGAAGTGGGCGGATGGTCCGACAGCACTCTGGGCGAACCCTGCCAAGGATGCGCCGGGCAAACTGCGCGAGGGTCTGGTGATGAAGAACCACGTCACCGGTCAGTCGTTTAAGGTCATCTCCAATAAGTGGCTGGAAAACCAGCCGCTGGAAGAAGACGAAGCCGAAGTCGAAACAACCTAATACAACTGGAGTCAATGATGCGATTGAGCGTAGTGAGCGATGTAGTCAAGCTGTATCCCGGTTTGGCTGATACCAACGGAAGTAAGCGTTGGCTGGTGTTTCACATTGAGCTGCACAAGAAGTACCGGCTCGGCTGGGCCACCTTGACTGACATGCGCTTCATGGCTGAATGCATAATTGGCGCTGGGATGTAGTCGTTGAATCGACGGCATAAGACGGGGACCTTCGGGTCCCCGTCTATGACGTTCTTTCTTTTTTGGCCTAAATCAGGCTTAGAACGTAACGGTCGCGGTGAGCGTGTCCGAACCGGTCAGACCGGAACGAACCAGATCAGCACCAGCAGCCGTGTCCAGCACGTTCTGGTTGTAGCTTGCGCCAGCAGCCTGAACGTCAGCCGCGATCTGGTCAACGAACGGAGCACGTTCGTACGGATTCGCGCCCGTGATGTTGATGCCGTTGAGCAGCATCTGGCAGAATGCGTCGACACCCAGACCGAACTGGGCGATACCGGCGAATTCCACGTCGTAGGCCACGATTTCGCCACCGGCGTTCAGGTCGCGCTGACCCGTCACTTCGCCCGAGCTCTTCGGGAACATGTTCGTCACCAACCAGGACTTGTTGATCTTGGTGTGGGTCGGATCGGGTTCCAGGAACGCGACGGTCATCGTGTAACGGTCCGGCAGCATGTCCGTCACGTTGTTGCCCGCGATCGTGTTGATCGAGGCGACCTTCGAGTTCGGGTCCATGATACAGTACTGAATCCAACCGCGCAGGAAGCGGTTGATCGGCATACCGTACTTTTCGTTCCAGCGGAACTGCGGCTGGGAACGGCTTTCCTTCACGTCCGTGAATTCTTCCTGGACTTGACCACCACCGCCGACGGGGTTGCCGTCGACCGTGTCCACCGTGAGGGTGGATTGCAGGCCGGTGATCGAGAGCGGGTGCAGCTCGACCAAGGCGCGCAGCGTACCGACCCAGTAATCCGGGTTCGGCAGATCCGAGAAAGCGGTCGGTGCTTCGACCAGCAGCGCGATCAGGTTGCGGCGAACGTACGCTTGGTTACCGACCCATTCGGTCAGGTCCGGTGCGTAACCCATCTGACCCGAGAACTGCAAGTCAGCGATGGGAATGTTCACGCCTTGCCCGAACGCATAGCCATCGGGCATCAGCGTTTGTGCGATACGGCTCATGTAAAACTCCTGTTCTTAAAGGCTAACAGCTGAATGGATTGTGACTGCGCAGGAGGTGTGAGCCCCCTGCGCCTTATGCCGTTAGGCCGCCACTTGCTGACCCGGCGTGGTGGTGAGATCCGTCGCGCGGTTAGCCTGGATGATGAGCGTCTGCACCGTCGGCATGTTGTTCGCGTAGATCTGCAGCATCAGCGTCCAGCTGTAGCCACGGGCCTGGTCCGCATCCGTGTAGTACGTCTTCGGGATGATGGTGAACCGGCTGTCGAAACGCTGGTTGGTCTGGTTAATCGCTTCCTTGTTCACGCGGTCGACCAGCTGGCTCTGGGTGAGCTTGCTGTTACCCGAGAACTTCTTGCGGATGCGTTCGCCGACCTTTTCCAACTCCACACAACCCATGGCTGTGAAGAAGCTGGTGAGCACCGACGTGTCGTTGTTGTACACCGTCTTGAACGCCGGGAAGTAGTACGAACGACGACCGTACGCTTCCACCCAGACGAGGCCGTTGTCCCAGTCCTGGTTGCGAACCGTAGCAGGCGTGAACACAACGTTGATGTCGGTCATCAGCGTCACTTGGTTCAGCGGGTCTTGGTCGAACGAATTCGCCGACTTCCACACACCGTCACCCGAACCCATGTAAGCCGCGGCCTTCGCTGCGAACTCGATGGTCATCGGCAGACGCTGGTTGTACGTGCTCGAGATGAGCGTACCCGAACGACCGATGATCATGCCGCGCATCGTAGCCGTACCGAAGTAGTCCGACTCCGGATACATCTGCAAGCGCGTACGCAGTGCGATCGCCAGTGCCGACTCTTGTGCTGCCGTGAGCGGCGTGATGGCGTTGGCCACCGTATCGTGCGTGGCGAGCACGACGAACGTGTCCTTGCGCACCGAGATGAACTGGCACAGATCGTACTTCGTCTGCAACGGGAAGCCCGTGTCGTACATGATCGACTCGGGATACGTCGCCATGTCCTGCAGATACGAGTTCGGATCGGCGTAGCCAGCCACTGCAGCCGACACCAGCGTCGCGAACGACAGGTCGCTCATCGTACCGTCGCCACCGCCCGATGCGTACACCGTGGTGTTCTCGGTGAAGCGCGTTGCGTTACCAGCGGACGTGATCACCTGGAAGGTGTGGTACGGCACGTTCTGCGAGCTCACGCCCGACAGGAAGTTGAACAGCCACTGTTCGTTGGCAGCGCCCGTGAAGTCACTGAACGAATCTGCGTGCGGGAATTCCGCCGCGTAGAACTGTTGCAACAGCGTGGCGATGTTCGCGTCGTAGACACGCAGCACACCAAACGGACCCCAGGTCGGCGGGTTGCCGCCTTGTGGGTTCAGGTTCTGGTAAGCCTGGATCAGACGGTCGCCGATGTACAGCTGTTGCGTCGTGTTCTTGTCGATGGTCTTCGGCTTGAACGTCAGGTCGTAGTACTGCGAACCGTCGTTGCCTGCGACCACTGCTGCCGTGCCGCTGTCCGAAGGCTTCTGCGCGAACGCGAAGCGGAACGGATAGACACCTTCGTCCGTGATGTACGAGTCGTTGATCGGCGTGCTCGAAGCCGACGTCGGAGCCCACATACGGAAGCCGTTCCAGTTGCCTGCTGCGCCGACGTGCGACACTTGCAGGTCCATGATCGGGTAACGCGTCGATTGGCCACCTTGCCCGTCGGTGAGATCACCCACGACTTGCGTACCAGCGCCGACCAACGAGTTGCCGTCTTCATCCGGCTGGATGTACTGCGTGACCCACTTGACTTGGAAGCCAGCGAGGGTTGCACCCTGGCCAGTTACCGGCACGGGGTCGCCGTTCGTGTCGAGCTTGATCGAGCCGTCGGCATTACGAACGTAGTCCGTAACTTGCGTGCCCAGCACGTCCAGATACACGCGCAGGTTTGCACGCGGCGCGGCATCCGCCGGGATCACGCGCTCCACCATGTACTGGTTCGCGGCCGGGTTCAGCGCGTTGACCACCAGAGCCGTCTGGTGGTTGAAGTACGGCTTGAGCGGATCGAACGTGTCAGCGCCGAACATTTGCGTCGCCGAATCACCTACGACCAGTTGCGGCTGGTTCGGGCCAGGGCCAGTCTGTGCGTACAGATAGACCTTCGCCAGGTGAGTCGGAAGGGATTCCGGAGTCGGAACCAACGCTCGGGTGCTGTTATCTTGCACACCGAGGAAGTTCGTCATCGGAGCGGCGTTGATAATTGCATTCGCCATTTCGCGATTCCTTAGTTGAATGGTATGGTTTCGAAGACGATGCTAAACATCCTGGCGTCCTCTGGTGAGGCTGACCCTATCCCTCCATTCAGTTGGTCAAAACACCAGCCTGCAGGAAAATGTCAGTCATAAGTATTTAAAATTTATTGCGCCGAGGGTTGCTACGCGAGGTCAACAAGAGCGCTGAGAAACAGCATGTAGCTGCTCGAGTAAAAATCGCCATAGGATGGCGGTAAGTTTTCACACGAATCACACACAATCTTCCGGTCTTAGGACCCAACTACCTGGGATGAACCATGAGTATTTTCCGTTCGGCCTACGATACCAAGGCCTGCGAGGGCTTTGCAGTCGACAAGCTTCTCAGTGAAATCAAGAAGTCGATGACCTTGGGCTGGCTGAGCCCGGTGCCGGATACGTCGATTTTGCGCATCGACGGCAGCGATACGCTCTCTTCGAGCATCCCGTCGTTCATGCATCCGATCGTGATCGAGACCCAGTACGAAGGCGGTCAATCATCCTTCATACAGCTCGCGATCGACGCACGTCCCTACGGTAAGTGGGACCAACACCAACGTCAGTTCGCAGTGCGTAATGGCATCGAGTACGACCTGCTGGTGTTCCGGGCGAAGCTCAATTCGATCTGGATCAGTCATCCGGCTCAGATCCTGCGTGATGTTTCGCCGCTGCCGATGAGCGTGTTCTGCTCGTGGATCAGCGAGAACGTAGCACGTCGGTTTGCGCTCGATCCGGCTGAACAGATGAAGCTGGCGATCCTGTCGGGCTTGCTGTATCAGTCGAACTTCACCGACATGCAGGACCTGGTCGAGCGCGACAAGCTGCGCATGGTCCAGTCGATCGTGAAGGCAACGCGTGCCAATGCACAAGACGTGCTCGATGTGCTGGATCAGTTCACGGCACCGTTGTCCGGCATCAAGGAGTTCTGCACACGCGCTCAGGAAGTCACGGGCTCAGTGCGTTTGAATGACCTGAACGTCGGCGTGCTGATCGGCATTCTCGGCAAGACGTGGTACAGCGCCAGCGCGGCTGAGCTGCTCTTCGTGGCGCTGGAACATCCGCCGACCTGGCTCGCGATCATGATGGCAGCTGCCCAGGAGCGGACTTTCAAGAACTCGCAAATCACGAAGATCGCTGAGCGTCAATCCACGGCTGCCAACAAGCAATTCGCGACGGCCCTGGTGAACCTGGTCAATGTGACGTCGGGCAAGTAAGAACTATCGCCCCACACGGGGCGAGCCACCTGAGGCAGATATGGCTTACGATTTTCTCGAAGCTTATGCCCTGTCAAACATCTGGTGCGCTCCCTACCAAGACCGACAAGCGATCCTAGAACTGGCTCGCATGACGCCTGCGGGGGGAGCGTTCAACTACTTCAAGGTTCAAAACAACACGGTCAATCTGCCGCTGACGAAGACACGCATGCATGTGTATTCGATCGGTCAGGTTGATCCGCTGCTGTTGGGGATCGTACCGAAGTGGACCTGGAACACGTTTGCAGACGCATGCAACAAGAAGAACTTCATTTGTGACCTGTATGCGAATAGCGGCTTGCAAATGCCGCGCACGCAAAGCTGGTACATGGTCACGGAGAATCACAACCTGATCGTGGCAGTGCCGCAGTTGTCACGGATCAACATCAACCTCGACACCGATCCGCTGTTCTTGCGGGTGTACAGCAATGCGTACTACCGCTCGGAAGCAGCGACGACCAATAGTTCGATCGTGTACGTCGAGGGTCGCACGCCGCTGAACTCGGACCAGATCATCGCCTTGCAGCAGGACCTGATTAACTACCAGGCCAAGCCGGGCGTAGCCTACGCTTTTGTGAATGGCTACAAGGTGAGCCAGATCGATCCCTACACGGTCAACGTGGGGGACGTGGTCGAGTTCGTCTACGATGCGTCAATCTACAAGGTCGTCGACTTCAAGATGACGGACCTGCGTTCGTTCACCTCGATCCTGGACACCAAGGCGAAGTACCTGCTGCACTATGCGGGTAATGTGAACGAGATCGATTACGAGGATGACATCGATGTCTTCGTGATGAATCCGACGGGTACGGGTCGCTGGACGGGCGTGTACTATCACCGCAATGCGGGCGACAGTCTGCGCAATGTGACGCACAAGGACTACTCGGTGGTTCCGGCGTACATCAATGCGTTCTGCCAGGATCAAGGCTGGGACCCGATGGCGTGCTCGTTGCGCCTGCACATCCGCAATGGTGGCTGGGAGCGCAGTCTGGTGTTCGAGAACAATCGGATTCACGAGCTGTACAAGCTCTCGGATGCGAACATTCTCGGTGCGATGCTGGGAGTGAATTCGAACCTGTCGAACTTCCGGGCCGACACGCTCGAGAACGCAGCCTACACGGCGATCATGGGTGCGCAAGTGCCGGTGCTCGATAAGGCCACGGTAGAAAGCGCGCTGGGTTACAACGCGATCAGCAAGGTGTTGGGCGATACGCCTGCGCCGACGTTCATGTCGTCGAACCAGCTGGTGGCCAATACCCCGTACGGGCTGCAAGCAAAGTCCACCGGTTACGAGTACGATGCCAATGGCTATCTGCTCGGCTACGCGTCGCACCAGGTTGGCTCAACCTACGTCTGCTCCCAAACCGGTGCGACGATGGTGGAGATGATCTCGGGCATTGCGAACAACACGCTCGATGAAGTGTACGGCGCGAAGGTGACGACGCTGGACCCGGCAGTAGATTACCGCATGTACGTCTGCCCGATCGTGAATGGTCAACCCACGAACGTCTGGTCGGATGTGACGGGGAGCGCTCAGTACGCGGTACAGAACAACGTACTGACGTGGCTGATCGATCGCACCCAGTTCTACACGTTAGTGCGCGGTGACCGTTACTTCCTGGGCTATTCCCTGGATTTGACGACCACTGATGGGTTGCTGGAGTTCAGTCTCTCGCATCTGCAAACGCGCAATGGCGTGACGTCGAACTGGATCATGCAAGTCCCGATGGGCGAGCTCGATCTGTGGCTGAACAACAAGTCGCTGGTGGAAGGGGTCGATTACTTCGTCAACTTCCCGCAGGTGATGATCGTCAACAAGGCGTTCCTGAACGCGGGCTCACCGACGCAACACGTGGTGATTCGCTTCACGGGGTTCTGCAACAGTGACCTCAGCCGGACACCGCAGGATGACAAGGGTTTCGTGCAGTGGGGGACTCTTTCGAACAATAACCGGTTCGACATCCGGGACGACAAGGTGCTGCGTATTCAGGTGAATGGTAAAACCCTTCCCCGAAGCGCCCTAACGTTCCAGGAAGGCACGGCGGGAGTGAGTGTACCCAATGCCCTGAACGGCACGCCCTACCTCGTACGCGACATCGTAGTGCCTTTGCGAGGCCTTACTGCGACTGACACGTACACGTTGCGCGCAGCGTCGATCGTAATCGACAATGCCGTAGCGGCGTACATGACGCAGTACTTCGACATGCCAGGCAATGACGGGGATGATCAGATCGAGCAGTTGTATCAGATCTTCAGTCCGTTTTGCTGCAAGATGATCTACGACTTGAATGCTGGGACGTTGGACGATCCGCGGATGTATCAGCAGTACAACGACACGGTCGTGCGTTCGCTGTGTGCGCCGTACGAGTACTTGCTGAAGGTGGACCCGTCGCAACCTGCGTGTGCTGTCGACCCGAACTTCGTCGTCATCCAGCCGCATAACCTGAACACGGTGATCCCGATGTCGATCTACCATTACCGGTTCTTGCAGCGTGCGGTCAACCTTTATTTGAACGGCCTGGTGAATCTCTCCGGAGCCGTGTCGATTGAAACTTACACGGGTGGAACCTGATGTCAACAGCACAAGTAACGGGGACCGATGGCGTCGTGCCGATTTACAATCCGGACGGTCGGTTCCAGATCTACGCATTGCCGGAGATCTTCACAGGGGGTCCGGGTACGAACATGTACGTGCCCAACCCGAACGACTACGTGGTCAATCCTGCCACGAACGAGTGGTATCGTGTCGCATCGGTCGATCAGACCACCCTGCTCAGCACGCTCGTCCCGCTGGCCACCACGGCGGTCGGTGCGTTTAACCCGTCCGATCTCCTGATGGGTGTCGGTCCGGGCACGCAGTCCGATACCTACCGTGCTTATCTGGACCAAAGCGTCATGCCGTATCGCATGGCGGTGGACGTCCGTCTGCAAGTCGCGGGTACCATGGCTTCGTACGCCAAGGTGTTCCGTGGCGCGATCCTGGGCACTACCGGTCAGGTGATCTCGGCGTTCTACGATCAGTCGGGCAATCTGCTGGGCGAGAACGTGCCGCTGGAGCTGGTCGCGACCGATAACGTGACGAACGTCTCGATCAAGGTCGTGAAGCCGTTCTACACCAAGGTGGCGATGGTTGACGGTGAGATCATCACCGTGGTCATTTACGCAGCGGACGGGACGGTGCTCTCCAAGCGTCAGTTGCTGGTCGAGAACACCGCGTTCATTCGCACGACCGATGCGTCCGAGAAGTACATCACGGGCATCTCGATGACTTCGCCGTTCCTGTCCTCGAGCGATCCGAGCACGCTTCTGTATCCGATCAACGTACCGAAGAGCGGCCTGAACCTGATGGGTCTGGTCGAGTACAGCGACGGTACCACGGCACAGATGCCGGTGGATGGCACGAAGTTCAGTCTCATGGGGCTGGACAACTACGTGGCCACGATCGTCGGTCAGAAGTTCCCGCTGGTGCTCAAGTACAGTCTCTCGCCGAACGAGATTGTCTACGGCGCGTCGGCGAATACCGATGGCTCGGGTGGTGCAGCCTTCATCACCGAATCGTACAAGGGTACGACCGATAACATGGATGGCGCGTACACGGTGAAGCTCTTCTGTGTGCCGGTGTTCATCGACTCGGTCAACGGCTGGCGTCTGGATTGGTACCTCTTCAATCTGGATCGCAACACCGCTCAACTGGTCACGCCGTACGTGAAGTTCGCAAACAACTCTCCGGCGTTCCTGCCGAAGGGTTACGGGGTGAACCAGCAGATCCAGGTGCAGATCACGCTCTCGGACGTCAACCCGTCCTTCAAGAATGTGCAGTTCACCGAAACGCTCGGCATCATTCTGTATCGTGACGGCACGGACCACACGGGAACCAACTGGACGGTATCCTACGATCCGGGTCAAACGCCTGCCTACGGTTTGAACACGCACGCCTCGACGACGTTCGTGAATCAGAACCTGATGCAAGTGAAGATCGATCAGGGTCTGACGGATCAGGAAGCCTGGCTGGATCAGGTGTACTACCCGGCTAAGCCGCTCACCGATCCGACTCAGGAAACGGTGCCGCCGGTGCCGAACATGTTTGCGTTCGTATTGCCTTCGGGTGACGTTGAGTTCCCGATCTCGCAATGGAATAGCCAACTGGCGCTGTCCACAGTCGTGCCGAACGGCGGGACGCTGCTCGTGAAGTTCTTCTTCCGCACCTCGGAGAATGACCTCGAGTTGGCGCTCTGCCCGATGACGGTCTGGCAAACCAACTAACGCTTTGGCGTCATAGAGCCGCAGGGTTTCCCCTGCGGCTCCTATGCCGTTTTATCGCCAGGGGCGATTAGCAGCGGTCGCGTACACACCGTAACCACTCGGTGCGCCAAACACGTCACGGTGCGTAACTGGCACATCACTCGTCGTGAGCATGCCGGTGTTATGCCCCAGGAACGTGTTGTTCTGCTGCTGTTGATACAGATTCGAATGACGAACCTTATTCTTCTTGGTTTCCCGCGCTGAGCGAATCAGTTCGTCCACCGAGTAGATCTCGTCCTGTTCCAGAATAATCTTCCGGTCCAGCAAACGCAGCTCTTGTTCCAAACGTTGGGAGACAAAGTCATCATGTTCTCCCGTGAGCTCGTTGTAGATCTCTTCGATGCGACTACGGAAGGCTTGCTGCTCCATCCGGCGGTAGAAGTCACTAGCCGACTCCTGCTGCGGCGTCTTGACCGCACACATGACCTGGCGCGGATCGATGCCGTAGTGTTGCAGGTTCTTGCCGTGCATGAGGAACCAGTGGCACAGCAGCCAGCCGATCACCAAGTCGTCGTGTTCGCCGTCTTCGTGGTCGATGCGACCATTCTTGTACACGAGACCGAGGATCTGACCTGCCAACATCTTGTCGTGCACCTTCATGCCAGCGCGTTGTGCGGCAGCTTGCAGCACCTGACCATACAACGCATTGCGGCTGTTGGCACCCGAACCCGAAGTCGCATAACCGAAGGTCGTCTTGTAGCGCACGAAGATGTCGGTCGGACGACGACCCATCGGCACCTTGATTTCCTTGTAGCGATCCGGATACTCGTCGTAATCCTGCACCACCTTGTTGAAGATACGCTTGAACGGATCTTCCCCGTAGTTCGGCATCATCAGCAACAGGTAATCCAGCAGCATCGCCCCAGTGGAACGACGCTCAATCACGGCGGTGATATTCTGGTAACGCACCAGCGTATCGCAGACCCACTTCGAGAACGTAATCAGGTTCGTCTCATTGTAGGAACCCGCTGCCACCACATCGAGTGTTTCCACATCCATCAAGACAAGTGAGATGTCATCGCCGCCTCCTGCTTCGGAGGTGTCCATGCCCAGTACAAACTTGCCTGTGGCCATGCGCTCTTCGATCTCTTCCTGCGGAATGTACCAACGCGTGATGTAGCCATCCGGATCGCTGATCGAGGTGTACATCTCGTCCAGACGGGAGGCTGCAATCATCTCGGCAGTACCGGTCGAGAGCGGGGAGCTTTCCGTACCCGAAGTCCACAGGTTGAAGTAATCTCGATTCGCATCGTCGCCCGTTTGCAGCGATTCTTCGATCTTCTGGCGCAGCCATTCGTCGCTCTTGCCCAACTGACGGTGGCTGAACGTACCGTTGATACGGAACTTGCCCGCACGGTTGTTCTGACGCACCATCTTGTCGAGCTCGGCCCAGTTGCGGCAGTCGAAGAACTTCTCGGTCCAGGTCGAGGACTCTTCGATGAGCTTGTAGATGAAACGCCCGTCCTTGTCGTCCTTCTTGCCTGCAGTCGTCGTCAGGATGGTACCGTACGGGGCGCCTGCGGCCTTCGCACGCTCCACTGCAGCACCAGTAGCAGCCAGGGCTGCCGGAAGCGCAATGGCGATGTTCGGCTGGAACGGCGGCTCGTCGATGTGGAAGATCGCGGTCGTCAAACCCCGACCCATGTTGTACGCACGCTTCGGGCTCGATTGCGGCACGTGCGTGTTGTACGAATTACCCAGCGCCTTCACGGTCACTTCTTCACCGTTCTGCGCATCGTCCTTCGTACGTTGACTCAGGTACGGCGGGAGTTCCGCCATGATTTCCTTGATCCGCTCGATGTTCTTGCGGCGCAGGTTATCGTCCTTCGTCAACAGGTTGATAGACGTGTCGGTACAGACCAGGTTCATCAGGTAATTCATCAGCGTATCGGTCGAGAACGATTTACCGGTCTGACGAGGCTGAATCAACGTGAAGAACACGTGGTTAAAGAACGACCAGAACAACGCGATGTTGGCCCGGTTGGCTTCCAGTGGTACGGCATCACTACCGGAGTTGCCAGGTGCTCGGGCAATCTCTCGGAAGAAGTACCACGGGTTCACCTTACACTCGGCGGCGATCATGTACATCTGGTCAGCCGTCAAATGCTTACTGAATGGGTCGACTCCCTGCAGCTTCGGATTAACGAGCGCAAGGAGGAAAGCGTGATTCTTGATACCCATGCTGCGATACACCGCGGCCAGACGAATCCAGGACTTATTAGTCGTCTGCGTGTCGATGATTGCAGTGGGATATCGAAACCAATCTTCCTCAAACAGGATCATGGTTTATCCCCTACGTGTGGTTGGACAATGGTCTAAGATCATAAAACCGGAAGTGACTCCGTACTTAAACCGCATTATACGTGTCATAACAAGTAGGGCATAAACCCCCAGCAATCCCGTGGAATCGCTGGGGGTATGCAGTAGGAGCTTTACACCAGTTCCTCTTTGAGCACCAGTAATTTGTCCGTGAGCAGGTCCACGTACGCGTCAATAGCGGCTCGTTTATGGATCTCTTCGTCGGCGAACTCAGGGATCAAAGGCGGGAAAGTCACTTCCAGTCGACATGCCTGCTTCATGAGTTCAGGGGCGTCGAAGGTGGCACGTGAGAAGACGTAGTAGACCGTGTAGGTCCGCGTCGGCATGCCCTTCCACTCGTACTCCTTCAGGAACTCTTTGCGCTGGCAGTAGATGGTGATGTCGTAACCAGATTGGTGAATCACGCGTAACATATTCGCACGCTCGGTCTGGATCACGACAGCCTGGCTGACCTTCTTGGGGCCTTTAACGCGCTCGATCCACAAGTACCCTCGAGTGAGTAAACGCTTTAAGACAGACATCGCTGAACCTGGTCGTAGTGACCAAGCCTATGCCGCGAGTTTCGTCGGGTATCCTACGGCACTCTGAGCGTAGTAGCGCATGGAGTACGCACGTGCAATCAGGTACAACAGAATCCCAGTCCGAACCGCAGCAATCACACTGGTGTTCTTATTGTTCGTCGCGAGCTTCACGATCTTTTCTGCTTTCTCACGCAGCGAGAAGAGCGCGGGATCGGTAGAACGCGAGCTCATGTAAACGCCACGCAGTCGTGTGAGTAGGCTGGCCAAATCCGTGGAATTCCTCACCAAGCTCCGATTCTCTGCCAGATAGTCGAAACTGTGGATAAGGGTCTCGTTCAACAACTCTTCAATCATCGAGGCCCCTGACTGACGATAATTGTCCGACATCCATTCCAGGGAACGACGGAATAGAATCGGCGGCATCGTCTTCATTTGCTTTTCGATGACGGTCACGAGCTCCTCGCGAATGAACGAGTTGCGGTCCGTGATAATCGAGTTGATGTAACGCGTGTATGCCAAGAGGTTCTTGGACTTGTCCTTCAAGATCTCGACGCCGTCGTGCTCGACCATGCTGCTGGTCGAACTGATCTTGATGCCCTGACGATGCACCTGCAAGAAGACGTCGTAAATGTTCTTCAACATGTCACGAATCCGGCCCTGCGTGTCATTGAGCAGATAGACGACCGAGCTATCGGGGTTCATCGTCTCAATGGCGAGGTGGTGTAGGCCTGTGGGAGAGATGATCTCCTCAGCACGCGCGTTGAGCACCCCGGCCCAACTACCGTACTGTTTGATGGCATACTTGTACGTCAGCTGCGCGTAGGTGGCTTCTGCCGTTGCACGATCCGCCGGATATTTGAAATGCCGATACAGGCGGGATGTGAGAAACTTGTACTGCAGTACCAGAGCCACATCCATCATGGCTTCGTGGCGTTGGTGGTCGCTCAGCTTCTTGGAGATGAGCAATGCGTGCATGAGCCAGGCGCACGAGAGGTTCATCGTGTCCGACGAGACGTTGAAGTCTGCGTTCACGGTCGGCAGTGCCAACAGCCGCTCTTCGAGTGCACCTTCGTCAGCGTGGAGAATCTCGTGAAACCATTGGTCCCGATCAGCATCGGTAAAACGCACCACCTGCACACCGGTCAGGTTCCCGCCAAAGAACTCGATGTGGTCCTGGTTTTTGTGGGCGAAACCAACGGTATACAAATGGAGGCGTTTGGCCAGTTGCGCATCGATGGCGAGATCGGCACACTCGTCCTCAAATACGCCCTTGATAGAAACGTCCATTTAGGGTCCTCTGTGGGCTACGGATACACAGAATGTGGCAACGGCATAGAGGCGGAGCCGCAGCCCCGCCTCCGTACCGAACGACTAATCCGTTCCTGGATTGGTCTTACTTGTGGATACGCACACGTTGACGCGGCGCAATGGTCACCACGCGAACGCGGTAGCTTTCCATTGCAGCGTCACTGTTAGCGATCGGAGCAGTCGGGTCACCGCCGGTGGAATCCGCCGGGTTGATCTGACCGTCCTTCTTCGGCAGCGGAACCTTGTCGTCCCCTGCACCGATGGCCGCCTGTGCTTCAGGGCTCATCGCACCCGGATCGTTGGGCAGTGCCTGGACAGGCTGAACGACCGGTTGACCCGTGTCGCTATTGCCTTCTTGGTCTTCCGTTGCCACACCCGGACGAACCGGCTTAGGCAACGGACCACGCGTCGAACCGCCTTCCAGTGCCGGAGCCACGCCAGTGTTGTCACCATCCGGTGCTTGGCCGTCGGTCGCAGCACCTGCATCGACCGGCGTTGCCGCTTCTTCACGGGCGATCTTCGCGATGTTCACGACAGCAGCCGTGATCGACGGATCTTTCGGGCAGGGCTCGGTTGCCGGGTCACCCTTCGAACCTTCACCGCCTTGTTGATCCTTCACATCGCCGAGCGTACCGACGCCGTCAGCACCCGGATTGCCGCCGTTGCCCAGATCGGTTTCCGGATTCACGCGAGCTTCGACGAATTCTTCGAACGAACGATAGAACTTGCCACCCAGACGCTTGGTCAGGGCTTCCATCGCTTCGGACAGATATTCGACTTCTTCTTGCGGAGCCGAACCAGCACCGTTGGCACCCGGCAGGGTCGAATCAACGACCACCACGAATTCCTTCGGCTTGGTTTCTTCGTCTTCGTTCATCAGCGCGTCAGCGACATCGACGACATCCGAATCCTGGATGTCTTGCTTGGCTACGCCATAGACTTGCAGGTCAGCACCGGAGCCAGGGAACGAAGCACCCATCTCGGCACCACCTTCGACCGTGCTCGACGTAATCGGTTGGGCGGTTTGTTCTGCGTTGTTGTTGATGGACTCGACGATCTTCTGCATGATCGTGACGTCCTGCGCTTGGGATTCGGTAGCGACCACGCGTTCGCCTTCGGACGGGGCCTTAGCATACGCGACGTCCAGGGCCTTGGTGAAGATCTCGGACAGCGGACCACTCATGACAATGGTCGGCTCGTTCGGACGACGGCTCGTCTCGATCTGCTCGCCCTCCAAGGCCATACGGAACATGCTCTTGCTCATGGGTTCTTCCTCTAGGGTGTAGGAACGGAAAAAGGTGCTCACAATATTTGAGCCTACAGGATAAAAGATCACCAGCGTAGGCGGGTCCTAACAGGATAGAAGAGCACGATAAATTCCCGCCGCCCGCCGCGCCCCCAAGAAAGGTTTGCAACGCTGGACGGGTTTTCGGCCATGCGGTGTCATTCATGTACTATCTAAACTAATGCCTGTCCAAACAATCTCTGTCGCTATCGCTCTGGTCTTTTCCTTCCCCTCGCGCCAGCGCTCGATCTTCCTTTGCGACAGCCCTGCCAAACTTTTTAAAAAAGGGGGAGGGGGACAAGCCCTCCCCCGGCTAGTGACAGACAAGTTTGCTAAGTACTTGATTACAAAGACTATTTCTCTATTCTAGTAAAAAAATACTGCATAGCTTATCACTTATGTGTCAAGGAGCAGAGCGACGCGGAGCGAAGCGGAGTAGGGAATAATAGCGTAGAGGGGGCGGGAGCCCCCTCTTTATTATACTCCCAGAGAGGATAGCGCTTGGAATCATAATCTGTAAGAATAAGATATTTTCTTACCAGAAGTAGAACTCGTGAAAATCGGGCCGGGCACACGCCTGGCTCTTATGACGTCAAAGCTTGATCCTAGAATATTTCAAACCTATATTCTACGGGTGAGCTAGAGCAAGTAGAAAGTTCTAAGCTTGGTTAATTCCTTCCTCTCAAGCAATTGGAGAACACATGAACACCATCGCCACGCAACGTAAGCCCATCCGTATCAGCTTTGTCGAACGCATGGTTCGCTACTATCCGAACTACGTGCACGCGCAGTCTTACCTGAAGGTGTTCCTGCGGGACAATCCGAATCAGGAAGGCATGGTGACGACCGTCGGTGATGACTGGACGGACGTGTCGCGCTGGATGGATAATAACCCGAACCATCCGGAAGTGGATGAAGTCCGGGTGTTGGTGTTGCGCTGGAAACCGTTTCAACAAGACGTCACGGTGATCAAGAATAATACCGTGATCACGTTGGATAGCCTGATGGTGACGCATGACCATCAGTCGAATGAATGGCAAGCCCATGAGTTCCGTGATCAATACGCTGATCGCTATCCGCAGCACTGCTAAGTAATTCTGGGCTGGGGAATTTTCCCCAGCCTTCTTTCGTCTATGAGCATCACCCTTTACATTACCCAATACTAGGAGAGTACCATGTTTGACAATTTCGAATTCAGCATCGGCGGTCAACGCGAAACCGTTTCGGCACGTGTGGAACGTGAACGCCGTGAACGCGCGCAATCGCGCTCGGAAGACTTGCTGCGCACGCTCTTTGGTGGCATGCCCAAGCAAGTGCCGGTGACGATCCGCACCACGGTCGAAGAGGACGGCGTGTTCGGTAAGGAAACACAAGAGCGTACCCGCACGGCAACCATCGCCCTGACGCCGGGCTTGAAGCTTGCCAAGTCGGAAATCGAACCGACGGTGTTTGGTACGAAGGTGACGACGGTGGTGATTGAGAACCTGGATCACCTCGATCTGGCTGTCACCACCAAGACCGTCGAGCGGGACACGGTGTTCGGCAAGCATGTGATCACGGAAGTGTTCATCGCGACCGAAGCCGAGCAACAAGCTACCATCAAGCCGACGATTCGCGAGCGCGTCACTGTCAAGGTGAGCAGCGCACGTCGTCCGCGCTGGTAATTCGACGACCTAGCGGCTAGGGGGCAACCCTTAGCCAGTATGCCGTCTTTTCCATTCTTTCCAATTCTGATTCCGGAGCCTAACATCATGAACGACTTTGCTACCAAGAACTACCACTCGGGTAAATCCTCGCTGATGACTAAACTGAAAGCACTCGGCTTCGTCCTGCTTTGTTTTGGTGTGCTCGCTGGCCTCACTGCTACGGCAGCAGAAGTCGGCCATGCCATGCAAGTGGAGCGCATCGCCGCTGGTGATTGACACGCAGTAGAATGAGCTGTAGAATCCGTTTCATGCAGTAGCCGCCGTCTGTCGGATACAGACTACAACTTTGCAATAAGGAGCCAATAATGGCCACGCAACAAAACACCGCCCCCGTCGAGAACGCTGCTGAGAAGAAGACGCTCAGCCCTTTCGAACTCGACCGTGAGATCGGCAAGAAGTTCAAGTTCTTCATCGGTACGGCGATGAACCTGGATAAGACGATCTGGCCGGGTGCGGTGCGCGATGCACTCCAGGCAGTTGTGGACCTGGTGTCGCTCTCGAAGAAAGCAGGCATCAAGCCCGCTGAACTGCGTCGCATGAAGATCTACATGATCGCGACGGATCGCCTACGTAGTCTGTTCGAGGAGACGATCATGCTGCGCCTGGGTGAGGAGTTTGACTTCGCCTTTGCGCTGGAGCGTGGGTTCGAGGACCTGTTGCAGCGTGAGTGCAACATCATCCACGAGCGCGGTGAAGCACGCTGCAAGATCCGCTTCGTGAAAGCGAAGATCGAGACGGGCGACTACGCAGTGTACGAACGCGTATGCATTCGCTTCGATGGTCAGTACGACATCCAGTTCATCGATCGTTCGCGCTACGGTCTCTGAGGAGGGATCATGGCTCGTAACAAAAAGATGCTCATGAAGGAGATCACGAGCGGACTGGAACAAGCGCAGCATATCCTCGGCACGTTGGACGCAAATCCGACGTATCAGGAAATCATGACTGCCGCCAGTTCCGCAAGTCAAGCAGCTAATCAGTTGTATCGACTGGCTGGCATGCTTGACGTCGAAGCCGATCTGCCTCAGCAAAACTAAAACTCCCTTGCCCCTCTCCCGAGGGGTGAGTTCAAGAGGGCCTTCGGGTCCTCTTTTTTTTTGTCTATTTGGAGCCCCTTGTGGCCAAAGAAAAGTTGATTCCCCTGGTCCACCTCCCGCACGGGGAAGTGGGTGCGTTCTTTAGCCCGAACTGCTTCTACAATCTGAGCGCCATCAACCCGGCGATGCCCAAGATGGACGCTCAGGGTCCGCAAGATCCGGTGGCTTGGCCAGGCATGCAGCTGTCGTATAAGGCGAATGTTATCGCTGGCGCTAATCGAATGTCCTGATACCAAATTACATGAGAGGGGAGCGAGACCTCTCTTATTTCCGTTAACTTACCCGCGTGAGAACTAGCATGCCGACCGCGCGCTTTACCGAAGAACAGCTTCAGGACATCCTGTCAAAGCTGAAAGTCACCCTGTTTGGAAAGATCCAGGAGTGTAAGCACCAGACCTCGAACGTGGGTCAGCGTATTGTGCTTGCAGGCATGGAGAAGGCCTTGAAGTATCCCGATACCGTCGTCGGTGGCGATACCGTGCATAAGCTCAACACGTACCAAGGGATGTTGAACGAAGTGAATGGTTATTTGACGGCACTCGAAGAGGCACAACTGACAGGAAGATCCAGAATGGCAGCTTAGGAGTACTATCATGCATTCGATCGCACTGACTCGTTACAATCTGTCGCGCTTTCAAAAGGCAGATCGTCAACGGTGTCAGGATACCTACGTGCTCGTTAAACGCGAGCAGGAGCGTCTCGAGACCCGTGGCAAGGGTTTGATGGTGAGTAACGATGTGCTGCGCTTAGCAGCCACGCACTTTCGGGCTGGGATCATCTTGCAGAAGTACAACCTGTTCGGCATTGCTGCAGACCAATTCGATCGCGCACTACAGCTACTTGCTTTGTTCTAACAAAGGGTGACTGCGAATCACCTTGCAATTCAGACCACTGAGTCTTACATGAACCAGAAACCGCTTTCTTTCTTCTTCTCCAATTACGACTTCAAGAACTTCGAGGCAGTGAACGCCGACCAGGGCTTTGTCGAGAACCACATCAACACCCAGTACGAGGCCGACGAACGCCCCATCTTGCGACTGGTGCGGCGCTTTGTGCGCGAGCTCTCGGGTCATCCGACCGTGCATACGGACTTCTTCTTTGATGCCGGTGCGCACGAAGGCATGTGGCGCCGCAAGGAAGCCTATCGTGTCAACGTCGACGGCCTGGCGGTGTTGAAGATCAACATCGAGATGGGAGAAGATGCAGGGACCTACGACATGGCTCCGGCTACGTACGCGCGCCTCGCCTCCGTGTCGGAAAACTTCCACGGCAAGCACTTCGGTGATACTAAGGAAGCAGGTCTGGACTACATGTACTGCTTTAGCCAGATCCGCAATCTGGTGAGCCAGCTGTCGAACAACTGCGTGTACAAGGTCGACGAAGACCACTCGGGCTTTGCGCTGACGATCATGCCGTTGACCGAGGGTCTGGCCAAGTACCAGGCTGAGGCAGCAGCTGGTAAGGAACCGGAATCCACCGGCACCTTCATCAAGATCCAGTTGCGCAATCCGCTGTAAGCCCACAAGGGCATAAGAGGCGAGCCTCGGGCTCGCCTCTATGACGTTAGCGGTATCCGCCAACCATCGAACGAATGAAGCGCGTAAACGTTTCGTTGTCGTTCATGTAGGCTACCTTCTGCCAGGTGTTCATCAGAAACTCCTGGTACTGCGTCTCGGACTCTGCGTAGCTGTCGACGATTTCCTTGAACTTACCGATCTCCTGACCACCGGTGATCTTACCGATGTCCAGCTCAACGATCTGGTCGTTGTAGATGTACGACTTGACCGCCAGTTCAACCAGGGTGCAGAAAGCCTGATAGCTTCGCATCTGGATGTGCGACATGTTCTCGTCGTTAGCGAGGATACAACGCAGGTACACGTCCGGAGGCAACACGATGGTATCGCGCACCATGATCGTATTTTCACCGATCAATTGCACGCGGTGCGTCGAGGTCACTGGCAGCGCACCATAGGCGTCCATCACGGCTTGGCCTGCTTGGAGTAGCGTAGTGTTTTGAGCACCAGCAGCCACACCATAGCTCGATACCTTGGTCGGATCGGCAAAGGTGATGTTCAACACCGACAGGATAGAGCGACCCTGGGTCTTGGTCTTGGGAATCCGGTAGACCGACGTGTAGTCGTTCATGCGCTCGTAGGGGATGTCGTCCAGGTAGATGAACGCTTCTGTACCACCTACCAGGTTACAGTCCACGAGCACACGAGGACGCACGACTTGTTCGAGGATGCATTCGTCGATCGATTTAGGGGCTTGACGCCACCGGGCCGAACGCTCTACGAATACCTCTTCGAGGATGCGCCGGGGGATGCGGAACTTGATCATGTCCACAGCGCGAGTGATGGCGTTCACTATGGTCCTCCTGTTAAAATAAGATTCTACATAGGATCGTCGATTCTATTTACTTTCAGACCTATATTACGTACTTGAACTGAAGCAGAAAGCTTCTACCTTTATCCCTAGAACACTCCAAGGAGTTATCATGAAGAACGTCGCAAACATCAAGGCCTTCGCTGCTAACCTCTCGGCAGTGGTCTATGTGAACAAGCATCACAACCCGCTGGTCCGTCGTGACGGTGCCGCGATTCTGTATCGTGTGCACTCGCTCGAAAACGGCGATTTCGCTGTCGAAGGCTTCCGTGCTTCGATGGCTGATGGCGAGTACAAGACGTATGAAGGCGAACTCGCTCAAGGCAATCTGTGGGTTGGTGCCAAGAGCGTCGTGTTCGATTACGTGAAGTCGGATGACAGCGCGCTCACCCCGCTCGTGATGCCGTTCATGGATTCGAAGTACGAAGAGTTCTTTATCGCCGAAGCCAAGCCGGTCCTCACGTTCATCGTGAAGGCAGCTGAGCTCGAAGCAGTTGCAGCATAAGTGCCCGGCTCACGCTGGGCATTTTTTACCCGAGCATAGCCTACTATGTAGGAGTGATGCTCCGTTCAAAAACAAGGAAAGAAACATGTCCGCAAACATCGAGAAAGTGAAAGGCTCGTTGCAAGTGTACGCAGCGGGCGGCGGTGGTATCAACATCGCCAGCCGTCTCGAGCAGTTCCGCAGTCGTCGTGATCCCGGTTACGCGCTGGTGTCGGTGTCGTACATCGATTCGTCGAAGTCGAACCTGCACAAGGAACTGCCCGCCGATTCGATCTACCTGATCGAAGGCAAGGATGGCGCAGGCCAAGTTCGTCGCGAGATCGCGCCGGAAGTCAAGCCGCGTCTGCCGGAAATCCTGCATGCGCACAAGCCGGGCAACCTCAGCGTCGTGATTCACACGGCCGGTGGTGGTTCGGGTTCGGCCATCGGCCCGTTGCTGGTGGAAGAACTGATCCTGCGCGACACGCCGGTGATCGCCATCGTGGTCGGCGATGCTTC